ATTCACAATGAATATCCTATACCTGAATATTTTCAAAAGATTGATGATCCACTAGCCGACTTTTCTTGCAGTCCTTACATACCTGATCTTTTAAATCCAGTTCTTCACGCTTATAATCAGATAAACTCTTATCTGTCTTCTAAAGATTTTAAAGATGAATGTTTGCACAAGAGCTATAACAGTGAGGGAATGATTCTTCGTCACATTAAAGATTATTCATCTTTAGATGACACTTATGAAGCTACTCAACTTGTTGTTGTTAATACAGGAATGACCAATATTCTACATTTTGGTTTTCCCAACAACAAGGCAATAACAAAGTATTTTGGCATTCCTTTGATAAAAGACCCATATGATATTAATCTGACTATACAGTTTAAGAATGAATATACTCAAGACAATACCGTTCTTTGGTCTAAATCAATGAACATTTGTCTCAGTATCATCACTTTTAATTCTGATATGATATAATATACCTTCTTCAAAAAGGTGGCATAATATGAGTTTTTTAAATGATATTGAATTTCAATCAAGAATTGATTCTATAGAAGATCCTCATATTAGAAATATTTGTTATTTTCTTTTATTTCAACTCTCTTATCTTAACGAGAAAAATCATTCTCTTCGTCAAATGATAAAAGACTTTGTTGCTGCAGAAAGAGATTATGCTTTGAATTATCAAGCTTACATCTCTGATGGTTTGCCTTTGCGCATGAGTCCTGAGTGGAAATCAGCCTGGTCAAAACTTATGTTTGAGTCTGAGAAGCCTGACTAAATTTTTTATTTGTGCTATAATCTATTTTCTTTGGAGAAAATTATGGCAGAATCATACGAACAACTTAAAGAAGAATACGAAAAAATAAAAGCTTGGTCTGATTTTGTTGCTCAACAATTAATTGCAACAAAAGCCGATAGAGATCATTGGGCAAATCTTGCCAAAGATTTCTACGAGTACTATCATCTTGGTGTTGGCTCTTCCCAATGTGTAAACAACTATGTGAACTATGCTCACAGCACCGCAAAATAGCATCGGAGACTACTAATGTCAGCTATGAGAGCTGTCGTACGAGAAGATGGCACTATTGAAATACTTGAGTTGGGATCTGACTCCCAGTATGTGCGTTCTCAGGATATTCTTCGTCTGATTAATAAAGTTAATTCTTTAGTTGAAGAAAAAAAGTCTATCTTAAAAATTAATGATTCTCTTGTTATTGAAAGAGATCAACTTTTAAAAGACAAAAAGAAGATCACCGCTCAAAGAGACCAAACAATCGCTGATGTTGAACTTGTTATGGAGTGTCTTAAAAACATTTCTGACATCATTCAAGACTACGATACCAATTCTTTACACCACGCTAAAACTCTTCAATTTCATAGAAAAAAACTTCCTGTTTTATGGTATGAAATTGACAGACTGATAGAAATATACAGAGAGGCTGATTATTATGGTGACGAATGACGACAAAAATTTTATTGTTGGATTTACTTGCTCGGCGTTTGATCTCTTTCATGCCGGACACCTACTGATGCTTAAGGAGGCTAAGGCCCAGTGCGATTACCTTATTGTGGGTTTGCACGTTGATCCAAGCCTTGACAGACCAGAAAAAAATTCTCCTGTTCAGTCAGTCCTTGAAAGATGGATTCAGCTTCAGGGCTGTTCTTATGTTGATGAAATAGTCCCATATGAAACAGAGAGTGATCTTCTTATAATTCTTCAAAACTGGGACGTTGACCTTCGCATCTTGGGCAAAGAGTACATGAACATTCCCTATACTGGTGACAACCTTTCTGTTCCAGTTTATTTTAATTCTCGTAATCACGGTTATTCTTCTAGTTCCTTGAGAACAAGAGTTCTTTTGGCCGAAAGAGAAAATCTTCATCTAAAGTAAATATCCTTTACTATGATGAATTCGCCAGATTATCACGTTAGAAAATCCTTAATTGAAAAGTGGGGGCCTGAGTGTGTCATATCTTGTCCATGCTCACTCAGGCCATCTCACACTTTTTGGACCAAAGGACACCCTCCCTGTCCTGTTTGCAATCATTATCCACAAATAACCAAAATAACATGGGAACAGTACTTTGAGCAAAAAAATTAATATCCACAAACACTACGAAATGCCAGACCTATCTCCTAGCGAGGTCATTGTACATCTTCGCAGATCTCTTAAGTTCTGGGTTTCTTATTGTAATGAAATGGAAAAGAACAACAAGATTCTCTCTCAAAGAATCGTTGAACTTGAAGAAAAGTTAGGAATCACCTCTAATGGCTGATTTCCTTGAAATGAGAAACGCTCTTTTGCGCGCTCTTTTGCTCGACCCTTCTTCTCAAATTAGTGACGAGCCTGAACAAGACGAAGCCCTTCTTTCCGAAGACGAATTGACCATAGATAACCTTCTTTCTTCTGAGTCAATTTAAAATTCCTATATAGGGTAATTTTGGGGAAAAATTTTTTGGCCCCATTTCCATTTTGGAAAAAACTTAGTTCTTGCATTTTCTTCCTTTACCTGTATATAATATGACCACTTTACGAGAAGGAATGTTATGGAAACTCTAACTTGTCAGAAATGCAACGCAGAATGGACTCGGCCCCTTACTCGGGGACGTAAGCCACGCTTTTGTGAAGGGTGTATTAAGAGCATGGTAACTTCATACGATTCCACAAAAGACAATGAATCTGACACTGATTCAAACCTTTCTTACAAATTTCCTGGACCCACTTATTGGAGATGCTCTTCTTGCAACGCAGCAATGTCCACTCCATTGAATCTTGATTACCCTCCTGCCCACAAGTGCTACAAGAAGCGCAATTCTTTTCTTCCTCTTCAACTTGTACGGCAAAGTCTTGAAGAAATTTGACTAAATAATCTTTTCTGCTTGTTCATACAAAGTAGAAGCGAATTCATTTTTGTAATAAATAGAACCTCAAAGCGCCGAAAAGTGTGCTATAATCTTCACCTATGAAATTACCAGATTACATATATGTTGATGTGAACGTTCCTGTTCCAAGAAACATTGACCCAGATTTTGTGCCAGCCGTTAGACAGTTTTTGAAGACTGACCCGCTCAAGACTCTAGACCTTATAAGCGCACTTAGATTCTATGAAGTTGACGCTGATGGACAACTCTATGAGGTAAACAGTGCTCGCTTCTACGGAAAAGAGGGAGCCGAAAGATATTCCATGACGCTAACCAAAACCATAGAGTGCTACGCCAAAGTCTTTAGAACTGAGGAAGATGATAACGATTTCGTTAATATAAGATATTCTTTTGTATTCAACAATGGAAAGCTTGATGAAATCAGAATAAAGGAAAACGCAAATGAAATTTGATTATACAAAAACTTACAGCTTTGTCTACAGTAAGATAAAAAATGATAACATCCCGCATGAGTATGCGCACAGATCATCCCTAAAGATTTGCGACGCTCTTTGGGACATTTGGCTCTTTAGCCAAGAGCATGCGCCTGAGATTGAAAAGACCGTAAAAGAGATTTTCTCTGTTGTTTCTAAAGACGGGGAATTAGCGAAGCAGGATTAAAAAAGAAGTTATAATAAGTCTTAAAATTTTTAATGATGTGTACTATAAAAAGTATAATTTGTATTATTCCCATATTCTTATAGTAAGGACATCATGCCAGAACTGAACGCAAATATACCACCAATAGAAGCGTATGTGCGAGGCAACTATCTTAGGGATCAACAGGATTCTCACGATAAGTATTTCCCCTGCCTTATATTCGGCGTATGCTCAATACCGTCAAGAAGCCCACTTTTCCATTTTCTAATGGAAGATGGTGGCCTGTGGTGGAGAATGCCCATATCTGCTTTTTGCGCTGAACCCAATGTTCCAGAAGCAGACATTCATGATCTGGTTTTGTGGAATGCTTTTTCTTCTCACATAACAGTTACCGACTTCTACACAATGAGGAACATGAGAATGACTTATGTTTCAAGATCTGGCGACTTTGTCAATGGGAAGTATTTATTTACACTAGACTGGCATTCGCCAGAAGACAATATTTTAAACACAAAGTTCAGCGAAAATCCTGGACAACACAAATGTGGACACGTCATTCTCAGAGACGATGGAAATTACGCCATACAGCCCAACAATAGAGTCAGAATGTATGATCCGTCTTTTACAACCAAGAAGGGCAACATCATTGACAGACTTATAAATACCAACAAGTGGGATGTAGAAGATGCCGCAAAGTGGGTGACCTCAGACGACTATAGATATGACTATGGCGTTGTAGAAGGTTTCGGAAAAGACACCAAATCTAAGTAATTTAACAAAACATTTGTGATATAATATATAAATCACTTTGTGATATAATATATAAATCACGTGGGTATAAGTTAATGGTAGACTAGCATGCTTCCGACCTGCTCGTGAGGGTTCGATTCCCTCTACCCACTCCAATCGCATAATATTGATTATGTCAATATGTTAAGAAGGGTTCCAGCAGCCCTCAAAGCTCCTGAGTTAGAGGTGCCACCAGCAACTGCTGCAGAAGCACTGTTTGCAGCACCCAGCATTCTTCCGGTTGATCTAGCTCCTTTTACTCCAGCCATGAATTCTTCTGCCATAATTAAACCTTTAAATTAAATTAAAAACAATTAAACTGGGTTAAATCCTTTGATTAAAAGGGCCCATTTTAGATTACTATATAATAAATAGTAACCATGTTTTGGAGGTATGTTATGGCTGGTAAGAAGCCCGCAAAAGTAAATTCAAGTAATAAAAAAGAGAAGGTTGAACTGCCGGGTAAGGCCGTTAAATATCTAGGCTCTAAGGACGCAAAAGCTTTCTGCTGCCCAACTTGCAAAAGACAGCTTATTAAAGGTATAATTTACGAGCATAAGTCAGAAGCTTATTGCAATCGTATTTGTATACCTAAAGAACAAGAAATGGTGGCGGGGTAATTAAAATGAGCAATTATTGGTTAGCTGAATTCCTTGAGGAGATGGAGATGAAACTCCCTCCCGCAGAAAAAGAGTTTGCAGACGCACTCGTAAGAATTGCCAAGAAATATGGCAAGCTAGCAAACGATGACGGTAATGGCATCTGGGTTGGCTATGTATCTGGCGAAGAGAATGACAACCTTGAAATCGGAGTCAAGTGCGGAAACTGCGCCTTGTATGAAGGGGATGGTGTATGCAAGATTGTTGCACAGCAGGTAGAAGAAGATGGCTATTGCAGATTGGCTGCCATTCCAGATGGAATCGTAAAGGGCTCTAGGCACTACTGATGAATAACTATTGGCTTTCGGAATTTGATCATCAGGACAATGATGAACCGGACATGGAAATGCCCGAAGATCCTCATGACGATGAAGAAGAGGAAGAAGAAGAAGAAGAGGAAGAAGAAAACGATCCAAAGTCACGTCTCAACAAAAGACAGTTGATGATGTACGACTACTATGAAGAAGTCGTAGGAGAGTTCGGAATGTTTGACCAATCTTCAAAAGCCAATGGAGCACACTATGCTCCTGCTAGTGATAATCCTTTCAAAGAAAAAGGCTTGATCTGCGGCAACTGTGTTTACTTTCACGGTGGCCAGCAGTGCGAGATCGTAAAAGGTCGAATTGAATCAGACGCAATATGCAAGCTTTGGATAATACCTGAAGATCTAATAAAGGAGTGACATAAGATGAAGGTGTGGATTGATCAGGACCTTTGTACTGGCGATGGACTTTGCGCCGAAATAGCACCTGATGTCTTCATGATGCACGACGATGGCTTGGCCTATGTCAAAGAGGTTGCCTGGCCCAACCTAATGGGTCCTACTGGCTCTGGCAGTGACCCTAAGTACCAGATGGCAGAAGGGTTAGCAGAGGTGCCTGAGAAGCTCTTAGAAAGCGTTATAGAGGCTGCTGAAGAGTGTCCTGGGGAATGCATCTTCCTAGAGCCTTAATAATATAATTTATTACCTAACCCTACGAGCCATGTATTCAACTCTCAATTTTGCTTGACAGTCAGTAACCCAAGAGTTAAAAGTGCTGGAGTTTCTCTGCAGAATGTGTATTGAATAATTTGCTACTCTTGCTACGCCAAAAAAATACCATTCTGTTAGTGGCAGTTTTACATTGTAGTCTGCAAAACCATTTGTGGTAGAGTTTGTATACGGAATCTCAAAGTAAGTGTTGTTTACAAAAGGAAGGTATGACGTATCTGCTGCATTCTCTATATACGGTTGAGAATCATAGGCATTGAGGTTTATATTTTCTGTAGTTCCTTCTCTGGGAAAACTTGAACTTGTAAGAAAGTTGCCGGTATAGTCGTCTTTAACATAGAATCTTGTCCACGTTCTTGCTTCAATTCTATATCTAATACCGACCACAAAAAAGTTAGTTGAATCAGAAACTAATCCTGGATCAGTTCCAGTGCTTGAAACAATATTTTTTCCAACATCGGAAGCGGCAGCGGTTTCGCTATGACTGCTTTCACCATATACTCCAATCCAAGTTCCACCAGTGACTCCGCTATATGCCCATGCGGTTCCTGAGTTCCCGTCGAATGCACGAGAAGAACTTCCCGAAAGTGACCCAGAAGTATTAACTGTGGCTGTATTTGCGTTTGGATTTACCCAACCTGTTTCATAATATGTTTCGGGATTTGTTGAGCTATAGGCTACGTTTTCAGCTTCATAATCTGTTGTCATTATATTTGCTGACTGTACCGGACCATAAACTTGACCATAAGAGTCTGTTAGTGTTGTCTTTACATAATATTGTGTGTTGACCGCTAGACCAGTAAAAGTTCCACTATTTCCACTCAACGATGGTGCTACATTTTGCGGTGAACCAACAGCAGAATTATTTGATGCGAGGAACAGTTCAATTTTAAGATTTGGCGAACCGCCAGTTAAGTTGGTATCTGGGCCTATTGTCGTTGACCAAACAATATTTCTAGTGATTGAGTTCTTTGTTGTATATTGCCAAGCCGAATAAGTAGATACAGTTGGATTAGATAATGTAGTAGAAAATGTGGCCGTTCTTGGACTCGATACAATTATGCCCGGAAACCTTATCCCCCTGCCCATTTTATATAGCCGCCAAATCGCCAACCAATAGATAATTAGGTGTTGAACTAATGACGCCCATACATATGAGAGTAGCAGCCGAGTATTGGACCCTTAGGTTATTTGAAGCGGTACTTCTAACTACGGCTCCAGTGCCAGCAGAAACTGTTACAGAACCAGAACCCCAACGAATTATATCAACACTTTGACCAGCAGAGAATCCAGTTGTTGAATCAACTGTTAGAGTTATCGAACTGGACGAGTCGACCAACAGGACGTTGTTTGCATCAGAAATTGATAGGGTTGCGCTTGCAGTTTTGCTTAAGACGCTAGGCGCTGGTACACCTGGGCCCGATGGGCCCGATGGGCCAGAGGGGCCCGATGGGCCAGAAGGGCCTGATGGACCAGATGGGCCTGATGGACCAGATGGGCCGGTAGCACCTACGGGACCCTGAATGCTTCCAACGTTAATCCAGTCAGTTTCCGAAGAATCCCAGACATAAAGATCACCATTAACTAGGTATGCATCTCCGACACTACCCGTTGGGTGAGCAGCAACTAGGGCTGCGTAGGTTTCATATGAACCAAGAATGTTGACGCCCGTCCCATCTGCTCCAGCTGGTCCAGTTGCTCCAGTGGGGCCAGTTGCTCCAGTGGGACCAGTGGCTCCAGTCGGCCCAGTTGCTCCAGTGGCGCCAGTGGCGCCACTGGCGCCAGTGGCTCCATCTACGCCAATGGTTCCATTGGTTCCAGATGGTCCTGTAGCCCCAGTGGGACCTATTGGACCAGTAGCGCCAGTGGGGCCACTGGAACCAACAACTTGCGAATTTTCCCAAACTAAAGTTGAGCTATTGTATCTTATTACATCTCCGTTTGCTAACGTACCAAGATTAATTTGAACATTATGAAGTTCATCTAGCTCATAACCATTTTGAGTAAAAATCAATGCAGTTCCATTGCCTGCATTTGCTCTTTCTACAATTCCAATAAAAACTAGATGTTCAGGAGTTGATGGTTTAACTTTTGTAAAATTTCCATTATAGCCTAACCATAGAACATCTCCGCTGACGTAAGGAGATCCAAGGCTTAACTTATCAACAACTCCATATCTAGTTATATAACCCAGTTGACCAGCTGCAATGTTTTCTGCTGCAACACCAACAGTTTTGCTTGAAGTTGATTCATTTCTATTATCAGCTAGTTTCACGGCTGCTTTGTCACCGGCGGCTCCATAAAGGTAAACAACTTTTCCTTTATTGATTGTCGTTGACTCTGCATTTCTTGCTAGAATAACAAGCTCTTGACCAATTTCAAGATCAACGTTTCCGCCGTTTAAAGCAAATTTAGCGGTTCCATTATTGGAATCCCAGTGTAGCTTACCAACAGCAGTAGTGACCACCGCTGAAGTATCAAGTTGGACTGAATCAAATGTGGGAGTTTTTGTTGGAATTGGAAAATACGTTACGCCATCATTTGTGAAATCCCATATGTTGCTGTCTTCATTCCAACGAAGCCTTGTGTTTGTTGACGTCCCACGCTCAACTTCTATCCCTGCATCAAGGCTGGGAGCTCCGGTGTATCCATAATTTAAGATAACTATATTGTCCTCAACATACATTGTTTCTGTGTTAAGGGTTACGGTTGTTCCGTTAACTGTTAAGTTCCCACCTATTATAAAATTGCCATTGACAGTTACGTTATCTGTTGTGTCAATAGATGACGCTGTCTCTTGAATCCATTTTAAGGTTACGGCTTTTAATTCATTATTGCCGTCCTTGTAATATATTATTTGATTTACTGGATCAAGGGCTATCTGGCCCTGGCTAATAGGTGGGAGACTTGACATTTTAACTACCTTTTATTATTCAGCTGTTTTTGACTTCTTGTCTACCTTATTAAATACCTGATTGATCTCTGCAGCTGTGAGCTTACCGTCGTCCATATAGGCTCTTGCGAGACCTTCAATGACGGTAGCCACACCAGCTACACCAGCCATCATTACAGCTTTCCAGAGCTCAACGCCGGCTATTGCACCAGCACCTATTACGCTTAATCCAGAAGCTGCAAATACAGCAAGTATTCTAGTGACAATTTGCTTAATTGATTGCATTCTCATACCCTCCTATAGTAATTATTTTTCATTGTTTTTGTCTGTTTTCTTCTCCAATACTAGAAGAATGGCAACACACACAGCCAAGAAAAGGGATACGTATATCATTTTTACTCCTTAAAACTCTGTAAAATTAGTTTTTGCGCCTAATTAAAGAGTATCCCAAAACAAATAGGCAGAAGCCTAAGATTAGTAGGTTTGCACCACCAAAGCCTGTCTTTGGCATTTCTGATCCGTGATCGTGGTCGCCATGGTCGTGGTCATGATCATCTGGCACCGTGGTGGCTGGCGGATCAGTAGTATCCACCGGAGGCTGCGTAGTGTCCACCGGAGGCTGCGTAGTATCCACCGGAGGCTGCGTAGTGTCCACCGGAGGCTCTGTGGTGGTTACTGGAGGATTCCAAACAACTGTCTTTGAAACTGTTTTTGAAACTCCATTTACAGTAGCAGTGGCAGTATAAGTAGCAGAGCCAACAGAGTCTGTTCTGATTGTTATTACGGCTATGCCAGAAGCATTGGTGGTGGCAGTAAAAGTTTGTCCTGCATCTGGTCCAGCACTAACAGTAACGGTAACCACTACTCCTTCTTGAGCTACTCCAGATATTGTCTGTGCAGTTGCGGTTATTACAAGGTCTTCTCCAGCGTTTGGTTCTTCGGGAGAAATTGCAAGTGTAAAGGAGCTTGGTAGAGAAACTTCTCCTCCACCAATTGAGACAGCAACAAAGGGGCTTGTGCTGGCATCTGGGTATCTCCACTCAGCAAGTACTTTTAATGTGCCAACATTGCCCGTAAAGTATCCATGCCAACAAGCTTCAACCATTTGATTAGTTAGACCAAAGTCGTTTATTCCATCTTGTGTTGCTTGTGGCCCACCGTTGCACCCACCGTTGTTATAAACAGCTGTGGGAAGAAGTGCAGTTAGCCAACCATAGTTGTTGTGGCTGGCAAAAAGTCCTCCACCTGAATTGACAAAGTCTGCTATTTTTTCTGCGTTGGTTGTCATAAGATTTGTGATTGTTTGATCACCAAAAAGAGTTGACCAATCGTCGGAAATCCAAATCATTTTTGGTGGAGTGGCGGTAATGGTTGTATTAAAAAAGGTTTCCAATTCACTGGCAGTTAAAACAAATTGAACCTCTGGCTGAGAGCCTGAGGCATACGTGCCAAACTGAGTAAGAAATTTGTTTTGCAGTAGCGTATTCCAGTTGCCTCCGCAGCCCCCAGCGTTAAGGAGGCTTGAGGCACCGAGTATTACAATCTTTCCTGTGTTACCCGCTACTGTCGATTGATCATAAACACTTTTTACAACCTTGGCTATATATTGATCTGTGGCCTCCCCATATGAAGCATGACACACGGGATCCATGCCATCTAGAACTATTGGCCCTCCGCCAGTAGTTGCTTTAGCCGGCTGCGCTGATATTAATTTTCCGTATGGTGTTTTGTGAATTCAATGGCAAAGAACCGAAGATCATCATCAGTCCAAATGCCATTAGTGTGCGTCCTATTTTTTTCATTATGTTTCCTTTATTGATCTTTTTTAAGCATTGCATTTATGTAGTGAACAGCAAAAGCAGCGCTGGTTGCTATTATTGTTATGTTTCTTGTTTCTCCTGACAGTGTAGAAAATACAATCACACTGCCAGATATTGTGAAAGCAAGAGCTGCTGTTTCTGCTGCAAACTTCTTAATAAAGCCCCATGGACTAAATCTTTTTTGCATTGTTTCCTCCGAGTATTTAAATATGCTATTTCTTGTAAATTGTTGTTCTGTATCTGTGTCTGTATCTGGTCCTTCAATTTCTGGTGATTCACCTTCATCTTCACTCTCTTCATTGTCATCTTTGCCCCTTCCTGATGGGGTGCCGCCACCGTTGTTTCCGCCCCCTCCACCACCAGAAGAACCAGATGGAGCTGCAGGAGGACCTCCCGCAAGACCCATTGATGAAACAGCAGCTGCAGCAGCTATGAGAGTTCTTCTTGCGCCGACGTCAATGCTTGAGCCATTTGGCACATAGGTGTCAAGCCCATCTGCGTAGACGTTTATCTCTTCTTCAAACTGTTCTTTAATTTCCGAATTTGCTTCTGTCATAGATTCTGACAACTGATTTTTTTGTTCATCATTTAAAGAACCGGTGTCAATAACAGAAAATATCTCAGCTGCCTGATCGACTGTAATTATTTCTAAAAATTCAGAACTAATTGACAAAGCCAGAGCTGCATCTGACTCTATGCCAGAGCTAATAATTGCATCAACTATTTCCTGCCCCGCTTCTTCACTTATTTGAGAGTTGGATAAAGAAGAAACCAGGTCTTCTACAGCTATTTCTCCAGAATTGATTAAATCAACAATACTTTCAATATTGTCTTCATTGATTATCTCTGGTATTTCTGGAACATCCGGCGGAATTGTTGGAGGCACAGTAGTCGGAGGAACGGTTGTTGTAGTCGGAGGAAGAGTTGTTGTAGTTGAAGGAATAGTAGTTGTTGGCGGCAAAGAAGGTGGCACGGTTGTTGTTGGAGGCGCGGTGCTCGTAGTAGTCGTAGTAGTAGTAGTAGTAGTAGCTACGGCTATTGTGGCCTCTACTGACTGCTCAGGTCCGTAGATGCAAGGAGCAGCAGATGAGGTAAAGCAGCCGCTGGTACCGGGACGAACTTTAAATCTTATATCTCCGAACCCAGTTGTTCCAGACCACATCCACGGACCAAGGATATACGATGTTTGATCTGTCCAGACTCCCCAGCCGCCTGACTCAACGCCTTCGTTGAGATCAAAGAATGTAATAGTGTAAGCATGAATGTCAAGGTTACTTGGCTCGGGCGCTTCCCAGGAAAGATTAGCACCGCCGTCGTCTGTCGGAGTGACAACTAAGTTTTGCACTGGATTAAAATATGGTGCAACTGTTTGTGCAGAAAATGCAGACGGTGGCACTAGTTCCCAAGATGAATTAGGCCCTAAATTCCAATACAGTTCGACCCATGCACCGCCGCCGTTCTCATAGAACCACAGCGTGAACTCGCGAGAAGTATTTGGTGTAAATGAAACTGGAGCAGAGATAGATCCGCCGCCGCCCTTGTCAAACCAGTCATCAATAATTAGTTCGCTGTCAATGAACATGCGAACACCGTCATCGGCTGGTGCGTAAAACTGCACTTCTGTTGCGCCGGCTGGAAGAGAAATTCTTCCCTGGTATTGAACTACAAAGTCATCATACAGGTTGAATAACGGCTGTGCGTCAAAGTTATTTGCTACTTGCGCCTGCGTCAGCGTGCCAGCAACTGGAGTTGTTGGCGGCAGAGGAGGGGCGTTATTGTATAGATTGTTTGGGGTGTTATTATCATAAACAGTAACAGAAATACCATTTGATGAATTCGACCCATTGTCAGCCAGTGCAGTTGAAACAATAAAAGGGGCGAATATTGTCAACAGCAATATCCAAGCTCCTTTACGAAACTTTATGCGCATTTGGTGGTTTCCTATCTTGTGTGATCAAACAAAATAGTAATGGCTATTTTAATATAAAAAATATTTCTAGTGCGGCCAAATAATAAATCCCGGCGGCCGAAGCCACCGGGATTTATTTTTGCCTCCGTTGCAAGGAACGCTAGTGTATCACACTGAGTGTGTGTTAGGCAAACATCTTTCGCCAAGTTTCTGCATTTACTACGCCAGTTGCTTTCAGGCCATTCTTTTTTTGCCAATCAGCGACGGACCCCTTGGTCTTGGGACCAAAGTCACCATCTGCAGTGGCGCCAATTTTCTTCTGAACAGCCTTAACGTTATCTCCCTTTGATCCTACTTTGAGGTCTCCAGGAAAATTGTCTGGTCTTCCAGTATTCGGGGCCTTAGCTGGATTTGGCTTAATAATTTGCTTTGGTGTTGTTGCAACATTGCCAGGAGCAGGAATTGCATTCCAGGCTGCTTCAAGCTTTGCTGGATTGTCTGCCATATCTGGAGACAACTCAAAGTGAAGCCACTTTCCTCCCGGAGTGCCAGCGTTTTCTTTCTCGTTGTAGATCTTTACACCAGCTTTACCCTCTCCTCTTGAGCACCTAAAGCCACGGCCCCAAGGCTTGCCTGGGCCAGCACCGTCTGGGTCAAATGCATAGTCGTGAATTTCCTCAACGCCTAACGCTGCGGCATTTGCGAGAATCCATTCCCAAGCCTGTTCAGCGGCTTGGCGGTTCTTGTAACCAAGGTCACAAGCTCTACCGGTTGCGTGAACGCTAAGCCATTTTGGATTATTTGGGTCGGCTTTTGCCTTAGGATTGTTCATCATTCTATAGTTGTATGCACCAAGGTTAGTAAAACCCCAACGCTTCATAGCTAGGTCCATGAACTTTTTTAGTCCAGGTCTTGTGCTTCCGCCTTTTTTGGCATCTGTATTTCCTGTGTATTTTCTTGGCATTTTGTCTCCTTATTTGCCTTTGTTTTTTATAACCCATTTGGGATAAGACTCATCAATATTATAGTACTTCAAAGGAAAGCGATCAAAAGGATCTATTCCATTTTCTATTCTATTCTTGATTTTTTCAAAGGATTTATATTCCTCTTTGTCATACTCCGTATGGGCAAAAGATTCTATCTTTTTCTTTATTTTTTCTTCCTCTCCAAAGAAAGAAAAGTGCCAGCCACTACCCTTGATTCTTGGCGTTTGTGCGGCCCTAAGCTGTTGTGGAGAGTTGTCGTTTAGGTGAACCCTAAAACACGCCACTGGTCTTGCACCCTGATTGCAGTGAAGGGGAACCTGCCAATTATAATTCCAAAAGTATTGCTTTACCTCTAGTTGAACTGGCAATACAAGGTAAGGCAACACTTCGGCTACGCTTCCTCTTGCTATTTCATCTGCGTCCGAAATGATAATAACATCATAATCTTTTGCGGAATCTAGGCCAAGCATTATGGCGTTTCTCTGTTCGTATTCTCTCTCCCATGCAGAAAGATTGGGAGAGGAAAAGTTATACTTTACTCTGATAATTTTTTCTTTTATGTCAAAAAATTCGTTTTCAATATCATCAAAATAAAAAGGCTTAGGCTGACCAGTAAAAGTCTCAGAAGCCTCAACTACAACGAAATAATCTACAGAATCTTTGAGTTCTTCAAATCTGATTCTAACCATCTCTTCTTCGTTGAAGTATGTAAAACAATCATATATTTTCATACACTGCTACTTTGTCGTCTTTAAATATTGAATATCTTTTTACTTCTTCTTCAAGAAAAGAGTTTTTCTGAAAAACCAAACCAAGACTTGATGCCCACGATCCAGGATTAACGACAAACAAACGCCCACCTCTGCGAATTAGATTTCCCATTTGTATGGCTGAAGCAAAGGCCCTACTTTCTGTTAGTTCCAGTTGATAATCTGTTGATATCATCAGGTCAACACTTCTATAAGAAAGGTAGGGATTGTTTATCCCTATTTCCCAATATTGGCAGTCATCTTCTTTTGGGGCGAGATGATTTTCTGTGTGTAGCATAAAAGCTCCTATGCCATGCTCCGAAGTCTTTAGTTCTGTTTGTAGACAAAAATTGTCACCATATATACAAAAAGATCCAGGATCTGGAAACACATCTCTTATTACGTGCGCTACAAAATTGCAATCTCTCATCTACTTTGGCTTTCTTGCGTCAACCTTAAGCCAGCCCCATTCATCTCCTCTTTTTACATCAATGACCTCAAAACCAATTCTTTCAAAGTCATCAACCAGCATTCTGTGAGTTAGGCCAACAAAGTGAAAGTCAAAAGGATTTAGCTGCTCGGCAAAGAATATCTGCTGCATTCTTCTGTCGCCATCTAAAGAATCCATTGTAAGTATCTGCTGACAAGCCAAGAGAAAATCTGGAACCTCTATTCTGATCATACCACCGGGCTTAACTATTCTGCACCATTCAGTAAGGACGGCTTGGTACTCTTTCCAAGGAAAGTGCTCAAGACACTCCGAAGTATAGACTATGTCGGCAAAATTATCCGGTATGTTTAATTTTCTTGCGTCGCACACGAAATCTACTGGAACGTACTTTTGATTAACGTGATCATATAGGGGAGTAGGATCTATGTCTACGTGCATCCAGTCTGGACCAAGATAAGTTCTTGTTCCTATGACTACCTTTTTTCCATCGCCCTGAGGTATTGTTTCTAATCTCATTATATTATTCTTCCTCTATAAAAGTTTTGCCATCTTGGAACCTTGATGAGGTCAACCTCTCTACCAAGAGCAGCTATATAAACCGTTTCAGGATTGTCGTTAAGGCCCTGAAGTTCAGGCTGTAGCGAATACCATTCCTCCAAGTATATTGCACTCCAGTCTTCAAAGCGAGTTACGTTTGGACTATGATAGGTAATATTTGGACCAACAAAATACTTGTTCCATTTATTAACCCAATTAACAACACCATCATTTATTCTGCCCTGGGCGGCAGGGTTTTTTGTGCTGTTGGCGTCGTGGTTAACTTGAATTGTTTGGTCTGCGACCATCTTCCACCCATCTAGTCTTACTCTAGTTTGATAGTCAACTTCTTCCTGATGCCCAATTGTTGGATCAAACCCACCAATTCTTAAATACACTTGCTTCTTGAGCATCCAGCAGAAGCCAACCCCCCAAAGTATTTCTGTGTATTTAGATCTTGGTATTGGATAAGCTCCTCCGTTGGGAAAAGCCATAGCTACTTCTAGATTGTTCGCTAAATGAGAAGCCAGCTGCATGTCCCAGCCATTCGTCATGACATAAGCGTCGTTGTCTACGTATCCAACATAATCAGTTTCAGCCCAAGCTAGAATCTCATTTACCGCACCTACATATCCAGTGTTCTCCTCCATGTACTTGACCATAATTCTTGGCTCTTCTGACATGTGCATGCTGATGATGTCTTTTACTACTGGATCTGTTGACTGATTGTCAACTACCAAAACTCGCCAATCAGAAGTGCAGTTTCTTCTTAACGCTCTAAGGCACTGGTCGAGCTTTTCTGGATAATTGTAATTAGATATTCCAATATCAATTCTCATAGTGTTTCCATTTGTCTTGCTTACATGCTTCCTTAGAAGCTTTTCTTTTTTTATTAATATGAGTTATAGCTTTTAAAATATTGCGGTCAGCAAATCTTTGTCTATCTTCTTTAGACCACTTTAGTCTTTTCATGGCTTAATATGCCAGCCACTTTCTACGTGAAGCTCAAAACCCGCAGCCTCAAGAGTAGAGTTCCACTCAAACTCAAATCTATTATTTATAGACAGGTGCATGGGCATTGAGCCACCGTGTTCGACATCTCCGATTCCAAAAGCATTTTGTGCCAGGAATGTGCCACCCTTTTTAAGACATTTAAATACTGCGTCAACCCATTCTTCTACGTTCACTACGTGCTCAAAAAAGTCAAGGGCTACTACCGCATCAAAGGCTCTCGAACCAAGAGTTGGTTCAAACGAGCTGGTGTACAGAGTTTCAATCTTCTTACCAGAATTGCTAAACCTATACTGTGCGTATCCAGCTGTTTTTGAACCCTCTAGATCATTGTAAGTAGTTTCAATTCCCTCTTCGGCTATTCTAAGACTAAGGTCACCAATTCCGTCTCCAAGGCACAGTACTGATTTTCTGCCGGTGTTCTTTAGGTGAGTGGCGATTCCTTCACACATTCCGGAGTAATTAAATCCTGCGTCCAAATGGTAGGCTGATAGCTCCCATATGTAAGCATCTGTATTTCTGTACCAATTCAACAAAGACTCTGAATTATTCTGATCAACTCCGTTTGAGACAAAGTCTTCTGTAACCAGATGGTGATTGTGATGAAAACCAGCGGACAATCTATTGAACGCCGACGTATAATCAATATTTAAAAATTCTGCTATTTCTTTAGCTCTCTGTTCCACTGTCATTTTCTACTTCTTTCCATTGTAAATAACTTTTGCGTAAACCATCAAAATACTCTGTTTTGTAAACAGCGTCCTCTTGAGACCATGTCGTATCCCTTGGCCTTATTACATCAGCTGAAAAGTGGGTATAAGACACAGGATGCAGTTCTATATTCAAGTCATCTTCGCAAGCAGAAATTAAATCTTTTACCAAAGAGTATCTAGAACATGTTACTGGGTTTCCAACATGGGTTATTATATCATTTTTGTCAAAGCCACGAATGGCTTTTTCCCACAAAACATCCGCTGCATCAAATGGAAATACTGGAGAAAAAAATCGGTCATCTACTTGATGTAGCTTTCCGCCCAACAATATCTGCTCGAGAGGATTAACTCTCCCAATGCTTTGATTGGGTCTTACTCCGATTACAAAAGTAAGTCTAACGACTTCCGTATAATTACTAAGAAGTACTATTGATTCTGCTGATGCCTTCTGCTTTCCGATACCAAGTAATTGGATCAGGTTTTGAATAGGTAAAGTACGGAGCGTCTTCCCCACTAAATACCCCCTGAGTGCTAACTTGTATAAAATGACGACTATTTTTTTGTGTCCATCTTGAAATTAAGAGTGGAAGCTCTACGTTTTCACATATATACTCTTCGTGATTTTTTTCTACAGCGTCGACGTTATTTTGACCAACAAGATTGATAACAACATCTGGGTTATGATGATCCAAAAACTCAGCTATACTATCTTTCTTTGCATCAAACTTTTCATAAAGCTGATCAGAAACCCTTCTTGTAAAGACTGCATCAATACCACTGGGTTTTCTTTTGATCATATGCTGACCAACAACGCCACTAGCACCAAGAACAACCGCCTTTTTCATGCTGCCCTCTTGCATTATGGAACTATCCCAGGTCTCTCAACGTCTTCCATAAGTCTTGTTCTTGACCAAGCACCGCAATCATTACAGAACCACTGCTGATAAGATCCAGTTTGGGTATATCTTTGCCCTCTTTTTTGTAGGCTTTCTGATCCACAAGTGGGACAGCTACAGCCACCGTCGTACACGTTGAGGTTTGGATGATTAACCATCCAGGGACGCAACTTAATGTAAACCTTTCTCAAAAGGTCAACGTCCTGCTTTGCGTACTTGATCATGAGCTTCCATGCACTCATGTTGCCACGCATGCAGCCAGCCCAGGTGCTAAAGCCACCAGTGTCAACCTTGTCGCCCAAGCCAAGGTGCTGGCCCAAATGACCCAGTCTATTGCTATTAAACATAAAGTAGCGCTTTGCTACCTTAAGAGTGTCAATCTGCTTTACTGGAGAAGTCGGCCCAAAGTTATGGGCTATAAACCTAGCGTTGGCTTTTCTCATGTCAAACTTGTCGCCATTGTGGGCAATAACTATGTCTGCTTCATCAAGCAAATCCCATAGCTTTTTTGCTACATGATAGTCATTCTCTGGATCCTTTGCGTAAGCATCGGGGAAATCAACAAGAGAACACACGTGAGTAGTCTTTTCGTGCTCCCACCTGTATGAGACACAGAGCAAGTACCACTCGCGCTCATGCTCTATTACATTTTGCTCATAGTGTCCCCAAACATAGCTGAGGTTTGGGGCTGTTTCTATATCATAATAGAGTATTTTAGCCATTTTTATACCGTCTTTTCGTTAAATAAGCGCTTGCGTTGCGCCACATACAAGGATACATTATAACACAAAAGGTAGCTCGGCGCACAAATGCCGGCTACCTCTTGAATATTATCTGTTATTTATCACTTTTCCAACAAGAAAAAATAAACGCATTAGATCTGTATTAGAAATACTAAAGACTTGACTAGTGCCATCAACACATCTGACTGCAAATGTGTGCGCACTAACAAGATCTCCTTCTGTGTTGATCATTGTCATTTCTTCTGTTATGTCTATCTGTTGGATCATTGGCATAAAGCCACTGAATCCTGAAAGATCATCAGTCATTATTTTGATTTCTTTTTATTACCCTTTGCAAAGGTAGCAACATTTTTTGGAGCCTGTCCTTTTACATTTTTTTGTGGTACACCGCTTGCCCTTTTTCTGGTGACTGCACTTTTTCTTTGTGCTGGAGTCAGTGCGTTTGCTTTTGCAACTGGCAAACATTTTGCGTAGCCAGAACCGTTGGCACCGGATGTGCCACACGGTTGCCATTTGCCGTTTTTCTTTGGTGCACCAATGTTTACCCAGCGTTGATTGAACCACTTGGTAAGGCCAACGCCTTTAGGACCGGCCATATTACTTCTTCTTTGCTTTCTTGGTTGAAACAGTCTTCCATGTACCGCCAGCATCTTTATACTTTTTAGCTGCCCAAGCATTGGCATAGGCACTAGGATAGACGTCAAATTTTGACTTGGCTTCGGATTTTACCCTGGACCAAAGAGCTTGGTTCTTTGCTACATTCTTCTTAGCCACGGTAAGGTCACTTCTTCTTTGCGGTCTTCTTGCTAAGAATGGCCTTTTGAATAAAGGGAGGAAGCTTTTTCTGTGCTGGAGTAAGGCCAGCGCCCATGGCTGTTGGAGCAGCTTTCTTCTTTGCTGGCATTGCCTTTTTTGAGCTCATCTTCTTTGCAGCCATTACTTACCTCTTCTTCTTGTCTTTTTTGGTGCGCTTGCACCATTTGCATCCATGCGAGTCAGGAATGTATTATCATTCGCTGGCTCTGATCTACCTGGCTTAGCGGCTGGCATTTTTCTGCCACCGTCAAACATCCTGTCTAGTACTTTGTCCGAATTGTTGTATACAGACGACTTTGATTTCTTTGCAGCCATATTACTTGCCCTTTTTGCTAATCTTTCTTAAGGTTTTTGCGAGGTTAGCTTGACGAACTGTCGTCTTGCTATATCTACCTGGATTCTTGGTGACTGCAGCTGCCATGCCAGCAACCGATTTGCCGGCCTTCTTAGCCTTAGCAGTAAAGGCGCCTGGCCTTTTAATTGCTCCTTGAATCCACTTTTCGTCTGACTTCTTTTTTGTAGCCATTTTAACTCCTGTTTAATGAAAAGAACTTGGGGGCGGTACACGCTAGCCGTACCGCCCCCTCCTTCATGCAAGTAAGCGGTTTATCAACCGATTACTTTGCCCTTGGTATTTTTGATGGGGCGCTTTGCGACCTTCATCTGACCAGCAGAAGCGGCTGGCTTTGGTGCACCAGGACCCTTCTTTTCAACAGTCTTTCCCTTGGTGTTTTTAATAGGGCGCTGTGATATCTTCATCTGACCAGCAGAAGCTGCTGGCTCAGGTGCTGACATGCCCTTTCCTGACTTTGACATCTTTGCCATGTTGTACTCCTTAATAATTTAATACTAGTATTATTTTTTTTCTCCGATGAGATTTGACATGTTCGTCAATCTTATCTTCGACCTTATCCATTTGCTGATCTACATGATCGATCTTGTGGTGTAGATGTATTATATCATCTTTCACCATTCTTAGCATGGAGGAAACTACGTTGTGATCGTCCCTGTTTTCTTTTCGCCCCTTTTGAATTAGGGCTACTATAGGTCCGAGTATAATAGCAGAAAGCAGGGTTACCCAAACTGGCTCCATTGTATCACCACTTAACCCTGTCTGCCCAGTAGGCTGCACTCATTTTGCCTTTGGCGATGTTTGCGGCATGGCGTGCCTTGAAGGACTTTCTCCTGGCAGCATAGGCCTTTGATTCTCCAGCTTTTTTGGGTGAACCAGAAACTCCCTGTTGACCAAAACGAATTGTTTTAATTTGGTCACCAGATTTAGCGACTACTATGTGAGACTTTGTTGGGTGGCTTGGAGTTCTCTTTGGCTTATTAAAACTAGAAACTCCTGCTTTCTTGAGTCTAGGATCTTTTTTTGCTGCCATTCTTTTTTCCTTTGGACTTTTTGGAGGTTAATTTATTAAAATCTTTTAGTTCTATTCCATACATGTAGTTGCTACTTCCCATTTTGGGATAACCACTAAATTTTGGTCCTGGCATAAGTATTTTATTCTTAAAAGCCATTGCTACTTCTTTTTCTTTTTTGTTTTTTCTGCAGAACTTATTGCTATTGCAATAGCCTGCTTCCTGTTTTTGACTACAGGACCACCCTTGCCAGAATGAAGTGAGCCAGATTTAAATTCTCCCATAACGGTTTTAATTTTATTCTGGTAGGCTTTGCTCTTGCTCGCCTTCTTCTTGCTCATCTTCCTGCTCATTTCTTGGCTCAGGTATATTGGACCAATTTCCTTTAATAATTTTTCTATATTGGGCTAAAGACATGTTTAAATAGTAACATAATATTAGAAAAAACAAAAGCCCCAAATAAGGGGCTTCTGAATTCTATATTTTAAATATAGTAGATTTTACTTGCCGGAAGCCTTCTTGGGAGCAGCCTTCTTTGTGGTGGTCCCCTTAGGTCTTCCAGGAGACTTCTTGGCTACCTTTTCTGTAACTTCGTCTACCTTCTTTTTGACCTCTTCCTTTGCGGCCTCAACGGCCTCGTCAGCCAGCTCTTTGACGTGGGCATCAGCTTTCTCTGCCAAAACTTCTGCCTTGACAAGAAGCTCGTCAACTTTCTTGTCGAGCTCTTTTCTTGCGGGCACTAGGGATTTCTTTAATTTTGTTAGGAGTTTTTTAAACATTTTTTACCTCTGTTTTATTTTAAAAGTTTTCAACGAATATAGTAATTGATTTATATACTATTTACCCTGTTGCGATTCTTTAATTAAAGTGTATCGCTCACCAGTCTCCCTAGAGACGATGGAAAACCCCTCAATAGCTGCCTGCTTAACCGCCTCAGCCAACTCTTCTTTGTCAGCTGGATTCACATTAACCAGAGGAATGGTGATTCCGGCATAGACGTCTATGTTCTCGAAGTTGCCTATATTTATTTTTCTATTAACTCCACAGATAAATACTGGATTTGTGGAGATTGATATTTCTTGTGACATTAAATTTACCACCTGGTCTAATGGAGAGTCTGTAGACTGCTCGTGTGCTGTTTTACTTATTTTAGGCATTGGCTTTATCCAATATTCCTATAGAGGATAGTGTGGCCATTGTCTGTTTCTCTATGTTCATGCCGTCAGTGTTGATCACAATTGACGCAATTTCTTTCACTAGATCTACCTGCTTCTCAGACTTATGTTGCCTATGCTCCTCGCTCATAGGTTGCCCGTCTCGCTTCATTAATCTTTCATTTAAGGTTTCGTCAGATGCGTCAAAGCACACGACTACGCCATTGGGCTGAGACAGTATTGCTTCTGCCTCATTGAAAAAACGAACATCCGATATCAAAACGGCAAAAGGTGAAGGATCCGTGTCCTCACCAAGCGATTTGATATAATTTCTATACAAAGAGTTACTCTTAGCTACACTCCACTTTGCAAAGCAGTCGTCAAAGCCCTCTCTGCATATGTCTCCTGCTTTTTGGAGAAAGCTTCTGGGCTTTACCCCTTCTGGCTCAATAGGTAGATTTTGTATATCGTAAACTCTTCTAACAAAATCTTCATACTCAGGGATATTTCCTATCGAAGAGTTGCCATAAATATCAAAAAGAGTTGAGTGAATAGCAAAGAGCTGTCTACTCTTTTCGTTAATGCCTCTAATTGATCTTCTTATTGTTGATAACTCGTACAAAGGTAGGGCGTTGAATATGTGGTCCCATTTAATTCCATAAAGAGTTGTTGATTCTATGGCTCCTTTGGGAACAATGCTCTCAGCAACTGTAGTCTTTCCTGATCCAGCTTTGCCAGATAGCCCAATTATAATTGGGTTGTTTTCGTCAAAGTTTTTTATCATGACAGTATTATACCATCTATCTTTCTAGATTTCCCATTTTTCTTTCAGTAAGCTGATCAAGAAATTGATTAGCTAGAGCGTCTGGCTCCCAAACAAAAGATCTTGGAACTTGCAAAACCCTAAATGGGTACTCGTCTCTAATGTCTTCAATTGTCATTAAAAGCGGAACAAGAGATGCGTTCTTGCACTTCCACTTTCCATTAATATGATTGGCCACAACTGATGAATCCGTATATATTATAGGATCTTTAAAGTCTGACATAGCACATATCAAGAGGCCAGCAATAACAGCTTCATACTCAGCTTCATTATTCGTTCTTGCACCAAGCCCCCTTGCAAACTGGGCTACCTTTTTTCTATTTTTATAAACAACAGTAGCGCAGGCTGCTTCGCCAACTCTTTTTTGACCTTGGCCTCTTGACGCTCCATCACAAAAAACTTCTATATTCATTTACGATCAGTCTACAGAAATATCATTTGGTATGTTGAGCTCTTTTGCTCTACTGGTTATGTTATTTTTCTGAGAAGGAGTGGAGGCAATGTAGGTTGAAAGCAGAAGATACCTTTCCCCCTTATACTTGGCCTGTATAGGAAAATCTAAATCTTTTCTAACAGTTGAATAAAACTCTCTAGAAGAGTTAACAGCTTTATAGTGTCCTATATACATAATTAAAAAGTCCTAAAATCACTTTCTGAAAAAGATCCTTTATCTTCTCTTGCAGAAGCAATCTGCATAGATTGCACTTTGTCCATCAATTTTCTTGCTGACTCAGAGGAAATTCTAGCAGAAGACTCTATTGACTCAGCTAGCTGAACTACGGCTTCCATGGCCATAAGGGCCATGTATTCATTATCTGCTCTAGATATTGCGTGAGCTTCTCTTTCGGCTTCGTTTTTTCCAATTCTATTGGCTTTATAAACTCTCTTGTACTGCCCCTCAAGAATCTTATACTGAGCTCTTGCTATGCCGGCAAATCTAGCTGCTCTACCATAAACGTTTGATGATCTAGCCACTAGTGAAGCTAGGTCGTGTATTGTAAGGTCAACATAGTTTGCATCGGGTATCTCAATATAATACTTAGAAATTTGTTTTTCGTCTGCGATTGCAGCGACTATCTCTTGAATTTGTGGGTCAAGAAATTTAGATAGGTTTTCCAGAAGTATACTTATAGACTCAGTGTTCACTTGCTAGTCTTCTTCCTCTTTCTCAAGATCAATGGGTATAATCATATCATATCTATTGGACTCTTTGACGATGTTTCTTAGTTTATCTTTGATTTTTGATATGTGCTCCCTAACCGTATTGGGGTGTTCAGTAATTTTAATAGCTATTTCGGAAGATCTTTTTTTGTCAATATATCTCCACTTTAAAAGCTGTCTTTCCTGTACTGTCAGCTGATCAAAAGGAACTGTTGCAGTCTCGCCTAAAACCCAGTACTCATCAACTTCTTCAGCAAAGATAAGGTCGTAGAATGCGTACTCTAAGGTATCGACGTTGACTCCACCCGTTGTTTCAGACTCTTGTTGATTCTCAGAATTGCTAGGATCTACTAGTGCAAAAGACTTCCTGCCTAATTGATCAATCAAAAATGTATCAACACTTTTTTTGAGAAGATAAAAAAAGTAACTGTAGAGAAATGCGCTGAACGGAATGTCGCCCTTTTTTTCATATCTTTGAACACACTGAAAAAATGTCATATTAACAGTTTGCCTAACGTCTTCTTCAGTGCAATACCTCTTTGTCATGTACGTTATTCCGATTCATAGCCTCAAAGACGACTTTGGTATGCTGAGACTTTAGCTTATTTCTAAGAACTGCGTACCTAGTTTGATTGTCCTTAATAAAAAGGGCAACAAATCTTCTGATATCGTAATCAGACAAGCTATACTTGCCCACATAAAGCATTGTCACATATTTGGTTAAAAAGTTATTAAAGACTTTTAACAACTCCTCTGACGCTTTTGAGTCTCCGTTTTTTTGCTCTGTTAATTAGGTCCTGCATCTCGCTTTCCTCAAGCGAGTAATACTGCTCTTTGTAAGTTGCCATCTTAATTTCCTTCCCAATAAGGGATTTTATTCATAAAACTATTTTTTATATCTTCATAAAATAAAACAGTTGGTATTCCAAGTTCTTCTGCGAACTTTTTAGCATCGGTAGAGTATTTGCTGATGACGAATGTCATTTTTTCAAACTCAGCTGGATAATATCTCTTGAATCTTTTAAGTTTTATTTTGCTTTTATCATCAAGGTAACCCTTTATCTCAACCCATTCTTCAGTATTAGAAAAATAAAAGTCTGGAGTGTAACCCTTGGTTCCCCTCTTTATTGGAAACGTAAAAACTTTTGGCTCAAACTCAAATTGTATTTCGTACGCATTAAGAATTCTTGCAAAGTTTGCTTCCCAATTTGACCTTAGATTCATGCCAAGGTCTTTTCTGTATCCGCTCTTAGTGTGTCTGTAGGCGTTGCCTTTTTGTGTTCTTGTGCCGCTCTTCTAGTAGGTCAATGTCTATTGTCTCTGCGATGAGCTTTTTAAAGTTAGGTATTTTTTTCTTTAGAGATCTGTCCAAAAAAAACTCTTCTGGACTTGCGCTGCCTATACTCATCGTGCTATCCTTTTCTTCCTAAGATACAGAGATATTATACTTTATAAAATCATAAAAAACAAAAAAACCACAAAATAAGTTGCCACCAAGGCAGAAAGGTGATAGGATACCTGTCATGAACACACTAAACACCATTATCAACAGCATGAAGCAGAACATCAACGAGAATGCAATTGAGACTCTCTCGTCTATTGGCGTCAGCCATAGCGAGGCCGTCAAGGTTGTAGTGGAGAACGACTTTGATCTCCTGGCCTCGGCTGAGCTCTACCCCGTAGAGCAGTTCTGACCTGAGCTGTAAGCTTCCCCCCTCTGAGATTCGTCTCGGAGGGGGGATTTTTTATGCCTTAAATATCTTTATTAAATTTTTTGTATCTCACTGCACCTATGCCGCAAGCACCACTTCGGGCGTGGTCACAGAATGAGCAGATTCTTTCGTTTTTTGTGGGAATAAAATTCCCGTCATCCATTATTTTATTGATTCTTTTAACAAGAGTTTCCTTTACATATTCCAGATCTTCTTGCGAATATGTGTGAGACTTGAGTCTTCCAGATCTTAAATAGTGAAGCGATGCCGTTATATTCTTGTCAGGAAATATGACAGAGGCAGCTAGTGCATATATGCCCAACTGCAAATTGGTTGCAACATCTTTTGCTGCTACCTCTCTCTTGCCAGTTTTATAGTCAACAATGTGAACATTGTCGCCGGAAACATCTACCCTATCTATGTATCCTATTATAGAATAGTTTCCAATAACAAAGTTAAATCCAAGTTCTTTTTCATATACATCAAAAACCTTATCTTGATTTAAGTCGTAGAACTCTTCAAGAATCTGATTGCCAGCGAATATAAGCTCTTTTGATATCTGATTATTTGGATCGTAAGAAAGCTTCTTTTCTTCATAGTTTGACTTTATCTGCTCTATATCAAGAGGAGATTCGCTTGAAACTAGGTCCTCTAAAACAGAGTGAACTATGTTGCCAAGAACAGCAGCTTCTCCAAACTGCCTTGGCTCTTTCTTTATATAAGAAAAGAAATATTTGGACGGACACATCTCATACGTATCAATCCTTGAATAACTAAACTCAGTTAATGTAAGCTTTTGAAAGTCATCTAAATCTGAGATACTTTTTATTTGAATGCTCACAAATCCTCTTTGATCTCGTTACCATTTTCGTCATACTCAATGCCCTCAGGACTTAGCCTATGACCGTTGGCTTGGTTTTCTAGCCAGCCTTCTCCAACAGAGATCCAACCAGTGTCTCCATATTCCATATGATCATCTTCAAGATGTGGCCACATACTCACCATCTACCTTTATTTTACACTGTAAAAAATCGTCTACGTTAGTATAGTAATCAAGTACCGTCTTTAAGTCCTTTAGCTCTTTTTGTTCAAGCCAAAGACCTACTATGCCCATTTGTATAAAATATGTAGGACTGTCCTCAACATAAGGGGTGCTGTATTCAATTAAGGCAGCCTTACCCTTTTCTATTCTTCCTATTTCTTTTCTCATATATATTAGTCCTCATCTACTATTGTAATTGGATTCCATTTTGGATCATTGAGCTTTTCTCTCATGTCATTAACATAAGAGTCCCAGTCTCTTTCGTCTTCAGATTTCTTTTCATACTTGACTTGACCCTTAAATGGATTTGACTTAAACCTAGTCATAATCAACTTGCCCTGCTGAGTCTTCCATCTCAAGACGCCATTCTTGCAGTCACAGAAATCCTCTGGATGAACTTCTATTCTTCCCTCTGGGTCATATCTACCCGAGCATCCGTTACACTTTGTGTAGCGACCCTTGTCCTGACATCTGTTGCAGGACGAACAGAATACCCAGCATGGTTTTTCAGAAGGGTTTTTAAACGAACCTTTAGCTGCCATTATATTTCCTTTGTTTCCTTTATTAATTTTTCCAAAGAATCTTTGACCACCACTGAGGTAGTTGTATTAAACTTAAATCTAACTTTTTGTCTTTCTTCGTCTATCTCAAGAAAAACATAAGATCCACCTTTGTGAGATTTAATTATATCATTTATTTTTTTGATAGTCTCTTCAGATATGTTATTTTTTGCTTTTAAGTAAATTGGTCTGCCACCAGAAAAATGAGATAGATCAACCTTTTCACAAGAGTTTAAAACAATTTTGTTGGTTGATCTTTCTTCATCACCCTCTTTATTTAGGGTGCCAGTTATCTTTATTACCTCTCCGTCAGAGAAGAAATCGTCGCCATAAGACTTTGCCTCTCTGGGAAATACTATGATTTCAACTTCTGATGAAATATCTTGAAGAGTGAACTTATACATTCTTGCACCCTTCTTGGTTAAAATCTTTTTTGAGTTTGATATGATTCCAGCCAAAGATACCCTAGAAGACATATTAACATCTTCAAGTTCAATTATTTCGTGAGATATATTTTCTGAAAGAAGATCCCAAATTCCATCTACAGGATTTTTTGAAACGTAAATTCCGAGCTCTTCTTTTTCTCTCTCAAGAAGAGACAGCTCTGTTCTTCTACCAAAGTCCTGGTCTATCGCATACTCAATAAGCTCATCAAAAGCACCGCTTGCCGCAAGGTGCTCAAGTGTTGACTTCTTTAGTACCGCTATGTTTGTTCTTCTAAGGAAGTCGTGCATTGACGTATAGGGTCTATCTTCTTTTCTATTCGATAGTATTGCATCAGAAACTGCGTAGCCTATTCCATTAATCGCAGCTAGGCCAAAGATTATGTTTCTATCATCAATGACGCCAAAGTCTTCAATTGATCTGTTAATTGAAGGTGGGGCTACCTTTATGTTCATCTTTCTGCAGTCTGAAAGATAAAGGGACAGCTTATCTTTGTTCCCAGCTACCGATGTTAAAAGAGCTGCCATATACTCCGCAGTATAGTTTACTTTTAGATAAGCAGTGATGTAGGAAATCATTGCGTAGCTTGCGGCGTGGGCTCTGTTGAATCCGTAACCACCAAAGTACTCAATGTCAGAATATATTTTATTGGCTCTATCCTCATCTAGGTTAGAGTATTGCATGCAGCCCTGAACAAACTTGTTTCTAAACAAAGCGATCTTGTCCATTAGCTTCTTGCCAATTACTTTTCTGAGATCATCTGCTTCAGCTGAAGTAAATCCAGCCAGCTCTCTTGCTACACCAAGAACATCTTCTTGGTACAACATGATTCCAAGAGAAGGGCCTAGAACTTTCTCTAGGTTGGGGTGGTCATATGAGATTTTTGATCTGCCATGCTTTCTGTCTATATAAAGCTTATCCATGCCAGAGCCCATTGGCCCTGGTCTGTAAAGAGAGATAAGTGCCATGATGTCCTGAATGTTCTGAGGCTGTAGTTGAACCATGAGCTCTCTCATTCCAGAAGACTCAAGCTGGAACACGCCTATTGCGTTACCCTTGCAAAGTTCGTTATATGTAGTCTGATCATCTAGGGGAATTTCGTCAACAACAATATTAATACCCCTATGCTTTTTTACGAGCTTTACACACTGATCTATAACACCTAGGTTGCGAAGACCAAGAAAGTCAATCTTCAAAAGACCGCATTGCTCTACACGACCCATATCCCATTGAGTGATAATGGGGTTATCTGCGCCCTTCTGCATGATGGGTAGATATTCGGTTAGCGGGTCTCTTGAGATAACGACACCAGCTGCGTGCATACCTGTCTGCCTAACTAGGCCTTCAAGACCAAAAGCTGTATCAACAATTTTCTTGCTATCAGCGTCTGATTTATAAAGAGAAGTAAACTCATCTACTTCCATACACTCGGATAGAGTTTTTGAGACTCCCAATACAGGAGGCGGCACTAGCTTTGATACCTTATCTCCGGTAGCAAAGTCGTATCCAAGTGCTCTTGCAGCGTCTCTAATTGATTGTCTTGCACCAGTTTTGTTGAAGGTACAGATGTGCGCAACTCTGTCAGAGCCATACTTTTCTCTTGCGTAGTTAATGACTTTATCTCTGTGTCTATCGTCAAAGTCAAGGTCGATATCAGGCATTGATTTACGGCCCTCAACCAAGAATCTCTCAAACATTAAGCCGAACTTAAGTGGATCGAGATTGGTTATATTAAAAGCGTAAGAAAGAATACTTCCTGCAGCTGAGCCTCTTCCCCAGCCAACTCTAATGCCACTGTCCTTGGCCCATCTAACAAGGTCAGAAACGACCAAGAAGTATTCAGGAAAGCCCATGTCCTTTACTACTTTAATTTCATAGTTGGCTCTATCAACTATTTCTTGAGGAAGATCTTCTCCATATCTTGCTCTTAGACCTTCCCAGGCGAGTCTTTCGAAATACTCAATTGAACCTTCATTGGTTGGAATAGGAAAGTTTGGAAAGTATATTTGGCCAAAGTTTAAATCAACATCAATCATGTCGTTGACATGCATAGTATTCTTTAGTAGCTCGTCAGAAAATCTTCTAGACATGTCATCATATGATTGTAAATAAAATTCATCTCCCGAAAAAGAAAATCTATCAGGAGTATTTATGTTAGAGTTAGTTGCAACGCAAAGCATTATGTCGTGAGCCTGAGCGTCGTGCCTATGAACATAATGACAGTCGCCCGTTGGGATTACTTTTGCTCCAATTTTTTGAGCTATGTCCAATAGTTGATTAAAGATTTTTCTCTGCTCTGACAGACCATGATCTTGCATCTCTATAAAATAGTTTTCCTTACCAACAATGTCTTGCATTTTCTTTGCAGACATTAGGGCAAATTCATAATCTCCTCTTAGTAAAGCTTGTGACACTTCCCCGTTTAAGCATCCTGATAAAACTATGATGCCCTCACTGTGCTCTGTTATGAGGTCGTGATCTATTCTTGGCTTACCATAATAACCTTGAAGAAAGGACTTAGATGACATCTTAATAATATTATGGTAACCAATATTATTCTTTGCCAGTATCGTAATGTGATAGGGGCCTCTTTGTTCCCATTCATTTTTTGAAGGGCCAGATCTTTCTTCTTCGTCTCTATCAAATCTAGTTTTTCTAGCCTGATAAAACTCAGAACCAAGTATAGGTTTTACGCCAGCAGCTTTTCCTGCGTCATAAAAATCAAGCCAAGAGTGAATATTACCGTGGTCTGTTGTGGCAAGACCAGTCATACCCAGCGACTTAGCTCTCTCAAGATACTTAGCTACATCACCATGCCCGTCAAGCATTGAGAAGACGGTATGGTTATGTAAGTTGGTCCAGTTTTTCAACTAATTCCTCTGTTTCTATCTGAGCTATCTAATGACTCATCTCTTGTTTCTCTGTATGTAATAACGACAACTCCGCCGCAATACTTGCATGGAATTGCCAAGCCCTCTTGGGCGAATCTACTATTGTACATATATGTCATTGGCTGATCTGATTTACATTCAGAGCACACACCAATTACATCATCTGGATCTTTTATTGCCATTTTATTCATTCTCCTTTTTTACTGATCTGTATGCAAATCTAACTGGTGATGGCGAATTTTTCTCTTGAGTTTCAACATACCTATCACCTATTCTTACCCACTTGTTCTTATGCTCTAGTGAACAATCTCCGCAACCAACTCCAGCTGAATTTGCTCTTTCGCAAGTGTAGGGTCTTCCACCAATTCCCATCTGTCTTCTTTTTATCCAGTCATTGATGTGGGCAGAAGACTTTTCGAAATTATAGTCGTGACACTGACTTAATATTTCATGAAGGAATTTAATAGAATCTTCTGTATAAGTAAGTATTGAACATAAAAACAGCCTAGCTTCGTGTTCAAGATAACCCGTTTCTTTTGCTTGCCTATACAATCTTGGTATCGCTGAGCACTTTGTCATTAGCGTCTTAGGGTCAAAAACCTTTTCTGTCTTATTTAGATCCTTAAAGGCCTTTGAACCATACTTATTAAAATACTCAAGAGGATCATCTTTTCTCTTGGACTCTTCCTCTAGCTTATAGGAACACTCTCTGTACCACTCGTTTGCTTTATAGTTAAAAGACTGAGCGGGCACCTCAACTGGTCGCAACTGCTTGGCATAATCTACGATATGCTCTGATGACCAGTTAACAAAATCGTCTGATCCATTTGGATTAAGTTGAGTCTTATAAAGATTGGTCTCTTGGTGCTTTGAGCCAGGAAGTCTCCACATTCTTCTCAGGTCATATACACTAAAATCAAGGTTTACTAAACCTAATGATTCCTTTATGCTTGCTGCAATAAATCTAAATACTTTTGGAAGAGAATTGCTAGGATTTATTCCTAAGGTAACAGGTTCGCATTCAATATGAAAACCTTTTTTACCAGTAAAATAAACTACGATAGATTCTTTGGGCATAAGCGCACAAAGGTATTTATACAGCGCTATGCACTCCCTAAGAGCTGAGTTTAGATCATCTGAATCTATATCAAAGTATAGTGGTCCAAATCGGGTTGCTTTTGTTATGTCTTCAGTGTCGTAAGCGAAGACGGAGGTGTATATCCCAACGTTATTGTTTTTGCTGGCATATGAAGGTATATCATCCTGATTAACAAACAGAGGGTTTTCACCATCTTTGTCTCTAATTACTCGTGACAAAGCGGGAACGTATCTTGCTACCTCATATTTATTCCACTTGGAAAGAAAACTATTTTCTTCTGGATTTATCTTCATAGAAGATGTATTTTACCATTTTCATCACCGAATTTCCATACAACAAGCTTAGAGTCTTCTTTCATATCCTCTGAGTTGCTTCTGTAGTAAACAGATTCGGTTATGTAGTATTCCAACTTTTTTAAGACAGTAAATCTTTTTAATAGTCTGTCTTCAACCTCGTTGCTTATAGCTTCCATCTATCTTCCACTACCTTTTCTCCATCAACAACATAGTGCACCTTCGACGCAAGATTGTCTGCAAGGTGAACAATCATGTCAAGGTAAGTTATTGGAGTGGTTTCTGGCACTGGAGACCAGGGACCAAGATGACAACGAACAAGTCTTAATATTGACTGAACAGTTTCCTCAGAAAGAAACAACGTTGAGGACTGCCCTTCACTTGCATACTGTCTATCCTCTTTTTGACAGTCTTTTACAAAAGCACCGACCGTATAGGGGTGGAGAGGGTCATAGTGCATGGGGCCTTCTTCTGAGGTGATTACACCCTTGGTAATATCATGGAGAAGACAGGCAGCATAAACGATGTCCCTATCTTCATCGCTTAAGGAGTAAGAATCCGCAAGAACGCTTGCAGCCCTAACAACTCTTCTTGTGTGCAGTACGTTACCACCGGGGCCATGCTCATCAGAGGGATGGTACTTTCCAGAAAAGCTTGAAGGTATGATCCAAAATAGGTCGCACTTTAATAAAATTGACCTAACAAAAGACTTAATGTTGTGATCTTTGATCATATTGATTTCATCAAGCAGGGGCTCAAGTTCTATGTCCTCTTCTTTGATGTTTGATACATCCTTCTTGTTTGATTCAGAAAGAATTTCGTCTAGTATACTTTTGTTTTTCATTTTGCTTTCTTTTCCTTTTTTGACCACTTATCCCATTTAGCGCATGGCTTATCAAAGGGACACGACTTGCAATACGTTGTAAGCCCTCTTCTTGAGGGAAATACCGATTCAGACGCTATAGATGAGCACCAATACGAAAGGGCATCTAAGTCTTCCTGAGATACATTATACTCAATAAATCCTGGCTTTGCACTTATTAGGTCGTAGTATCCGAACTTAGCGTCTTTAATCTTTTGTCCATATTTAAAAAAGAAAGCTCTGTGCATGCTGGCCATTTCTGCTACGTGCATGAATTCATTTTTTAAATTGTGATTAAAAGCCCATTTAATGACAAAAGTTTTACTACCAGAAGAATATATTAAATCAAATTTGTCTTCAACATAAACACCATTCCCCATTGGAAAAATATATTCACTGTCTATTCCTATGGGAATAACATCTAGATCTGAAAACTTTTCCACTAAATCCAGTAGTGCTGCTGCCGCCTTAGAGGTAAGGCTTGCAGTGTTTCCATAAAGGCTTTCGTGCTGCTCATGTATTATGTCATAAGCTGTTGTATTTTTAGGAAACCAAAGTTTTTCCCACCTATTCAGAAGAGAAGAATAAGATGGCGTTATACCACCTTGTTTTTTGTAAAAGAAAAAATGAACGACACTCTTTAGTGTATTTTCAAATCTTTGAGAGATAACAGATCTGCCGGGAATTGTTTCGGGTAGATTTTGAACATGCCTAAAATCGTACAGTCTTTCGCATATCTGGAAATCTTTAATTTGTGTAGGAGTTAATTTAATCATTTATATCCTTAGGAAATCATCATTGAATCTGCTATGTCGTCAATGTTATCTAAATCATCATCTTGAATATAGGACTCGGTTGTTATTGGTTCATACTCTTCATAAGTTTTTTTACTATCAACATAACGAACGAGTGGAGAATCATAAACGAATGTTGATCCAGTAATTCTATTCTTGGGTATTTGAAGCTGCATTATGTGCTCATCTTCTGAGTCATCGCCGCTCATAAGCTTCTTGTCTGTAATGAAGATAGTAACAGCACACTTCTGCTGAATGGCAAGAGATCCACCAGTGTCAGACTGTTGAACAACTTCTCTTTTTTCTTTCATTCTATTTGAGTTCTCTTGGGCGGTGATTATGAGAACGCAATTCATGTCTCTAGCTAGCTTTTCTAGCCTAACCATCATTTCTTCAAATTCACCCCATCGTGGCTTGCCTTTTCCGCTACCTCTTGTGAACATTGACTGTATGGTATCAATGACAATAACGTCAGGCATTCTTTCGTTGTGGCCCATGATGTCTCTGAGCCATCTTTCTAGATCTTCAAAATAAGGAGTGTCTGGATCATGCCTAACCATGAACCTATCTCCCCATTCGTCTAGTTTTGCCCTAAAAATTGACACATACTTATGCTTTTCTTCTGGAGACCAGCCTCTTGCCTCAGAGTAAACGTTCTTACCGATTATCTGAGTCATTAACACTCTTTCCCAGTGCGCTATTGCTTCCTCAAAATTCACATACAAGATTCTATGCCCTTGGTCTGCCCAGTGATTTACAAGACACTTGGCAAAGGTGCTCTTGCCTTTTCCTGAAGGAGCAATTATTGCGTGGACTGCTCCCTTAAAAAATCCACCATCATCTGTGTATCCCATTGCTCTATTAAGGGACTTGTACTGAGTTGATAGAAAGTCAGGAATTTCCAAAAGGCTATCTGCTCTATTGGAAATGTCAACCGCAGTTGTTACATCGTCAAGTGGATTATAATTAAGATCGTTTTCTAGATCTTTAATTGTTGATGTAATCTCAGATATTCTAAAAATTTCTTTTTCTGTCTTTTCACCCTTTTGAGTGAGCAGGATCTGCAGCTCCTGAAGATAGTCAAGCTGCTTTCTTTTGTTGGCACGGTGCTTGATGACCTTAGATATTGACTCGGGAGTAGACATATCCATTGCAAGGAGAATGTCCATAATGGTATCAACACCAGAAAGACCGCCAAGAGCAGAGTATATATCTGTTTCAGACTCAAGCCAGACCTTAAAAGCAACAGGATCAACTACTTCTAACTTTGTTGCGTGATGGTACGCAAGAAGAGCTCTATAGAATTCATTTATACCAGTCTGGCCATGGATTGAGCCGACTATATCCTCTGGGAGAGTGGCATCAAAATACTCAATTGCTCCAGGCTGTCTTAATGAAAGAGCAAATATTTGGTACTCAACAGGATATTCTTTCTCTGTTTTCTCAACCTCATCTACCTGCATTCTTCTTCTTTTCTTTCATCTTTTTGTACAGTTCTTTTTTTCTCTGAGAATTTCTCTTCTTAGCCTCAAGGTAGGCCTTGTTGTCTTTGGCTGATCTTTTTTCTTTTTTGGGGACTTTAGCCTCAGAGGTTCTTATTGCATCAAGTATTCTATCATAAACGGATTGCTCCGTCAGCATGTCGTTGTATCTAAATACCACAAGAGTGATGCCGAGCTCTTTGCACATTTGGATCTTTTTTTCGTCTCTCTTTTGCGCTTCTTTGAATTCGTATGGTGAATCAAAAAACCTTTGAGTGTAAAAAAAGTGCTGTCTACCATGATACTCTGCGGCTAAATTATAGCTTGGGCAGTACACATCAAGTTTTAGTCTATCACCTATGTGGTGTTCGTTGATTATCTTTTCTCCTGGAAGGAGTTTTTTCATTATGTTTGTAAGAGCAGCTTGTCCCCTAGACATTTTTTTGTGTCTATCTTTTGCCCAAGATAGACCAAGTCTGTTAATTATTTTATTGAGTTCATTAACAGATATTGATAGCTCTTTTGCTATATCGCTAAGAGACAAGCTGCTCTCTAGAAGCAAGTCGGTAAGAAACTCATCATCATCTTGATGCTCTTCTTTTCTTCTTGCTGACATCTCATACCCTAGCTTTTGCCACCGCTCTTGCTACGGTTAAAGATTTGCCTAAATCAAGAATAGACATCTGAGTCTTTTCCCAAATTCTAGGAGCAATTGCGGAACTAAACATTGGACAGTCTAGAACACACAAGTCATAATCTCCATTTAACGAAGCTACCTGATCAACTATCGAATCAATCTTATCATAGTAGTCATTGTAGGGTATGTGGATAAAGTGCGAATCCTTAGTAAAGTATTTTGATATTAAGGATTTGTACTGAAAAGAAACAACTACAGCCTTTGAGTTCTTGACGTAGTAAGTCATGAAGGTATCAAAGATATCGTGATTGTTATTGATGTAGTACTCCAAGAATCCTGAGCTATAGAAATTCTCGTTGTTAAGACCAGCTTTTGCGATCTTTTCGTGAATATCCTCAAGCATGGAGGGCTGAGTTGCCTTAATGAAGTTTTTATCTTGATTAGTTAATCCAGAAAGAATTGACTTGGAAAAATACTTAGGTGGCTTTTTATCTCCTCTAAGATCTCCAACGGCAGATAGAAGTGCAGACCTAGTGTAGGTTACGATTCCGTATCTTTTCTTAGATTCTAACAGCTCTGTTACTTTTTTGATTGTTTCTTTTTCGTTTATGGTTATCACTTGTAGTCACCCCAATTTAGTAGGACTGGATTCTCGTCTATTATTGATTGAATATGGTTAATGTTATGAAACTCACCCTTGTCAAGATTCATGTATCTCTCATGTTTGGCCTTCTTGTCCTCGTCTTTTATGTAGCCCAGATGCTTCATAATAAGACCAGACTCAAGCCAATAGTTTCTGTACCTAATAAGATCTACCACATATGTGGGCTCGGACCCGCAGGCTAATCTTCTGTCGAAAAATGTGCCACCAAGTCTGTATCTAAATAGTCTAGAACTATTTGTTGGTGCCCACAATTTATCAACCCTATATTGAACAGGGTTCCACATATGAAAAAATCTTATATTCACAACATCAAACGGAGACTGCTTTAATACTTCACCAATCTCCAGATTTTGTTCGTGGTACAGCATTTCGTCACAGTCAATAGCGAGGATCCAGTCCCCCTCTTTTGCGTGCTTCTCAAGATTCTTCCAGGCCTGAGATCTTAGGTTTCCCTCATTCTCAGTAAATAGTGTTTTATCTGTCTTGTAAACTGTAGCATACTCTGCAGCTATATCTGCAGTATCATCGTCTGAACAGTCATCGGTGAATATTATTTTATCTACTTGAGAAGATAATCTCTCAAGAACTGGTCTAAGATATCTGTTGGATTCATTTTTTCCAACCATTTGTGCTATAAGCATAGGAACCTCTTTCATAAGAGAAAGAGGCAAGCCTGGCATTTAGCCAAAGGCTTGCCCCCCTCAACTTAAACTGCTATCAGGCGCTTAGTTCTTCAAGCTGCTCGTAAGCCTCTGAAGAAGAAATACGGTCAACATCCACTGCACTGAACAGAACCTCGCCAGTTACGCCACGGCGACCCATGGCAAGCTTCTCTGCGTCAGTCTTATTGTTTGCCTTTACCAGAGTGGTAGTGGTAACAGTGAAGTACTTGAACTTATTATCTGACATTATATTCCCTTTTTGTTTTAGCCCGGGCGGGCTTCTTATATTACTTGATTAGTATATACCGAAACATCTTAGATGTCAAGGTGTATGCTAGTTTCTCCAAAGCCACTCAGGATTTTTCTTTGTCCATTCAACAGTGGATTTAAGAGACTGTTCTAGCGGAACGGGAGGAGACCATCCAAGTTCTGCGAGCTTTTTTCCATCAAGGGCATATCTAAGATCGTGACCAGGTCTAGTCGTATGAAAATCTTCTAAAACATAGTCTAATGGCTTGCCCCAAAATTCTGCTACCATCTTCGCCATGTCAAGATTATTTATTTCCTTTTCTCCAACAACGTGATATCTGTCTGGTCTGTCTGCTTGCGGATACATTGCAGCCTTTTTATTCTTAGCAATGAACAATAGAGCGTCCGCTTGGTTTCTTGCGTGCAGATAAAATCTTGAACCTATGTTTGATTCTGTTCCATGAATTGTCATTGGAATATTGTTTTCAAGATGATACATTATCTTTGGAATGAACTTCTCTGGATCTTGACGCTCTCCGATAATGTTCATTGTATTTGTGATAATCACTGGAACATTAAAAGTTCTCCAGTATGAAACGCAGACCGCTTCTTGTGCCGCTTTAGAAGCGGAGTATGGATTTGACGGAATGATTGTGTCCCACTCCACGTGTGCATAGCCAATAGGTGCGGGACCATAAACCTCGTCTGTTGAAACCTGAATAAAAGTTTCAGGCTGAATCTTTCTAGCAAGCTCCAGCATATTTACGATAAGAGAAACGTTGTTGACCACAAAAGGAGCTGGATCTGTAATTGATCTATCAACATGAGAATCTGAAGCCATTGAAATAATGTAATCAACATAACCTATTTCCTTGATCATCACATCAGAGAATGGCACGGTAAGATCATGAGTGATGACCTTTACCCTATGCTTCTCCGCTTCCCAACAAGAAATGGATGTTACTCTGTCAGTAACGCCACGATGACGGAAAGAGTCTGTTGCAACAACATCCCAATCGGTTGTCTTCAGAATGTGCTCAAGGGTATGGTGTCCGACAAAACCGCCAACACCAGTTAGTAATACTTTTTTCTTATTCATTTTCCTTACCTAATTGGATAGTGTATTGATATATAGTCAACAGCTTCTTCAATGCTGTCAACAAACTTTGTAGTCATGTACTTCATGTACGGTCTGTTTTTGTTCTGCTCAGAGCACATAACGATAGTTGGCTGGTTATGCATCTTTGCCCAGGCCATCTCAAAATCTGTGCCTATGTATGCTCTGTTCTCTAGCATGTACTCAACTATGAGAATATCTGATTTTCTCTGCATGAAGAGGTTCTTGTGGGCTATCTCTTCTGGAGTCATTCCTTCTTCTTCTGGAATTGAAGTAGGATCAAATATGCCGTAGCCTCTTTGTGAGAGCATGAACGTGGCTTCTTTTCTCCAGCCACTTGCATATTCTCCAACGTAATCCATTGCGCCGGATAAAAATACTGAAATACTCATACTGGCCAATAATACTCTAAATTATCTGGCTCGTCAAAATATTGAGAGTAGTATCCAAAATCTTTTCTTAACAAATTGGATCTATGCGATCTATGGAAAAGATCTTGACCAAACCAAGATGGATAAATAATTGAAGTAGTGTCCACTTCTTCAAAAGACATATTGTTTTTGTATCCTCTAGTTATCCATTCTTGGATAGTGAAGTTCTGATACTGCTTTAATGCTTCTTCGTAACCAGTCCACATACGAGTGACTGGATGGTTTCTCCAGCCTTTCGTAGGCGTTCTGTCGAGTAATATATTAAGAACTTGAAATGTTTCAACACGTTGTTTTCCTAACCGACGATAGTCTAATACTTCTACTGATTTCTTAAAATCAGAGTATGGCAGAAATGTTTGCATGGTATTTATTAATCTCTTTCTATACCGAAATGGTCACAGGCTTTTCTGAATATCTCTCTACTTATAGGAAAGTACTTATCGGCATGGCTGACACCTTCTCCAGGCTTTGGCGTTGATGCGTGCCAGCTGTGTCCAATAGATACACTTCCATCATACACCACATTATATCCTAGGTGTCTTGCAAAATACGAGCACCATGTTTCTTCGTAATAATGAGGTGTTGGCAAAAAGGCTCCCATCGCATTTGGGGCAATCTTTTTATATTCTGGGTGATTACTCATCGCTTCCCAAACATTTCTTCTGACGAAGTATGCTGATCCAGATACCGTTACGCATTCGACTCTGTCTTTGTACAGCAGGTCGTACGGGTCGTGCTCTCTCCAGCCTCTATGTTTTGGAGCCGTATTTGTTCCTATGATTCCTGCGTGTGTAATGAAGCCTTTTTCATCTCTCTGCTTTGGGCCCAAAATGTGTATATCGGGGTTATTGTCAAATATGTCCTGTATGTTTGCAACATCGGTGCTGGTCAACCACACGTCTCCATTTAACAGTGCTACAACATCTCCGTTTGACTTTGAGGCCATGTAATTGCAAGCGTAGGAATAGCCTACGTTTTCTTTTAGGTAGAGTCTATCTATCAAGTACTTTTCTTGCGTCTGACGAATCCACGGAATAAAGTCGTCAGACGAGTCATTGTCTGTTATATAAAGGTTCCATTTTTTGTTGAGCGCGCCATTTGGACTATTGACATCAGAATGCAAAGAGTCCAAAAGTCTCTGCAGCTGGGTTCTTGTGTTGTGATTTACAATACAAAGATCAATCATTTTTATTTTCCTTAAACATAAACTCTTTTAATTATCGTTAGCTCAAACGCATCTCTTGCGGTTAGTCCCATATCAATAAATTCCCAAAATTCTTCTTGAGCTATTGACAAATCATTTACACAGAACTCTTCTAATCTATTAAAATATTGATCAACAGTTGGTGGCAAGCTTTTTTTGTTTACGTTTTTCTTTCTTGAAACCACTACTGTTAATGCCACACAAGACATTAGACCTCCTGCTAGAAATAAAGACTTAAGGGCTTTACCATTCATCGTCTTCACCACTTACAGTGCCGTCAAAATATGTTTTTGATATCCAGTCTTGAATGTCTGAAGAAACATTAAGCCAGGATTCCTTTTCTTGCGCATCCTCGCAAGACATTGACATATAATAATAGGTTTCTGCTATGTGTTGCAGAACTTCTACTGGTGCAACAAAGATGGCTTCTCCAGAATTTATCTTTACGTTAATTTTTTTCTTTGGATTTGTTTTCTTACTCATCAGTTTGCTTCTTCTTTTTAATCTCAGCGGACTGAACCTCTTCGTCTGGCACCTGATAAACGCATAGATTATCATTGTCTGGCTCAAACGTAACAAAAAGAATCTTCTTATCTTTAAGTGATACTCCTTCTGGAGGAGCAGATTCTAAGGCTATCTTCTTCGATGCACAGCCGTACACCTGACTGATTCCTTTGTAAACAACTAAATAGTTTAGTTTTCCAGCTGCCATTTCTCTACCTTAATTGTTTCCACTCCTGCCTTATGCAGGAAGGCTTCGACATTGATCCAATCTTTGTATGATGAGTCTTCAAAGTAAAAGACCTGCTTTACCGTTGAATTAGCTATTAGTTTAGCACACGTAAAGCATGGTGGTCCATTCACGTACATTTTTAGTGGATGAGAACTATAATCAGAATGAAGGAAGGCGTTCTGCTCAGCGTGAACAGCTATACAGTTGTCGTAATTCGATCCAGAAGGAGAATCCTCTACATATCTTGGGCAGCCACCGTCCTCACAGTGATCAAAACCAGAGGGTCCTCCATTGTATCCTGTTCCCACTACGTGCCCATGGGTATCGATAAGCATAGCGGAATATTTCTTTTTACCGCACGTAGAAAAGGTGCTAGCATACTGAAAGCACAGGTTCATAAATTGTTTATCTTTTCTTGATAACAAAACTATACCTGTATAATAAATCCTAGTATTAGGGCTAAAACAAATGACAATACTATTGCTATTTTTCTGTCTCTTTTGTTTTCTTCAGAGTTTGCCAGAACCTGAACATTAACAGTCCAATTAAATATTGTTGCGAAAAGAATTGCGAAGATAACGACTTGAATCATGGCACATTAGACCCCATAAGAGCAACTATTGATGCAGGAAACAGTGGCTGAACTAGTTGGTAAACTGCTCTTGCATACTCTTGAATTTCATACTGGGAGTCTTCAGCGAGTCTCTGGCTAAGGAAGAGAACCACAGACTGCAATGAGCAAGACCATCTGTATACTACATACATGGAGTATGCCGGCAAAAACAATCTCGCCTGCTCAGCAGCGATGCCGCTTTCCATAGCCATCTTATAGAGCGCCTCGCCCTGCTCTATGTATCTCTCAAGCTCAGAAGTAAGAGTTGAACCAAGAAATGGATCCGCAAGTCCTTTTGATCCCTGCTTCTTGTCTTCTGGGGCTAGTCTCCAGCTCTTTGGAGTTGGAAGATGAAATTCAGGCTCCATTGTAATGTATCTTCTTGAGGACTCGTTCCATGAATCCATTGTGTGATCTGATCCGACAACATACTTCCAGTGTTGACGAGCAACCATTAATGGTGCGTAAAACTCAAATGTCATAAACGCGTGTCTAAAGGGAGACATATGATTTTCTCTTGCAAGGAAATCAAGCAACTTTGCGTCACGAGGAGACATTACATCAACCTCTTTTGCAAAAGAAGCTCTTGCTGCATTTACCACTGATAGATCGCTACCCATATGGTCAACGAGTCTAACATAGCCTTTATCAAGGACACTTACGGTATTATTCTGATTCTCCATCTTCGTCTTCTTCTTCTAAATCATCTTCTAAAAACATTTCAACTTCTATTGTACCATTTATCTCAAGCAGATGCGAAAGAAAGTCCTCGCTTATCTTAAACAATGGTCCAATTAACTCATTTACAGAGTCAGGTATTGTATACGCTGCATCTACAAGTAGATAATAAATTATTGAATTAACGCTTAAAAGAGATTCGCCTAAAGACTCCTGAACTTGCAAAAGCTCTTTTAGTAGAGTCTCTTTATCGAACTCTGGTTCTTTTACTGAGTTTGATTCAATTAATTCATTGAATATTTTATCTATATTCTCTTCTTCACCAGACATAATTTTCCAACTTATGCGTTATCTTTTATTAGCTTAATCTCACATGCGTCAGTTGTGCAGTAACTCTCACCAATGGCATCAGCTGCCATACCCGCATACACTCCTGAGAAATCAATTGGGAACAACTTCATTGTGCCTTCTTTGTATTCTTCTTCGGTAATTTGTGTGTAGGGCATTTGTGGATAAGTGTGATTGCCTTGCGGCAAGAATGACACTGTTTTTAACTGACCGTCATACATGTGAAGAACCGTTCCTACATGCTCTTTTTCTGTTTCTGAATCAAATGAAACTGTTACAGAAACTGAGTTATCGGACCAGTATCTTTGAGCTGTAGCTGCTAGAGAAATCTTTTCAAATATTGTTACTTCTTTCTCTGATCTAGAAGCGTCAGACTGAATCGGGAAGAATACAACAGAAGTTGTATCAGGTGATTCAGATGCGGGCTCGACCCTATAGTGTGCCATCTTAAATAGCGGAAGCATCGGGTCATCGTTGGAGAATCTAATTGCTCTTAGGAAAAACTTTCCGCCAGGAGTCCAGTGAACTCCAGGTGATTCGCCAGCAAGAATTGACACAGTTCCAGAGGGCTTGATTGTTGTCATCTTAATTGATTCACGAACACCAAGCCACTCAGAGTATACGTTGTCATATCTCTGCACAGTCTTATAACCTTCATCCATCCACTCACGAAGCTTCGGCATTCCTTCACGATCAGCAAAGTTTGCAACACCGGACATTGATGTGCCGATTCTTCTGTTTCTCTGCATGATTGCGTTCGTCTCTTCCCAGTGCGTAGGAAGAAGTGTTACCGTTTTTGCGTATAGGTAAGCAAACTTAAGTGTGCGCTTGAAGTCCTCAAGGTTTTCGTGACGGTTGAGATAGGTCTCAACCAAAGTGCAGCACTCGTAGCTCTCTAGAGACTGCTCTGCGCAGGGGTTGTACCCGGCTACTCTCCAGTCTTTATTGTTTGGAGGATCTATCAGTCTACCGTACTTTCTTGACACATCGAGCCATATCACCCCAGGTTCACCATTGAGCTGAATGCCTGGAACAATTGGAGAAAGGTCGTGACCAACAGAAGTTTCTACTGAGTTGTTGCTCATCCAAGCCCAGCCAGGTGATTGCGGGTCATAAGAATTTCTTTCAGGAAAAACATCTGCGTTCTTGAGATTAAGGAAGTCTTGATCATCAATTCTTCCAATAAGAAGCTCCGCTGATCTTCTGACATTTCCAGAGACAACGCAAACACCTATTAGGTTGCCTATGTCGGCAATATCCTTTCTGGTTAGCTTTTCACCATTTCTGCCAGTAAACAGCTTGCGAATTGCATTGTGTAGTTTGATCAGAGGGTCTGGACCAGATGCAGTTCCTCCGAATGTTTTGATGGGAGTCCCAAGAGGCCTAATCTCATCGTAAACAAACTCAATAGGAGACTGATCGGGCTTTAGATATGAGTTGATAAGATCAACTGTTGAATCTCTCCAGCCTTCTCTACTGTCCTCAATAGTGACTGTTGTGGCGTTCTTGGTGGGCTCATATATTGTGAAATCTTTGTCGGCCCCCTTGTCGTCAAAGCCAACGCCGACACCAAGCATTGATGCTTCCATGAGAAAGGCAAACGGTTTACCAGGATTATTCTTTGACATTTCGGCAGTGGAAACAAATGCACAGTTCTGAAGAGCCGCAGAATTCTTCTGCACATTGACGATGTTTGTGCCCATGACCCATAGTCCTCTTCCTGGTGGGGTCCACTTTAAGTTAAACAAACGATCAAAGGCTTCTTTAGCAGAAGCTTGCGCCTTTGCGTCATTCCAGGGAAGTCTACTCTTTTTGCAGTGTTCTTTCTGAAGAGAGTACATGCCATTGATAATTCTTCTACAAACATCAACCCATGTTTCTTTGGTGCCATCTTCTTTTAAACGAGAATAGGTTCTAAGAAAAGTAATTTCTCCTACAGAGTTACCGCCTGCATCTCTGTATCCAAATGGAGCTTTTTTGTCCTTATACTGTTCTACGAAATCTTCACTAATCTGAAAAGAAAACATGTTGGCGGTCTTGGTTGTTGCAGTAGTGGCTTCTTCCTGGTTGTTCATTTTATTCCTTCTTTTACTTAAAGTTCTTTATGTAGTTTTTGTTTGTCTTGTTTATCTCTGCCGCTTTGATTTTAGCTATCTGTTCAAGCGTATAGATCTTGTGTATTTCTTTTTCAAAAAAGTATCCAGTTCTCCAATTGAATACTTTATCAACATGATTTTTATGGTTGGTGAACACATTGCATATTACAGCGCCACCGTATATTTTCACCATGTTTTTGATTTTTTCTAGAGATTCTTTTTTCTTTTCTTCGTTAGAAAAAGTCTCTTGATCGAATTTGTCATAAAGCCAATTGTATGCCTGTCGTGTTAATGGAGACATGTCAATCTGCTCAAATATTCCCATTTGCAGTATTTTTTTTCTGTTTCTTTCCACAATTATATCATTCTTGATGACATCTTGAAACAGTGCAAACCAATCTTTTTCTTTGAATTGAGCCCAGGCGGTCACCCAAAAAAGAAGCTGGTGGTTGTCCTCTGGAATTGTTGCCTTCTCAAGAACTGGTATGAGGCATGCGCACGCAACGGCTCTTTTAACCATGTCTTTTGCGGTATCTACATCTGAATGCTTTTTCTTCTGAAGGTTCCACAAACTTGCTATTTTATCTTTCCAGTCTGCTTCTCCAAGATAGATTGTCAGATATCGTTCGGCTACATCAAAAGATAATGTTCCCTCTGAAACTACAGCTTCCAGAGATTGTATAGACATGATTAATCCTCTTTACGTTTGTCTAAAGTTATAAAATTGGGGTGGAAATATTTAATTCCCGACCCATTTTACTGAGTCGGGAATCAAACACTTGGTCATGGTGATGATTATATCACACCACTTCTAGATTAGCTTGTCTGGGATTGGCTTATTATATCTCTTTGACCCAATAAAAATGGTCAGTTGTAAGATTTTTTATGCGTGGATCAGAGAGCCTTTGAAGAGGGAACGCCTCTCCACTCTTGAACTCTGTTACGTCCATAAGCGTTATCATAAGTTGTTGGAACGCCATAGCCATAACCATCGGTGAATACTTCACCACTCGGCACGTAGTGTGGCTCGTCTGGTCTAAATACTCCGAACGAGTTTGGTGCGCCCTGAGCTTCGGTTCTTGGACCGTGGCCAACAGAGGTCATTACCTGAGCTGCTGTAACACCCTTAAAGCGATACTGTCTTACCTTGTAATCATTTTCTCTTTCTTCGTGACCAAAGGATGATGGGAAGGCCTTTGCGCCAGAAATTCCCTTGTATTCCATTGGACGGAAACGTGCGCCATCATAGGTTGCTGAACCATCAGGGAACACTCCTGAGAGTGGGTGAACATAAAAAGATGAACCAGTAAAGAGCTGGGACATAAATACATCACCAGGGAAATACCCAGTTCCAGGAACATGGTTTCTATCCGGTGCCCCATCGAGAACGTGGCTGGTGCTGTAGTATGGATAATGAGAGTAGGTGCCAACGCCCTTGGCCTTACCTGTCATTGTAAAATATGGATTGACCATTTCGTTGGAGTTACGCCCCTTCAAAACTGGTCTTGGACCCTCATAAAAAGTAGCCATTTTTAAATCTCCTTGTAAAGTATTTGTCTATATAGTAAAATGCTTTTCCAAATTTTAAACCATTCAAATTAGGTGTTATAATCAGGTTCTATAATTAAATCGGAAAGTATTGGTGGGACCTTGTCGTCAAGCATTCTGAGCGTTACCTCAATGTATACCGTGTTTGACGCTCCTGGGTTGGCCAAGGTAAATGTGCCCCCATTTTGGTAGAAGACCCTATGGTCAAAGATCTCTGATAAAACGGTTGGGGAAACATTATATATTTTTGGTGAAACATTTAAAATTTGATTTATGGTTTTTCCGTCCGGTGCATCAAACTTTACAAAGGTTCTACCAACTGGTAAAAACTTTTCATACCTTACATCCAAGTCCGCTAGACCATATGTATAGATATATTTATTATTTTCTACAACATAATTTCTCTGCCTTAAATGAATTCTTACTGCCGTAATTTGAGTATCTTCGTAATAAAAAGATAATGGACCAGAGTTAACAACTGCGTCAGACCCCAAAGTGCTCCACCCACCTGGGGCTACTTTTCCAACGGCATCGTAGTTATCTTCATACAGAGAGTTCTTGTTCAGCGGAACGTAGCTGTCTGCATCGGTTAAAGTGGGATTTAATCTTGTGGTATATTCAATTTTTACAACATCAACGCCATTAGCTGGATATGGAGAAAGTGTTATGTAATTTGATATTGTTGATCCAAGACTTGCTGCAGGCACTTTTATATAAAGGTGCATATTAACGCCAAGAGGATTCGGTGAATTTAATATTACGTTTCTTCTCCAAACCTTATCTGGAAGATTGAGAAAAGCGTTTTGAACCGGGCTAGTATCAACTAAAGCACCTACACCATCTCCTCCGGGAAGGGATGTATCAACTCTGGTTTCTAAAAAGTCTGGTATTATCTGTCCTTTTACCGGATTAATAAACTTTATCTTTGAGTGAGAAGAGCCAGAAACTACTGGTAGTTTTATGTGATTGAAAAACTCATCAAACTGAAGAGCTTCTGAAGACGAAACAGCGTATTGAGTTGAGATAAATTCAGAAACATCTACCTGACTTTTGGTGAATAAAGATAGTTGATTTGTGTTTTGACTCTCAATGCTACGAACTCTATCAAAAAGATCAACTATAGCAGAAGAAATAAAAGTGTTATCTTTTATGATTCTCTCTATAATTTCTCCCACTTTTTTATCAAGTACGCCATACTTATTATATAGATATAGAAGATCTGCGTAGTTCTGCTCATATCTTTCATTTAAGTCGGTACTTGATATTGGACCATGATACTGTTGTGGTTTTTTTTGTGTATAAATAAATTCTGACATAGTTATCCTATTTTAATTGTTTATATTTTTTTCAATATTGTCCAGCTTGCTCATCAGCATTGCTATCTTTGAAGAAACGACTAATGGTTTATAGTACTGAAGATAATCTTCTTCATATATTGCCACTTCATCAACAACATATTCCTCTTCATCTCGATCATAAGTCACCCTTTGTGCATATACGGTTATGTCAATGTCTCCATTTAAATAATAACCTGGGGTAGCGGCAGAGAGATCAACATCAATAAGAGAATTTATTTCTTCTATTTTTGATTCAATTTCGTCAACATTTTTTGCCAACCTTGCAACATCTAAAATCATTTGATCGTTATGTAGGTTTAGCATTTCGCTAGAAATAGGACCACTATACGGTTGCCTGTTCCTGGTAAAGTTTGGTTGAAATATGTTTTCTCTTTTATTGAAAAGCGAATATGAGTAAGGCATGATTCTCCTAATGCTTAAACTTTACCGTATAGGAAACTATGGATGGGGAGGAGCTATACGACTCTCCCCTAAGCATGTCTGCCCTAAGCCTAATGGCCTGAGGACCGTTTCCTGTATTGCTATAGTAGTAGACCTTTGAGCCTTCTTTTATTTCTTCTGTTCTTCTGTAGACAATTTCATAATTATTTTCATAATTAATTATAGAGTATACATTATCAATATTTGAATAATAGGTTCTTAAATCTTCAACTTTTACTTCATAAAGATAATTTTTAAATAATTTAACTCCAGGTATAGAAAGTATTGACTTATCTTTTAACAAAGCTATAGTGCCATTAAACGGCACTTGGACCCCAGAGGTGTTGTTTGTTGATTTATTGATAACAATTATAAGGTCGTTTCTACCTTGTTTTATCGGCCAAGTTAGGCTTGCACTCAAAACCCCTGGAGAAAGAGAAGAGTTAGCAGTTATGTCAACTCCATTAACATAGATTCTTATGTCCCAATACTGGGCAGCGAGATCTTTCAAAAGTGTCTCAGTAAGATTCAGTGAATTTTCTGAATATATATTAGTTGAAATATAAATACTTCCATAGGGAATTGATTGAGCTGTAAAAAAGTTTTGAGACAAGGGAACATCTCTGGAGAATGTTGTGTAAACGACGTCAGATCTTTCCCCTGTCAATACCTGCTGCCAACTTTCTTTATCAAGAGATACTTCTGCAGCCAAGTGTACTGTTAGTTGATTGTTGTCAACATTTTCTAAAATGTAAGAATCATATGGCCTTATGTCTTGAGGAAATTTGGTTAATCTATAAAGATTAAAATCAATATTTTGAGAATCGCTTGCATAGAAGTAATTGGTTATAGGATTGTTAAAAGTTTGTGATCTTGGAATCTGATACATTACATTTCCAGTAGAAATTATATCTTCAGACTCACTTAAGAATATAGTGGACTCAACCAATTGAGAACCATTAAAGTTTATAACTGCTGGAGAGGTTGGATTTTTTGCGTTTGTAGGAGATATTGATGTCCAATTGTAGTCATATACATTTACTGCCGTTGGATTGTCTGGAGCAATGTAATACCTTATATTTGAGCCCTGAGGAATCTGATCTTCAACGCTTATGCTTACTGCATCTATTGTAAGCTTTGAGTTATCTGCAGATGGTAGTGACATAGGCTGGCTAACAAATATTGCGTTTGAATCGTAATATGGTGCAGTTATGACCAGTTCATCAATTCTAAAATCGTAATTATATACAACATCTTCGTTGTCCCTAGTGACATAGTCTGGCTCATCTTTTGTTAGATAGATCTCCACTGAATTAGATAATTGTGGGGTGAACGAAAAAGAAAATCTATCATAGTCTTTTGAGCTTGTTTTTGTATTGCTAGCTGACCTGCTTCTTTCATTTGGGTCAACAACAATAACTCCAATTGAAACGGGTTTTTGTGAACTTATTACTCCCTCTACCAGAGATATTGGCCCAACAACACCAGAAACAGGAACGACTATCTTTAATGTACAAACACCAAGCGTCCTTGACGTGTGCTTATACGTCCACTGAGAATTTGTTAGTCCATTAAAAACATTTCTAAAATCTACAGTGTCATCTTTGACCTGGGTTCCCTCAAACACTACTGACACATTTGCAGCGCTTGATGTATTGAGCAGGTTCCCCACATAGTCAAACAAACCAGAAGTAATTTTTGGTATTGTAACCTTTCTTGATTGAGTGTCAACATAGGCTGTAGTGTAGTTGAGATCAGTCAAGTTTGTATTGTTAAAGGCATTAGTTATACTAAAGTAAAAACCATCTGTATTTTTTATGGAAAAAAGATAATCGTCTACAGTTTTTTCAAGCTCTGCCCTTTTTGTTCTAAGAGATTCTAATCTCTTAGAATACGCTGTGACCACCTCATACAGCTTCTCTACATGCTCATGATAAGCTTCATATATTACGTCAATATTAAACAGCATGTGCACCATTATTCTGTTTAACTTTTCTGCGTCTATTACAGAGTTGGTTGAAAGATCGTTGTATGGTACCGGAATCGAATTGCCTAAAGGAAATCTAGAAAAGTATCTTCCATAAAGAATGGAAACTTCGTTATCAGATGGTTGACCACCTAGGGCGTAGTACATCTTAAATATTGTTTCTATAAATCTTCTTTTTTGTATATCTGCGATTGACATATTAGGTTACCTTCATTCCTATTTTATAGGAGTAGATTATGGGTGTACTTTTAACGTTTCTATCTTTTCTTAAGATCGCCCTAAATATTACTGAATTAATATTTTGTGGAACTTCTGGCGAATTAAAATAAGCTATTTGAGGAAGTGTGGCGATGTCAGAAAGGTTTTGATTAAAAGCTAAAACTTCAGGTTTACCCTCAAACGCTCTTTCCTGAGGAGATATCTCTATCCACTTTAGGCCACCATCAACACTAATGTAGTAGTTTATTCTTGACTGTCCAACAACTTCTCCTTCAGAATTTGTTTCAACAGGTATATAATCTTCAACCTGAAGACTAAGAAGCTCAAGATTTCCATAAATGTAAAATGGTTTAGATATTATTTCAGATATATCAGAGTAAGTTTCAAGGCCAACAAAAAGGTCTCTAATACCAACGCTTGCTCTTTTTGCTTTAAGGTATTCAAAATTTCTTTTTAAGAATAAATCTTTTGCCCTCTCAGCGTCTGCGGGTTCAGTGTAGTTTTGTTTGCTAACATTTTCTTCGGTGATAGTTATCTGTTGCTTGATAAAAAATGAATCCAATAAAGAAACAAGCTCTGTTTCTCCAGAGCTAATTGAAACAGTAAAAGAGTTTGCGTCTGCTGCAATAACATTGTAAACCCCCTTGTTTACAACAAGTTGATTCGACGTTGATAGAGCCTTAATATAAACCCTATCTCCAGGAGATAGTCCATTGTTAGTGCTAGCAAAAACAGCTTCGTTATCTTCTGCGGTTACAGAAGTTATTGTCTTTCTTAAAGAATTCATATAAGAATTTAAAGACTGATCTTGAGGAAGAATAATGTGCAGAGCATTTCGATCATCCGTTAATGAAGAAATTATTGAATCAATGTAAGGCGAATTGACTTCGTATTTTGCAGCTCGTGATGGATCTGAAACAAAAACTTTCACCGGAATATTCTCTTGATTTATTCTGTCATTTGAAAAATAATAACTTTGATTTGGTGTAGCACCATACTCTGGTGTAGCACCATAAGTTGGTGTAGCACCATGAGTTGGTGTAAATTTAATTCTGGTAAAGCTCTTTGATGACTGCTGCCAATACTTTACTCTTACGGGCAATACTTCAGATGTTGACGACTTTATTCTTTCTGGGCCAATTATTGGTGGCACTACAGTATCTCTGTTCCAGGAAACGTCTTCTGCCCTGTAGTTTGCATTGTCCGCAACAACCTCTACTGGAGAAAACCTTGTTTGCCCCCTCCATGTTTGCGATTGGGTTGCAGCTGTAGCAGCCGCTTCGGTCTCATAGGGAGTCCAGTAAGCATGTTTTATGGTTACATCGTTGAACTGGGATTGCTCAAATGTGATAAAAACTTTATTTGCTTTTATTCTTGGGAACCTAAAAACTCCCTTGTTATAAAAGTAACTTTCTTTTAAAGACAAGGAGGGATACGCAATATCCGAACCAATAAACACTGGGTTGTCCGCTGTTACAAGCGGGGTTATAACATTGTCTTTTTCGTTATAAATTTTAATAGAGGATATTTTAATATTTTTTATAACATCAATATTATCGTAACCAAAAAATGGAATTATTGATATATGATTAATATCTTCGCCATTTCTGTTTCTTGTTACAATTTCAACAGTTAACTTTAATGGCTTTGACGAGTCAAAGTTTGCCCAATTAATATATCTTTGATTTGCTCCAGATTGAGAAAGTCCGTACTGGAATTCATAATCGGACCTTTCTGCTGATACTGGAACATTAAGAGCCTCATATTCAAAATAAGTTACAGGGCTTTCGTCAACCATAGCGAGTAGGTTTGACCTAAGAAGAGCGTTGTCTTTTTCATACAAAAATGGATTGCCATCGTCTTCATCTTCAAAGTAAAGATGATAACTGCCGTTTAATCCATTTGATATATCAAGATAAGACACTTCTCTGTTTTGTTCTCCATTATAATTTTGATTAATTATATTAATGTTTCCAGAAGCTTTCTTGATATTTCTTCTACTCAAGCAGGCGTACCCGTCGGTTACGTCGGGCATGTTCCCGTTTTTTATTTTTGAAGAATCAATTAAATCTAAATTATTAAAAGTGTCTCCAACATAAGTCATATTTGCTGCAGAACTATTCGAGTACATTTCAAGTGCAGATATTTTTGATCGTATCCTTGATACTAGATTTTTTTCTGCCTCAATTTCATTTGTAATTTGATTAAATGAGTTAACATAATTTGCTACCAATGAGTCAAATTGATACATTATGTTATTCAAATCAGAAGACATGTCTTGATTAAATCTGTTTAACTTTTCTGAAGAAGGAATATCACCTTTGTTCAAAAAAGGAATGGTTGCAATAGGTTTTCCTATAGACCTTTCTATTTCGCTAAGAAGTTTCCTGTATTGTTTATCGAACTCTTGTGGATCCGAGTTTTTATTTTGAACGTAGTTAAAAACAAATTCTTGAACCTTTGCAATTATCTGAGCGTAGGCTAGGGTGTCGGTTGAAAGTTGCGCCATGTTAGTTCCTAATTAGATTTGTTCTTAAATAAATTATCATATTTCATTAGTCTGAGCAAGGTGTTATCCCTTGTTTCTGAAGAAAACTTAAATATTAACCTATCAACAGAGTAGTTCTGCTCAGAGTTGTTAAGGGACCTAAAAACAACTCTGTATCTGAAAGAGTCTGGAATATACTGATAAAGAACTCTAAATGGTTTGTTGATTTCTTTATTAAATAGTATGGTATCAGAATAGTGAATAAACAAAACATCGTCAGTTTCATAAAATGATTCAATTTTATTATCTAGTGTATAATTAGTTATATTAATAGCCCTAGACCCATCGTCAAAGAAGACCTTTACTGGAGAATAGTTTGAATAGTCTGCTCCAATAGCAGAAGTTATTGACGATGTAACTGTTCCAGAATAATTTGAATAAGCGCTATTTACCAGTTTTGATCTATCAATATATGGGTCTTCAAGAAGTCTTACCCTATTCCCTTGCGAAGTGGAGCTAAACCTTTCTCCATTGATCCCATTAACGTTTGGAGTTGCTAGAACCGGTGTTGATAAACCATTTGGATTAAGCTGTATTTCACGAACTGAATCAATATACTTTGGTGTGTACGAAACAAAATACCTAGAAGATGGGTTGAACTGAAGTATCTTTAAAGACCTTTGATTTACAATATAGGAACCAGGCTCTCTTCTTTCTCCGTTAGAATACATAACGATTGATTCTTCTAGTGGATCAAACCTGAGTGTGCATTCTCCATTCGAGTTTGGAACCAGAAGCTCTGACCTAATAGACGTTTCGCCATACGGCATTATGGGAATCCAGTTTGACTCTGAGGTTGGAAACTCGCTTGTTGTTACACTAAACTCAACTGACGTTGCGTCTTTTGATGGATCGTCTTGAAAAAACAAAAGTTCTTCAAAATAGTTTGCCAACATCTTTGTTTTCAATGGTCTTCCATTTGTGTTAATTTTTTTACTAACAAAAACAGATTTAGTTGGCATTACCTGCGCCGTGACAAGTTTTTCAAAAAAGAATATACCGCCAATTGATATGTTGTATTCATACATGTTCGTTGCTTCTGTTGCATTCAACATCTGGGTAGCATCTTCTTTTGACAATCCGCCAATAGTTTGGGAAATAAAGTGAAGATTTTTATCAACCGTGTTAGAGTCTCCAACTGGCATTAGCCCACTAGTAACCATATTTCTAACTGGCTTAGTTTTATCTGTTATGTTGGATTCAATGTAAACTGAAGAGTTTTGAGTCCTAAGTTTTGCACCTAAAGTATAGGATATAATTGAGAATATAATGTTTGAAAACATAGACGTATTTTTAAACTTATTAAAAGAGTCTAGGTCGGAAAAATACGTGTTTCTTCCGAGCTCTTCAACAACTCCAAAATTAGTATCTGACAAATTAGTTGGATAATAATTGGTGTAATTATAAGAATATATTTTTTTATTTCTTAACAAGAATGTTTTTTCTGTATCTTTTAAGAAAAACTTAACAACGAAGTCCTGCAAAGAATCGTGCGAATTGTTTCTTCTTTCTTTAACGGAGTTGACTATTGATGAAATCATTTTTGAATTTATTTCAGACTGAACAGGAGAAATTTTTGTTCTTAAATAATTTACTTGTGCCAGTATAATTGTTATTGATTTAATTATGTGGCTGTTATTCAAGTCAATATCAGAATTTTTTGATATTGTAACAGGACTGGTTAAAACTGGTTTCTTTACAAAAGTTCCTGTACTTGATCCAATATTTTGTGAATCTTCAGTTTCTATAATAATTTGAGATACTTGCATTCCAACACTGTAGTTTGGCACTAGTCTTATTCTTGATAATGATATTGGGGCAACAAAATCTACGTTAATCGCAACTTGAGCCGAGGGCTGAGTAATTACATTGTTTTTGTAGTTTATATATTTTTCTGAATCTAAAAGAGATTGTTTTAGTATAAACGGAGTTTTTGCAGAAATGCTCCAAGATTTAGAATTAGTGTTATTGAGTACGTTGTTGATTCCTGTGTCACTTGAAATATATTCGCTAGGAAAATTGGTTTCATAGGTTATGCTTCTAATGTTTGACTTATTAACCGGCACTAACGAAAGTTCGTAATCTGAGGAATAGTTGAGTTTACCAGTTGATTGATTTACGTGAGCTGTCATATTTGCGCCGAATGGCACTCCATCCCTGTCTGGAATGCTCAGTGTTGAGTCTTCATTTATAAAAGAGTTTTGATCACTATCAAAATTTTCTATAAAAGAAGAATTGTACAAATCATCTTCTCCTGAAATAAAAGAGTAGTTTTGTATATAAGATTCTAGATACTCAATATCTTTTTCAAGTTTTTGCAATTCTCCGCCAAACAAGTTTGTCATAGCCATTCCCATGATGGAAAGAGAATTAGAGATATCAAATTCGCTTTTAACCCTTAAGTCAATGTCTCGGAACATATCGATTAAAGTTTCTCGCTGAACGGTTTCAAGCTGTCTAATAATTCTAGGAGAATAGTCAGCAGAAGCGGTAAAAGAAGAAAGCTTTTCTACCAGTCTTCCTATTTCAACTTTTTCAGAACTAACCTCAGAAAGGACAGACGCTATTGACATCCTAGATTGTCTACTAAAAAGCTTAATATGATCACTAAGTTGATTTAACATCTAGATCGTTCTCCAGTCATTTCCTTCTAGGTCTTGAATATCAAAGCTTACACCTGCAGTAAGATTTCCTCTTACAATTGCATAAATCTCTTCTTCTGAAGTAAAGTGGTCTTTTACTTCTTTTGGAATTCTTACAATTACGTATCCGCCATTTGGATATGTATAACCCTTTCCTGACTGTATGTCGGCAAATGACAAAATATTACTATTTTCTTTTGACAACTTCTTTGCATCTTGAGATCCGGAGATGCCTCCACCTTTTACTCTCAAATCTTTTATTGAAATGTTTTCAAAAGAGTATTTGTTAATCACATTAATAGTTGCTATATGCAATGCTAGAGGATCGTAATTTTCATGGCCGGCAACGAAAGTTGAGTAATCATATGTCCAGTCAATTACTCTTCCATCTTCAAACTCTTCTTCGTTAATATAATTCATGCCGTCAAAATATTCAACTAATTTTGGACTAATAAAAATATAAACAGGTTTTGATATACCGCTTTCGCTAAATGGGTTTAGGGGAATCTCTCTTCCTTCAACATGCCTTAATAAGATGTTGGGTGACTTTGTAACGTAGTCTATTTTAATATTATAAGGACTTGAAGGAACTATTTCTCTTCTAAAAAAAACATCTCCGGTATGTTTGTTGAAATCAATAATTTCATTTTGATCTATTTCTTCCCATTGATTTGTTTCTGCGTTCTTTATCCTAACCTTCAGCCAAGGAAGTGATGGGTTAGCGTCGGTATATCTTGAATCAATAGAAGCTTTGTTTATTTGATTTTGATAAGAATGTATAGAACCAAATCTAGTTCTTATCTGATTGTCGGCAACTACTATAGGATGCTCATTAAAAACATCTTCATAACCTGCACCAAAAATGTTTGAGTAATTTAATTTCAAATTAGTTGTGTCGTACGTGCATCTAAGCTTTTTTCCGACATGGTTTTTGAGATAGTTTGAATAGTTGTTTTCTGGTATAGATATTTCTTTAAAAAACTTTCCATACCCAATTCCAATAAACCATGAATCAAATTTTGACAAATTATTTGGTGGTGGATATACGCCAATTTTTGGTCTACCAAAACTCTTAACAGAATATAGTGGAGCAATTATTTTATTTGGAAGAGCAAAATAAGAAAAGTCTGCTTCAACATTAGATATTGTTGCTCCATTTCCTTTTTCTCCGTCAGCGTCTACGGCGAGAAGGCCAACATAAAAAGCGTTCGGACCACCAGTTTCTGGGTTAATATAATCAGAATATGTTATAGTATTTCCGTAAAATCTTCTTGTTTGAACATTATAGAATTGCCATATTAGACCATATGTTGGAGGAGCAGAGTTTTCTCCCCACAATAGTTTGATCAATCCAAAAGATATATCTCTGCCTTCTGGAGACCTAATTATTGACTCAAAATTTGGAAAACCTATTGGCCTACCTTCTGAATCGCTTAGAACAACCAGTCCATCAAGAGCAGAAATAGTTGAAGGAGTTTGCCTTGCCGGAACAGTTGGGTCATCGGCGTCTTTTATCCAATAGTTTTGTATTGGAGATACAACGCTAAAATCCTCACTATAAAAAGATTCTCCATTTGCAGCTGAAAAAAAGAACTTGTTTGTTGTTAAATCATTTTTAAATGCATAGACCGAAAATTCCAAAACACTAACATTTGATTCTTCTTCGGTGTTTGTTTTTCGTGCTTGAGTTATTAATGGCAGTTCATTTAAAACAATCTTATTTGAATTTGTTGTTTCAAGAACAAAATTTATATTACCATCATTTGATGCATAAGAAATTGTTGGATTTTTATTTATACCCTCTTCCAATATATAAAGAGGTGTTTCCTGAGAAATGCCAGGTATAGATATTGCTAAGCTTCCGACAGGATCTATTTCTGGTATGGAAACTTCTGGAGCCCCTATGCTTCTGAGATTTTCTGTATCAACAAATACTGAATCAAAGTATATGTCAGTTATTTGTGGAACAGCTGAAGCTGTTGATGTTGAATGATTTAAGTCAAGATAAGAGTCGCCATTTTGATTTATGTTTATCCTACCTTTTATCTTGCCAGTTACTGCAGCAGAAAAAGTTCCGTTTTCCTCAAAGGGAACATCAACAAGACTTGAAGAAGTTGTAGTAATATTCATTTCTAAATTTCTCAAAGAGAAACCTTCGGCATTTGGACCAAGACCGGATATTGATCCACCTTGGACTTTTAGCATTATGAACTTTGCTCCGACTATGTTTGGAACAGATATTTCTTTTGTTCCGTTTGCGCCAATTGATAGGTTCAAACTTCTTGAATATATTGGCTTTATTTTTGCTACGTCAGGAACTATATGCCTGGTTTGAGAAAGGTCATTAGAATAGACTTTAATATCGAGTATTTGAGACGCCCACGAACCTGCCCTTACTCTAACTGAATGTAATTGAGTTGCATTTTCTGGAACCTTTACCAATATGTAGTCAACAATGGAGCTTGGTCCAGCAGTACCAGTAAAGCTTATTCTTCTATACTCCGTTTTGCCCACGTTAGATATATCAGAATACTGAACAGCTCTATCAATGTAAGCTTGGATGTCTGCATCTTTTGATGCTGCTCTTTCTCTTTGGAAAGCTGTGGGATTTGTTCTTTTCAGATTGAGCCAATAAATTGCTAGAACAGATTTTGTTTCTGAGTCAACTATGCCATCAACAAAGCTTTGGCTTTTTGCTGCTTGGAAAGCAACAACTTCTGCCGCAGTTTTTGGTCCATATACTCCATCTACTCTAAGTTTTGCACCGTTTTTATTTAAAGTATATTGTATGTATTTAACATATGAATTCTTTACAGTGATAGCTGTGGTTCTTGCCGTGGTTGATGCACCAGATGTGGTTGAAGAAGAAGAATCAACCACTGAAGGAATTGTTTCAGTTATTGCCTCATAAAGTGTGGGGTAAGCCTTATTGAACTCTCTTAAAATGAATCCTACACCCGCTCCTTTTAGGTATGCATACGGATCACTGGGTAATTTTGTTCTGGCAAAAGGTATCAGCCATTCTTTAAATATGTTGAGAAAAAACTTTACCTTATTATCGTTACTGTAAAATACCCACTTCGACGCAATTGGATGAGAAGCCAATTGTCCATAGGTGTACACGCTGCTGCTTATGTAGCTTACTATTTTTCCATCTAATCTTATTCCATCTAGCTCACAAGAGTCTGCGTCAATATATCGAAAACTAAGTTTTCTTCCTTTTCTATATGAAAGATCAATTGCGTCTTGTGTGCCACCTCTTGTTGTGCCAGCAGAAGAGGTAGTCGTTGCCGACGTTGTGCTTGACGCTGTTCTATATGAGACTTTATATTCGTCCCATCTTTCAGACTTTCCTATATCATTGGTAAAGTGAAAATTATTTAAAACATTTTTGGTTGTATCTTGATCAATAGCTAAGATGTCTGTTCTTGAATATATCTTTGATGAATACCTGTATCGATTAAATGGAGATTCATCATTCAAGATTTGAATAGGAGAATCATCCATGCTTGCAACACTTACATACTGTCTTACGTTTGAGACTTGATTTACTGGAGTAACACCCTTAAATGATCCAGAACCAGAAATTCTGGTTGCAAAAGGAACTTCCCAATTTAAAACATAAGAATTGTTAAATTCAGAAGTTTTGTTGTAGGCGTATTGAACGGCCAGATTAATATCGTAACTTTTTACTGGCTGAGACCCTTCAAGATAGTCTTTTGGAATTTTTCTAGAATCGTCTATTGGAGACCTGTATTCGGATGATTCAATAACTGAATATGGATAGTCTATTGAAGAAAAGTCAAATTCAGGAGAAACAACCTTAGAGTAGGCGTCAACTAAAACTGGACTGGAGGATCTGATTTGATTTAGGGCGGGTGATTTTATCTTGTAGACAGCGTAGGGTGACACTTCATCATTGATTCTTGGTGAATAAAAATATTCGCCTGAACTTAAAGAGTCAAAATTCAAAAATCCAACGTTAGTATTCGTGCACTCTATGTAAAATTCAACATTTGAAAAGTCTCTGTTTATTATTCCATTTCCTATATTAGAAATATTCCTCATGTCATTTGTCAATATGTCTGACAAAGAACTAGTTCCATTGACTTGTATTTCTCTAACAAAAAAGGATTGTGCTTCGTTAGCGTTTATATCCGTTGAGACCTCTGTTTTTGTTGAGAACTTGTGTACTAGCTTTTCTTGTTCTGACAAAACAGTTATCTTTCCATTTTTTAAGACACCATTGATTGTCCAAGAGTTTCTCCAAGGAGAAACATGCCAAAGAATTGATGACTCATAATTAAATTTATTAGAATTTGCTATCCTTACCTTAATGCTTTGGCTGATTATATTCTGAAACAATTTACAGGCACCTTCTGTAACTGGAACAATCGTTGCAGAGTCTTGATTGATTTGATTTAGTGCGCCGGCATTTCTAGCTGGAGCGCCTATTCCTCCACTGAAAATGTCATTAACAAAATGACCAATTGAAGACGCAGAGAAGTAAACGCTGGGAAGATCTACTGTTGCCTGAGAAGACATTGTAGTGAAGCCAAACAGTTTTCTGTATATCAGAACATCTTCATTAACACTGGCAATTGATTTTGTAGATAAAACACTCCAACTATCTGAGGTGTCAAAAACGGAAAGTTGGACAGGAAAATAATTTGGAGTAGCACCATCTTTACTCAGCAGCTGTTTTCTTCTTCCAAAAATTCCATAGTCAGCTATTGAATTTTCCTCGTGAAATTCGCTCATATTCCAACCGTTAAACGAGTCTTTGCCATTTTTGAACGAATCATTTAACTTAATAAGACCACTTTCAGTTACAATTTTGTCATAGTTAAATCCAAAATATTGTAAACCGTTTTCGGATGCAGAACCCATATTCAGTAGAGAGCAATCAATAAATACAGACGTTCCGTTCTGAAGCCAATGAGACACTTTATAATACTGATCTTCTGTAATGGTTCCTATTGGTGTCCAGAACAGAATGTCGTAATCTCTGTATATATTTTCTTTATTATCTAGATCAACTGTCCAATGATTTTTTGATAACTTATTGTCGTCCTCTGCATATGGATTGTAAAAATTCATATTGAGATTGTTTGTTTCGTACATTTCCATATTGGAAAAAACAAATGGATAGGGCGCATCCCCAGACGAAGAAGAGTATATAACCGCAGCTTTTACTTTTATTTTTTCTTCGTTTAAATATATATTACTTACAGAAGATATATCGGTATTAATTTTTGCAACCAGTCTCCAGTTAAATGTCTGAAAAGTTCTTGGATCTTGTATAGCCTTTTTGGGAACAATTCCCTTCCATCCAGCGTACTTAAATTGCCTATTTGTAAGTTCATTTTCTTTTTGAGAAAACAATTGTGTTGAATAAATTCTTCTTTCTGATGAAGAATCATCCATTACTTCTGTTTCTTCTAAAACTTTTGTATAAAAATGTTGTGTGTTTATTATTTCTTTAAACCCTAGAAACTGTTCTTTTGCTAGAGCGTCTTTTGTGATTTCATACTTGTCGTAAACAAGACTTAAACCAACCGGATCAGCGTCATCTAGAATAACAATTATTCTATAAAAGGAAGTTTGCGCCTGCGCAACATTTGCATTTGTAGCATATCTCTCTAGCAGGATTTGATATCTGTTAGTTCCATCTGGATTTAAATATTTATTACCAGAAGAATCAACAACTCTTATATTTAGCTCGTCTGGATTTTTGATTCTTGATGGAGAATTTAAGCCAGAGTACTCTGTGATTGAGGAGTTTTGAAGTGTAAAGAACCTACTCACATAATAACTGTGAATAAAAAGATTTTCTGAAAGTTCATTAATCTTGTCTGTAAAATCGAAGTTTCCATCATAGGAATTTAAAAATTTATTACTAACAGATATCTCTGAGTTGTTTAATATTGGTGAATGTTTTATTTCACCTTTTTGAGTATCATCATTTGCATATCTTAGAACACCAAACTCATCAGCATACATTATCGAATCTGATTCACTTGATGTTTGTGCAGATACGTTTTCTGGTATTGAAGAGGAAAGGTCAAGAACACTTAAGTGATTGCTGGGCGTAACTTCTTCCGAGGAGTACCATCCGCAAATTTATTGCGTCTGGAGGCAGTGTTGTGCCCTTTTTGACTGCTGCTTCTTTTTTGTTATCTGTTAAATTATCAAAAGCTCTCATCAACTAGTCCTCTTCAAAATCGGGATGAAGATCGTTTAAGCTTGCCGCAGTGTTTGGCGTGCTTCCAAGAAGGCCAATCTTATACTGAGTAAATCTGTCAATTGGATACCAGACTGGCAAGTCGTAGGAAGAAGGTGTTGCATTGGAATCGTAGAATACATCAAAGCCAATTTCGTCTGTCTTAAAAACTGGATCTTCATCATACAAAACATATTCTGCGTCTGTTTGAGGTCTGGGTATATAGACCGGCTCTTCTGAGTTTGCTTGGCTAGCATCGTACTTTTCATACCAATAAACTATGTCTCCAGCTATAGTAACAGGCTCAGCGCTTAGAACTGACAACATATCACTTTCAACCCCAACGTACCAGTATCCAGGTGTGGCATCGTTTTGGGCAACAAAGGGACCAATTTTAAACATACCAGCTGAGTCTGCCTGGACAGCGCCGGCAGCACTTGATTGACCAGGGGTGGCAAGACTGTTTGAATAGTCGTGAACAAAAACTCCTGGAAGGTTTCTTGCCTTCCTCCAGTATACATAGGAGTTGGGAGTTGACTTCCCATAAATTTCAACAGAGTCTGTCGAATTAGCTGTTATAATCTTCTTTGTTGTTTGAGCCAGAATCTTTGGAGAAGAACTAACGCTGGGCATTAGCCAGTAGTTGACGGTAGCAGATATTAGGTTCGACTCGCTGTTTTCATTGGCAAAAACATTTGGGCTGCTTAGACCAGTAATATATATAGATGATTCTTGAGAAACAGATGTTGGAGATCCAGAATAGGATACTTTAGAGAATCCAAAACCATCTTTATCGGTTGTTACATATTGAGGATCTGAGGCGATTTGGGTTCCAGTTATTGCGAAAGTTTGATTTGGTTTTGGATTTGAGTTTGTATCTTTTGAGAATATATTAAGAACAATATAATCATTGCCATCAGATAATAGTTTTGCAGGAGAGACGAATGCATCAACAGAATTTGCTGTATAGCTACTGTGAGAAAGGTATAAATAACCTTCGTCTACAGCTCCATATAATGGGTTGAGATAAACTCCATCAAGTTCATAGTCCCTATCATATATTGAGGACTCGTAGTTAACGGTTGCGCTGTAAGTGCCGTTGGGAGTTGAGGACAAAGTAATCCTTGACCTGTAAGAATCGGTTAAGTTGTCATAAATTTGATTGTCGAGCACAAATGCGTTACGAACCCTGTAGGATACCCTATAGTTTCTGCCAACAACAAAAGAATTATGTTGCTCAAGAATGTTAGTGATAGAACCTAATCCTGAAACTACCGTTGCGCCCGTGTGAGTGTCTTCGACTGTTGCATCAAAGTAGTCACTGTAGGCCAAAAGTAGATAGTCTTTATTTTTTGCGGTTATATATTCGAAGTTATATAGCGAATACTGTGATGGTGTAGCCTCATCAAAGAAAGACACCTGCCTATACTGAACAGGAGTGGATCCACTTGCTTGAACAGTGACTATTGCTGGAGCGCCATTTCTAACCACAGAAGACAGATCGTGAGAATCATCAGTATTCCAAGATTCAACAACAGACTTTGCGTATATGAATCCTGCTTCTCCATCTTGGTAGTACCATCCAGTTTTGATTGAAGGAATTACTTTTTCTTCTTGAGCGGATATATACTGAGCCCTTATCTTAATGTCCTTAAGAATGATCTGATCTAATTCTTCATCATAAAAGTTAAGATTTTGAATTCCAGTAGTATCGTTTGAATTATCTTGCCAAATATAAACATTGTCGTTTTCATGCAATATTTCAACTGATCGAACAATTAAATTTTCATCTTCTTCATACTCTTCAAGACCAAAATCAGATCTATACAAAGTGTATTCTCCTACTAGATCTGTTTTTTTATTTTGAAGATTGTCGTAATTAGAATCTGGAGAAGAGCCTACGACACCCTGTTCCGACAAGTAAAAGCTAAACTCATCATAGTGTGTTGCTTCAAAGTTTTCCCAAACCTTATATTCAAAAGGATAATAGCCTGATTCCGGTGCATATACTTTTATAAAATCTGGTGTCGCATTATATGGAAACTTCGTTTCAACAAAGTAATAGTTATGAGTTGAGCCCTCAACGCCAACATAGTGATTGTGTTGGTCAGGTGTAGCAAAGTTTGCGTTAACAAACCCGAGAAGCAAGCTGGGGGAAGATGGGATAAGGTGCGTTAGATTTTCTTGTCTATTGACGGAAACTCCTCCGTAGCCAACATATGGAGCTGAGGAATTATCAACATCATAATCGGAGGACACCACATTGTCAATGTGAACATATATAGGAGTTGCTTTGTTGGGTAACAAGAAGTTATTTTTTATATCAGAAGGATATATAATAACATCATTTGTTTCAGAAAGTTTATTGCTTTTATTTACTGTATTTCCAAAAGCTGAAGATCTTACTCTTTCTGTTTCAGAGATTCTTCTTTTTACTGGATCCCATATCCTGGAAGATAGTTGCAGTCTTGCAAGCAAAGGATCGACCGTAGTTATTGACCTTGAAACAGTTGAAGGTGTGCTGTCAATTATGTTACTGGGCGTTGCTCCAGCAAATCTTATCCATCCATAATTTCCTGTTGCTCCAAATTGATTGCTTGCACTGAAAAAGCTTATCTGCATTTGGTTAACGGCATAAAATGGAATCTGAGATATATTATAAGATTCGGTTGCAGAAACTTCAATTGTATTTTGGTATGGGTTTCCTTCTTGGTTTGCAAAAACTATTGAGGAATCAGAAAATAATGTTGGACCAAATATGTCCCTATATATGTATTCTGGTGAAGCAGGGCTGTTCTGATCGTAAGTGTTCTTAACGACGTCAACCAAGTTCGCAGAGTAGGTTGACGTTGTCTCGATAATTCCGTGAGGTTGAAGAGTTAGTGCAACTTCATAATTGATAGTCGCTGAACCATTATCTATATAGTCCTCATAATAAGAAACATAAGAATCATACTCAACTTTAATTGGTTCTTTGGCCAGTTCAGTAGAGTCACTCTTTATTCCTTTTATTTTAAGCTCAAAAGAATACTCGTTTATATCTTGTTCAAGTTTTTCAAGAATTAGCTTTGCGTCATCAAAGTCGCCTACTCCCGGTTGATAGTATATAGAATCAACTGTTGCTGCGTCGGCTATTTGTGATATCGAAGAAACGCCCTCTTGCTTTGAGCCTGCGTAATCCCAATACGTTTCCCCCCACTTTGCATAGCCTATGTTGGATGGAAATCTTGTGTTTATGTCTTCAACAAAGTTACGAAAATCTTGTGTTGGATTATTGTTAAAATCAGAATATCTTGGGCTTGCTTGTGCAATCTCGGATATTTCTATAATCTCTGGTGTTGCTCCAACATAATTTGAATCTGGAGTTGAACCAAATGCTCTCCAAATATCGAGCTCTCTTCTAAGTGTCCTCTTCAATCCTTCTACATCAACTGATGGCGGGTTTAGGTATACATCAAGAATTCTTTTTTTAAAGTTTAAGTTGTTTTCAAGATAGAGTCTTTGCAAGCCAACTCTAAGTCCAAGTTCATCAAATGAGTTAAAGTTCTGAAACGGAATCTGCTCAACAGAATCTCCATCAACCTCAAGAGTAATAAATGGTCTTATAGTTATTAGTCGCTGAGCAACGAAGTCATAGTAAAAAACATACTCGTTAAAGCTTGTTTGAAACAAGTCTGTATAGCTTGCTACCCTTGCTAGCTCAAGACCGTCTCCAACAACTTTAATAAAACCTGGCCTTACATTTGTTGCAACGTAGGTCCAAGCAACCTGGTTGACGTCTGCTGTAGAAATAAAGGAGTTAATTTCTATTTCTGAAACTAGCTCATCTACTTTATCAAGATCTTCGCCAAGTACTGAGTTGATTATTTTGCCAGCTTGACTTTCTGGAAGGGCAATCTCTGGAGTCGCCCTTTCCAATGAATCTGAATACATCTTTGTCCAAGATGGAAACCTTGATAATACATTTCTTGCATGGTCGGTTATCACTGGACTTACTATTTCTGCTATATTCATTTGCATTAATAGAAGGAGGTTTGCATCGTCTAAGTCTGAGTCTGATACAAAATTAATTATTACCTTTAAATATCTTTTAATATTTGTTAGGAACAGTACATTATTGTTGCTTTCGACAAATGCTATTTGTTGCCACTCAGAGTCTGTTGCGTTTGGATTATCGGATGATAAGATTTTTAAAGAGAAAGTAGGATTTTCCAATCCTGGCAGGTTAGTAAATGAGTGCTTGTAACCCACAAGGTCAATCTGACTACTTGTATCAACAAATCTTAAATAAGAATCTACAAATTGATCTGGGTTTAAAATTGATTGATCTGGATTTTCTAAATCAAAAAGAAAGAAGTCTGCAACTTGTTGATCATAGTTGTACAGATAGTATGGGGTCCAATCAGGGTCTCTTACTACCTCTCCATAATTAGTGACCTTGTACGCATTGTTTAGTGTTGGAGTTGCCGAAGAGGTAGCATAGTTTGGGGAAGAAACTTCTGTTCCTACAAAAGTGTAATTTCCAAGTTCATTTAAACCATAAGGAGATCTATATGTTGAGTAGTTTGTATAGAATCTATTTGAGTATAGATCAAAAGAAGAAGAGGTCCAAGTTTTGCCACTTATTGCAAAATCTGAATTGTTTAAAGCTAAGAAATAAGTTTTCATTTACCTAGGACCGTATTCTTTATTAAATAAATTAATAATTTACAGATGACATTATAACAGAAAATACTGAAACAGTTCCTGCAATCATGTACTTTCTGTCATCATTTATTCTATAAATACCTTTTGGTATTTCTTCTCCATTTACTGATACACTTAAAATATTTACAGATTTAATATAATCAGACGACAATCTAGCCTGCATCTCTATATCCCCAAAGGATATGCTGTCTCCTATTGTCTTTGAATTTAAATATCTGGATAAAAATAGATTGGCTTGATTTTCAATTCCAGTAACTGTTTTTTCATTTAGCCCCGCAGGAAGCACTATGCTAACTGCGACATTTACAGGAGTTCTTTCTGCTATGCGAGCATTTAGTCTTACTCCAACTGGCTTAACTTCATACAAAGCTGACACCACTGTGTTTGCCAAGTCTGTTGTTACCCTTTGTGACTCTGGCACTATTATGACATCACATGAACCAAGGCCATAAGAGGACTCCCTAATCCTAACGTCTCTTACACCTTTTACGCCTAGTGCTCTTAATCTTATTGATTCTGCTGTTCCAAAAGAGTTGCTTTTAATTGCTTTAGCGATTCTTCTTCTGAACAACTCGTCTGACTCCATGTTTATCATAGAGTAAACTTCTTTAGGGTTTGAACAGAAAACCACAACACCATCAGCAGAAATAAAGTTGTGTCTTGTTAATGTATTTTTTGAAGCAGTAAAGTCGTTGCCCATAAAATTAGGAACAACCCTTCCATAAGCCCTAGTTGTTCCTAGTTGTATGGTTACGTCTCCAACAAGCCTATATTGGTATTGATTGCTTGAAAAGTCTGTTACGTCATTAAACACCAATGTGTTGCTAGGTATTGTGATTGCAGAGGAGTGCGGTGCTGAAATAGCAAACTCAATATTAAAACTTGCTCTCTCGTCTTGCACCTCTTCAGACACAGACCTTCTAAATACACCATATAAATCACCTATAAGATCAAGAGCCCTTCCAGTTGCGGTAGACAAAGAAGCTTGGTCAACACTAAACTTTATAGCCTCATAAAGATCGCCTATCTCAACAGCCATTGCCTCAGCTAAAGCTTTTGCTATTGACCCAGGATAGGTGGCTGTAATGCCAGCATTTCTTTGGAGTGCGCTAAGTATATTGGATAGAATTTGTTGTTTTGATTTTGAATAGGTTATGGACATTTTTTAATCTCCTAATTAAGATCTTGGGTTACTGATATAGTTACTGGCTCAGCGCTATTGTCTCTAACCTGAACGTCAAATCTAATTGCAGTTCTTGATACTGGCACAGCTTCAATGACCATGTTCCTGTCAGCAAAGACTCCCTCCCTAACAAGCGCTTGCCTGATTAGTCTCCTACCAATGTCTCCTGTTGCTTTTGACTGCGGCATTCCATAGAGCATATTGAGGTCGCAACCAAGCTGGGGGTATGAATAAAAATCTCCTGGCTCTGTCATCAGCCTAATATAAATTTGCTGAACGTCAGAATGAGCCCTTGTTTGAGTAAGGGCTATGTCTTTATTTGGAGTAATCTTAATATCTCCACTTAAATCCAAATAAAAATCAGACATTTTAATTTATCCTATTCATCTCTTATCCAAGGAAAGTCTTCCAGATCATCTTCTATCCAAGGAAAATCTTCTAGTGTGTCGCTTATTTCGTAATCTTCATTTTCTATTTTGTCTATGGCATCGGAGAAACTGTAGCCAGCTTGCAGAAACTCAATGAGCCTATCAACATCAGATTGCGCATTTGTCTTTGCAAACTGATCAACAAGCTGTTGCTGCTCTGCTGTTATACCCCTTTGCTCAGGGCCAAAATCAGGTTGAGCCAGGGCGTTGTCGCTTAGGCCATACCTTCCTCCTATAGTAACTGGATTTATATCTTCTTCCTCAACTAAATTGTCTAAATTATTTAAATAATAGTTTGTATTATAAAAAGCTGGGTTATTAGCAAATGGGTTTGTTTTAATTAAGGCTGGCTCGTTGTAGGTGTCTGAAGACGGGTTAAAGGACATATTGTTCCACCTAAGGCCATCATCTTCTTTGCTGTAAATTTTAACAGTATCTGCAAAAAAAGATATACTTCTAGTGCTTGGGTTAATGACTATCCCAACACCAGGTGCGGCAAATATTTCAATTTCTCCAGAATCTGCTATTTTAACAAATGCTTTATTATCCGGATGATTTAAGCCTACTTCTCTACTTGAAAAATGCTTTCTTTTTCGAAGCTCAAATGCCTCACTGAAAGGTTTCTGTTGTTCATTTTCATTTTCATAATCGTACATAATTTACACCATAAACTTTGGTATGCCAGTGTCAGAAACGCTATTGTTCATGTTTTTTGCAGTATCATAAGGATCCATGAAAAAAGTTAAAATATAAGGATCTCTTTCTGAGTCACTTCTAAAGCCGACAAGGCACCTAAGTCCTCCGTGTGGAGCAACGGTTTGAATGCCATAATTAAATGGGCACGGCACATTATTTACTATATCCCCTACTGTCCCAGCATACTTTTCATCAAGTAAGACTGTTGCGGTATTGGTTGACTTATCATAGCTGATAACTACGCCTGGACGCGTTCTTGTTTGTTCAAACTTTTTAGCTGTTATTTGATCATTAATTTTTTGATCAAACTTTGGATATATCATTGCCATAAAATTCTTCCTAATTTGGTGCTGGTTTTTTTGGCCAACCCTCCGGTGGGTTATAGGCCCTTGATCCGTCAGGTTGCCTTGACTTGTATATTGGTTTATATATTTTTCCATCAATCCAAGATTGAAGACTGCTTTTTTTGGTTATTGGATCAGGATTTCTGCTTCTAGAATCTTGTGGAAACACTCTTAAAACCCAATTTGCTAGATCGTCTGCACTCTTTCCGGTTAATCTTTTGTATACATCTTGAGCATACCAGTAGGTGTTTTTACCAGCTCTAGGACCCCTGGTCCATCCTCCGGATATAAAACCGTGATACAAGAAACTGTCCCCCCAGGCCTTACCCATGGCTTTGCTTATTGTGTCAAGTCTAGTTAGCTCTGTTTTGCCTTGTTTTGACCTAAACATATATAGTTGATTTATTGGGATAAAAGCTCTTCTGTCCCAATACTGTCTACCCGCATTATTTGTTGGATCGTTCCTTTGTTTGTCTCTTATGAAAGCGTCTCTTTGCTCGTTGGTCATCTGATCTAAGCCATCTCTTTTCCACTCTGCGTAGGCCAGTTTCCACATTTCGAGCACTTCTTCATTTGGAATAACCAATTTGGTTTTGTTTAAACCACCTGAGTTTGATCTAGTTCCTACTTGAAGAAGCCCAACAAAGCCACTGCTATTGGTGGACCAGGGGTTCCAACTACTTTCTCTCAACGCCATACCGGTCCATATTGCGGCAGCTTCTTCTGAAAAATTGCCAAAGTCATTAAACAATGTAAAAACTTCATCCGGAGAAAGGTTTGGGTCTCCCGTATAATATGATTTTCTTAGCTTTGCTGTGATCGAAGCTGCAACTCCGGCACCGCCTGTGCCACCAGCTCCACCGGCTCCACCTGTTGTTGCGGGTGTTGTTGGTGGCAACATAGCTGAAGCTGGTAAAATAGCTCCGCCCCTTTTGGCACCAAAACTGATGTGTATGTGGTTTTTGTGACTTGAATCTGCGTGAAAGTTTACATGACCAGCTAAATTGGGATGAGACTTTCTTATGACGCTATCTGCAGACTCAAGTCCCTCTCGTACTCCAAGTTGATCTCTTAAATTATCTCCGATAACTATTAAGTCTGGGTGCAACGATTGGGGCATCTGCTCAATATAAGACAGCAACAATGTAAGGGCTTGCAGATAATAACTTGCTGCAGGAGCTGATCCAAGCCAGTAGGCTTGCTGCTTAGTGATGCCAACTGCCCCTATATCAAACCCCCTACCAAAAGCATGGTCGGAAACGCTATTGTTTCCTTCTGTTAGAGCACTAAAGTTTGGACCAATAATTCCTCTCCATGTTCCAAATCCACCCTTAATAAAAAGGCTGTCAGTTAATCTTGAAAGAAGCTCGATAAGGGCTGCTGATGGATAAGCTTTTCTTGCGCCAGTTCCAAAAAGAGATTTATCTATAACGTCCGTTTTGTATGAGTATCTGTCTCCGCTTTTAATATAAGAACCAGATTGAGATATATCAAAAGTAAGACTTTTTAAATTTTGCCCTTTTGAGTTTGTATCAAAATTTATTGAAAATCCATTTAAACTTATTGAACCATCAAAATTTGCTTTGTTGTTTAGTGCGTTGATTTTGTTTTGGTACTCTGTTTTTTCAGCTTCTGTAAGTTGATCGATAAGGGCAACATATCTGTTTCCGTTATTGTAGACCTCTCCAGAAGAAGAAACATAACCATCAGTGTTGTGCTCTATGGTTTGTCCAGTGTTTTCATCATATATAACTCCTCCGTTCTTGGGCTCCCGTAGATTTTTCTGATAACCTTCCAGAGACAACATCTGCAGTAGCAGAAGATACAAAGTTTTCAACCGCATCGTCAAAACCACCTGGGGCAAATCCAGTTGTCATAATTGATTTTCTGGCTATTTCCATTTTTGCTTGGGCACCTGTCAGCCTTGCTTCATTTTTTGGATCGTCCGGATCTGCGACAGCAACAGTTTCATCAATGTCAGATCCCATTGCAAGCACTGTGTGCAAAGCTGCTTTAGTATTGTTTTCATATCCAGCGAGAGGGAAAGCAGGATTCCTATAGATACCATCGCCCTGCATAACCTTGATAACGTCCCTAGTCATCAAACTTCTGTCATAGTTGTCGTCTTGAGAATAAGAGGTATTTTTTATTATCTGTTGATTCTCAGGATAAAAAGACCTTTTAACCATTGACGTTATAGACTGAGAGTCTCCAAGGTCGTCTACGTTTACATTGAAATCGGCCATCTTAATCTACAACCCTTTCAGGAATTGGAATTTCGTCTTCTATATCAACTTGTGCGGGGCTCTTAGTGAAAAGAAGTCCCTTTGTATAAACCTTGGCCAGCCCATTTGCGACCAGCTCCCAGTTGAGCGTTGCTGGCGTTCCATCATTATAGTACTCATCCCATGCTACCATTGGCCATTCTGAAGCTTTTTCATAAACATTTTCAAGAACAAGAATTGAAACAAGAATTGAAAATATTTTTCTGTCCTCAATAGTTGTATCATTTAGGGGGTCCGAAGACCCAGTGGAACTAAAGTAGTCAACTATTAATGGTAAAGACCTTAGGCGATTGTAGATGGTAGTATAATTTTTCTTTATTATTGATTGATCATAAAGCCTTGAATAAACCTCGTTTACAACGGCCGACTCCTGTATTTCGTTATTGACAAGCTTGCTTACAAAAACGTCTCGTACCTGTTGTATTGCATTTTGTAATTTGTCAGAATCTGTTTGATGAAAAATAGTGGCCATATACCTATCATCGGAAGTGGCAAAGCTTTCTCCCTTAATCGCAGTTTCGTAATATTCTGGGTTGTTCTTAACTGCTCCTGCATCTAAGTCGTCTTCGGTTAAAATTATTGAAGAATTTGTTTTTGGAGATATCCTAAGAACAACAAGTTTTCCGTTTACGGCATCAAAGGTGTACTTAAGAGCTCTTCCTCCTGGAGTAAGAGTATTGAAAACACTTTCTTGACTTCCGGTATTAATAGCTGCTTCTATGTTTGTCTGCGCTAATTCTGATGTGTTTATCCCATCAAATCTGACTCTGTATGCATTTCCTGTTAGGACATCTCTGACGTCAAAAGTGTCACCGTCAACAACTTTGTTGACAACAACTATTGCCTTAAAAAACTGATTAAGACCGGTTTTCTCTGGTCCTATTCCAGAATACTTCAATATCTGAGAGTTGACTATTGCATTTTCAAGGCTTATGTGCCTTATTAGTGAAGATATTTCATTTTCTTTCCATCCCATACTCCTAAAAATATCATCGCTTCTTATATATGAGTTTCCTTCTGCGGTTCTAACATTTGTTCTTACCCCAAGAATTCCTGGAAGCAATTTCTTTGAATGATATCTACCAACAACCATTCCTTGATTGAAAGACAGACCTGCGTCCATAGGCTGACCATTTCTATTTAGATACTGCACATAGCAGCCGTGTTGATCAAGAACATTGTCTCTGGTCCACTTCCATGCAGACCAGGCTAAGTCGCTTGCTACTGCGCCGCCGGCAAAGCCTATTCCAGCACCGACTGGTCCTCCAACCAGGAATCCAACAGTTGTTGCAGCTGCAGTTAATATTGGCGCACCAAGCCCTATAGCAAGAGCTCCACCAAGACTTCCGTCTTGTTTTCCTGTAGCGTTTTTAATTTTAGCTTTTATTTGATCTTTTACATCTGGAAGAGCGTCTGCTGCTATGTTTGCGGTTATATCTTTTACAAGAGCGGAGTGACCATGAGTATACATTAAGCCACCTGTCATCTGAGTTCTGAGAGATTCGGCCAATGAATCAAGAGGAATTTGTCCGTTTGCTTGAGCGAGTCTCATTCCTTGTTCTGAAGCCATGATTAATCTAGTGTCGTTTCTTAGATTTTGTATGCTGAAATGAGATGATATCCAGGAAGACATAAACCATCTTGCCGGATCATTGACCGAAACAAAGGCATTAGGTGTTATTGAAGTGATGAATCCCATTTCTGGAGTAAAGTGATGAACAACCTGCTCAACTTCAAATATTCCATACATTCTTTCATACACGTCGGCAAGATACACTAGGTCGTGCGGCCTTATGTCTGCATTACCTATAATTGTTATTTCTCCGCTATAGATATCTTTTATAGACTCTTTAAGGTGCGCAAGAGCTATTCTTCTTGCTGTTAACTCATCCGGCTCTCCCGATGCTGTTTTGGAAATTCCTCTAATTGTTTCCATTGGATGGAATATCGGATGCAGCACTCCGAAAAATCCAGAGCCTCTTAGGTTGTCAAAATAAATTCCTGTTTCTATAGTTTTTTCAACTTGTCTTTCAGCTGGAGCAGACTTGTCAAGAGCAACCGTAACTGGATATTGACCGTCAGAAACTGCGGTGATTTGTGTTGCAACTCCGCCAAGGTTCTCTTGAATGGCGTTTCCGATAATGTGCGTAAAAGAACTTAAGTAGTGCAGCCTCTGGAAAGGCTCTCTAATTTCAACCACTGGCTCACCGTATTCTCTAGTAAAGGGATTGTCCACCGCCCTTAAGAGTGTTCCGGGTCTACCTAGTGAATAATAGATAGAGTCATTATAGGCTTTATTTAATATGTTTGCTTGTCTTGCAAAGTTGTCAACTTCAGAAAGTCCATAGCTCATTTGCGCCATTGACAACCTAAACAGGTTAAGCATATTGCCAATAGCAGTTGTGAAGACAGAGAATATTGGTCCTATATTTTTATTATAGAAGTCTTTTGCGTCCTCTAGTCCTCCAGACATCCAGTTGGTTGCGCTGTTTCCTTCTTTTGCATTTGCTTGTAAGAGTTTTTTAAACTTTGCTGCATCCTTGCCATAAGTAGAATTGTAGTCAATAAAAGCCTGCCATATTTTATCAACTGGCCTAAAGCTCCAGGCATCTGACTCTTTGTCTCCACCGGTTACTAGCCTCTTTCTGTCTGGTCTTAAAACTATCCACGCCCTTGAGTAAGCGTCCTCCCAAAGTTTTTGCCTGAAGACTCCAACTAATAGTAAAAATAGCTGCTTGGGAGTTTTAATTTGTTGCAAGTACTCTTCTGCTATTTGTTGAGACGTTTGGAATGCTGTTGATGAACCCGAAGTTGTTGTTTGATCAGTTGTTTGGCCGGTAGCATTAGTTGTTTCTGCTGAACTATTTGTGTTTGATGTAACCGTTGTTTCGTTTAAGGATTGAGACGATGAAAGTAATGATACATTGTTTTTTATCAGATCTTTAATAAAGCTAACTCTAAATTCAATAGCTTTATTCATTATATCTACTATACCCTTATTTGGGTCTGTTTTTATCTTTGAGTTTTCATCAAATCCATCAAAGCCTTTATCAACATATTCATTTATTGCTATGCCAAGAGCTTCTTTTCTATCAGCTATTTGTTGTGAGCTACCGTTTTCTAGCCAGTCTGCTCCAAGCAAGGATGCAAATTCGTTGTAGGAATTATTATCAGCTGAAAATTCTTTTATTTGTCCGGATTTATCTGCTCCAGCTATGATTGCAACAATTGGATTATTGCCAGCTGGATCATCATCATCTGGATCCATTCCATATATTTCAGCAAATATTGCCTTTACTGATTCATATGTGTGATATCCCCATCTAAACTGGTCCCATATATCCTGAGCTTGCTTTAAGGTCCTTCCATTTCCAGCTATTACCTTTACGTCGCTGGCAAAGTCTTCGTCATAAAGACCCCTAGCCTCTTGCGCAATAGGATCAATTGGATCGTACACTGCGGCAAAGTCAGTGTTTTCTGCTACGTTTCTTGCATCTATTAATGTTTGTTCTTTGAGTTCGTCTAATCTGTCAATTGATTTAACTATTTCAAAATACTTTGAATAGTTTCCACCCTTTGTTAGTGTCTGTGAATACTCTTCTTGATCAAGAAGCCTAATTATTTCGGAGTATGTGTACTTGTCTGCTTTAAGACCACTGAAACCTCTTTGGCCAGTTTCTGATCTTTCAAATGGGTCACCTATTACTGACACATATGGTATTGAATCTGCCTCAGACAAATCAAGAACTTTACTTCCTTCATAGTCTTCATTTAATTCAAACCTTCCAAAGCCTATAGTCATTTTTTGACTACTGTTTGAAAGAGCGTCTTGCAAGGATGAACTAAATTCATTTGCCCTGTTAAAAGAGCTGGTAACTATACCAAGAGGAACGTCGTCTGTCACAAAAGTAAAGTAGCATTTTGTGAGGTCTGCGCTTGCCATTCCAGAAGAAGCTGCTTGTGTTTGCTCCGCTAAATTAGCTGAAGGAAGTAAATTCATATTTTCTTCTGCTGAAAGAATTCTTCCATCTTGATCAATAAGAAGTCCAAGAGCAAAGGCAGCGTCTGGAGAAACAATTGCCTCTATTCTCTTATCTTTGTCTTCGGCTGGTTCGTTCCACAAGAAATAAGCTGGAGCACAAACTACAGCCTGCTTTGTGTCGGGGTTGTAAACAAGAACCCTTCTTTTTTTGTAGTCTTGCGGAGTTCCCTTCAGCTGATATCCAGATAAATCATAGTCTGATATAAATTTGTTTAAAGCCTCAGATTTAAGATTTTCAAAATCATTATTTGTTTCTCCGTTTAGTTTTTGAGAAGATATCGGATCATACGGCCACCTCATGGCGATGTGCCACTGCTCTTCTTCTGCTGTTTTTGGCATACCCCAATCCGAAAAGCTTATGTTTACTCCAGCAAAATCGACATTGCGTTGATATGCCCTATCTAGATCCTGATATATGTCTTTGTACTTTTCTGTAAATTCAAAGTATCCACCTGAGCCAACCGTAAGTTCAGGAGATGAACCGCTACTGATTATCGGTAGTGGCATTAAAACTTCTAGCGAGGCTTCTATTCCAGATATATCGTCTGTATTAATTCCCGATGGATCGTAGGCTGCACTTGCTTCTCCTGCTATTGAATTAAATGCTGACGCATATTTTGAGAAATCAAAGTTAAAATTCAGTACATATTCTGACGCTTGATCTTTTGATACTAGTTTTGTTTTTCCGTCTTCTGCTGTTATTAGATTTGCTTCAGCTTTTGCGATTTCAGCGATGTTGGAGGCCTTTGCTGCGTAATCTTCAAAAGTTGTAGATCTTTGTAGTATCTTATCAAAGTCAAGAGATGGTAAAGCGCCACTGACTCTGTTGGTAAAGAATGGGTATCTATATCGTGCCGGCAAGAATGGAAGCTGGATGTGATCTTGCTGAACAAAAGATTTTATTTCTCCATCTGGTCCACCAAAGGGCAAGTGGAAACCAACTTGCACTCTTCCTTCATTGACGGGAAGAATTGATCGCACTTCTCCCTTTATATAATATTCGTTTCTGTTTTGATCTCCAAAGTTAATAACTTTACCATTAAGTTTTGCACCAGATGCGTAAACGTTTTGGAAAGTAAGTGAATCTCTCATGAATGTTGACATTTGACCAGCAAGACTTGATTCTCCTGCTGCAGCAAATGCATTTGCATCGGCTAATGGATTTGTTTCTTTATTTATCCTCTGCATTATCTTGCTGAGTTCATCGTCTGGTGAAACCCAGCTAGGAATTTGAACACCATCTTTTCTTGCTTGGTTTTCGTTTGGAAAACCACTAGAAATAGGAACTAAACCAGAAGTGTATAACCAGTGTGGTTTTCCGTAAAATACAGTTGACCTATCTTCAAATGGCCTTACTGCAACTATATAGTTTGGTAGCAACCTTGCACAAAGTTGAAACATGTCCCATACAGATCTCATGTAAGTTTGGGCCCTGAAGGAAACTTCATCATAAAGATCGTCATCAAGATCTGAAACAAGGCCAAGAGTTTTCATTACACTCATCGTTCCTCTGCCGCTAAAGTTTCGAATCAATTTTTGTCCCAAGATTGCTGTAGCAGGAGATATGCCCATCATCATCACTCCGCCAATAACCTGAGTAGTGCCAACAGCCCTTGATGAGTCAACGAGTTTATTCTGAGCCGTCATTGAATCCAAAACCTGAGATGCATCGTTTGAATCACTTCTGTTTGATTGCTCTATTAATCTTGACCAAGAGGAATCAGAAAGCCTATCCATGTAACCAAATTTTTGCTCCATAACTTTATCTGGATCAACGCTAGCAAGAGTAGTCCAGCCATCTTCAAGGTCTCCACCAAGAAACTGAGCTACGCCAATTCCATTTCCTGGATAAATATTTCTTTTAAATATTTCAAGATCTCTTGTTGTGCTGAGGTTTGCCCACATGCTTCGCAGCGCTCCAACTATTGGGGTTCTTACGCTTCCTCCAGCTGAATTCATCATTCCTAAAGTTCCAACATTTGCTGCACCGTTCCAAGCCAACCCTGCTGCACCAGTTACCGGATTATTGCCAATTGCATTGAAGGCATTTCCTACAGCGTTTCTAAAATCCCTTGCCTGTTGAGCTTCTCTTTCTGTTAGTGGCTCATACAATATTGAGCCGAAGTGTCTAATACCAAACTTGTTTTCAGAGAAGACGGTTCCTCTTGTTGCGTGAGCAAACGCTTCTCTTACTCTTGAGGAACCCATTGAGAGCAGTCTGACCATAAGGTCCCTTGGCTCAGACATCCAAAGGCCGGTGTTTATGCCTCCATCAATTTTTCCGCTGTCACCCTTTTTGTTGGTTGAGTTAATGATTGGGCTTAGCTCTATAGCGTCTGATTGAGCTACTACGGTTAGTATTTCTCCGTTTTCAACGTTAGTTATAACACCATTAAACACAGTCTGAAGTGAATTCGGATTTGCTCCATAACCAGCTCTTAGGTGAACTCTAACTCCAGGCTTTAGTCTTACGTTCTCTATTTCTGTTATATACTGGCTATCAAAATGGTTAGCAAAGTTTCTTGAGGCATTTAACAGAACGTCTATGACCTGCATTGTTCCTTGAGCAAGGGTTGTACTGGCTTGATCATACATGGCTCCAGTATCAACAACTTCGGCAAGTGTGAGTTCGGGCCTTGTTAGTTTCTGATAGGCGTTTGACAACCTAAGGATTAGGGTGTCACCCAAAATATCTTCTGATTGAACTATTGAAAAATCAACAATTGATTGCAAACCATAAAAGTTGTCGAACAACTTAACGCCAGCAAAGTATCCACCTTCATCAATGAGCCACAACATGTAGGTGGGAAATGCTCTAAGCATTCTTCCACTAATATCTCTATATTGAGTATCCAACATCATCTTTTCCCAGTGTTTTGCTGGACTGTTATAAACTCCGTTGGACAATGACTGCATCTTGTCTTTTTCGCCAGATGCGTAAGGGTTCATATAATTTTGAAGAGGCTGAGCTCCAGTTACTCCAGTGTGAGTGTCCTGAGGATCTCTGTCTGACGCTGATGTGTCAGAAACTTTTGTTGTTCTAACGTTTTTGACATTTGCTTTTCCGTTTGAATCAATTTCAATATCCAAGCTATCAGATGCAATATAGAATCTTCCATCTTCTTCGCTTGAATAGCCAAATATAAATCCACCATCAGGTGTCTGCATGATTGCGGGGATTTTACCTAGAGCGCCACTTTCTGCGGATGGTATATAGTGAGTGACGCCAATGAAATCCATTTCATCTGGGTCAATCGATGGAAGCTCGCCCTCTTCTAGGTTATAAGTAGAACTTTTTACCAAAGAATTAAATCTACTAATCTGCTCTTGAGAACCAGAGACTAGGTCACCAATTCTTATTGGACCAAATCTTGTATTAAATTTTAAATCTTCAAATGTATGAGTTTCACCAAACTCATCTACAAAAGTTTCAATAAAGTCTTGCCATAGATTTGGGTGAACCTCTGAAAGGCTTTGTCCCTGTTGAAGGTTTGATCTTTCATATTCCGTGTCATTATCTCCATCAAACACTGCATACCTAAAAATTTGCATTGCCTTTGAAGGACTTAGTTTTAATTCATCAATTAAAAAATCTCTTATATCTTCTATTGATGCGTTATTTTCAATAAGTCTTTTCTTGACCTTATTAATAATTGATCTTTCGGCAAATGTTGTTTCATTGTAGTTAATCGTGTTTGCAAGAGGTACGTGGAATTTTTCTGGATCTATTATGCTGTTGACGACATCGTCATCATACATTTGAAAGGATCTGAAATAAAAGTCTGGATCAATTGCCCCCAACATATTTCCGGCTTCGTCTTTAATGGTTAGAGGCATGTCAGGATATGCGTTAAAGATGCTCCAGTTTTGCTTGAGCCTTAGAAATGGGTTTCGCTTTGACTTAAAATCCTCAATAAACTTTCTTTGCTGTTCGCTACTAAGCTTTTCTCTCTTTTGCTGATAAACATCAAAGTCTACAAAAGATAATTGAACATTGTATGCGTGAGGATAATTTGGAATCGTCTCAACATTATATTGAAGTGGCATTACGTACTTGATGCCTGCCAGAGCTGTTATAACATTTTTGATTCCCAAGAAACCTATGACTCCGGCAGCGTGCTCCATTCTTGCAAGACCTGTTAGAAAGTCAAAAGTTTTCTTTAGTTTTACCAATTCTCTTTCGCCAAAGACTGTCATTGAAATATTAACATAAGAATCTTTTGCTCCTATGTGCTGGAACGTTGGCTCGTCTTGCATCTGTAATTGCAGTTTTGCGAGGTTATTTCCTGTGGTAACGTTTATGGCATTGATAATAACATTTTTTGGATCAAGCTCTACTCTTACCATGGGCACATCCCATTCTCTGAATGAGAAGGACCCCTGCTTTGCTCTTACCGCTTCAAGTATATTTTGAATGTCAGCATTTAAAAAGAATCTATTATACAAAGAAACATTGAAGGCATCGACGAGTTCTCTTTCAACCTGCTTTTTAATGTTGAGCCATTCTGCTGTTTCTCTAACATTTGGATTGGATATATCTATTTTCTTTTTTCTAGCTCTGCTATCGGTTTCGGCATCAATTGATGCGGATAGGTATCCTTTTGCAGTTTTTGAATTGTTGTATATAGCGGTCTTTGCTGCAACTATTTTGTCCCTTTCAGTTTGGCTACCAACTGATCCAGGAACTTCAACTTCTTCTGGCGGCCTATTGTCCAATAGGTAGTCGGCAACCTCTTTGTTGGTAATCTTGTTTGTTGATATGTACTCAACTGCTAGAGCTTCGTAAACTTTGTCTCTTATGTCTTTATGGCTTGTGCCAGCAAGAACAACGCTTAGGACAGATCTTGCTCTTTTCATCATATTGGGTGGTATGTTTGTGTTTCTGGCTGTTTCCACCACTGAGTCCAGTGTTCTGTGGTAGTTTGCCGACTCATTTACGTCAATGCCAAAATTGTTTAGTATGTTTTCCCAAAAGCCTCTTCCAACATCCGTTAGGGCAACCTCTTCTGCTGTTCTAAATGTTGACTCATCTGGAGCATATATCTTTGATTGAATCTTAGCGGGAACATATAGCTCTAGATTTTTTCCATTTTGCCATTCTTGATATACATTAGTTGTTAAAGTGTCAGTTAAGGTGTTGTACACTCCGGAGTTTGTTAATTCAGTTTTTCCTGTATCTGGATTGTATTGATATGCACCAGGTCCCCCCAGTATAGGACTTGTTACTTGATTTAATCCAGAATCGCTTTGCTTCTTTGAAGCCTCATCAACTAGGTCGGACTCAAGAAGAAAGTCTTCATTGATATAAGAATAAAGAGAGCCTGCTGCTCTTCCCATGTACTGCCTATATTTGCCCCAATGTATTGCTTGGTTGAAGTCGTTCAGCATTGGTAGAAATGGCTTGTGGTTAAAGTTAAGTAGCTCGAGATCTACTTGTATTGCAAATGGATAATCAGGAACTGTTGAAAGATTTATTGAAGATAATGCCACTCCAGTTATTCCATGAACGCTGTTTAAGTAATGGTTTTTTATTGGAAGGATTGGACTATATTTGAACGCAGCAACCAAGCCTCTCAAAGAGGATAGAAACTTGTCAATCTTTTCTGTATTTTGTTCGTTTTGAAAATCAACTTTGTATCTTGAGTCAACAACAATTTTTGACGCATCATCAATTGAAATTCCCCAAATTTCTTCGTAATTAGGAAAGTACAACCTGAGATTAATAGTTGTTTCTCTATGGCCTGAATTAAACTTTGGTGACGACTTTTGTCTTAGTGCTCCTCCAGTAAGGCTTCCAGTTTTGAACCCAGTGCTTACACTAATTGAAATTGGAGGCACAAAGAAGTTTGCTGCACCAAGTCTAAGATGAAATATATCTGGAGTTGCCGGTGGAGTATCGGGCGGTGTTCCTATTTTCTTTATTGCTTTTTCTATTTTTTGTGCTGTTGTGAAGTTTTTAATTGCCCAAACAGGTTTAAATATAGCTTCGCCATTTGCATCAACACCAAAGCTTTTGAACATCTGATCAATAATTTGACTTACGTTATTAAGCTCATCACCCTCGGTGTAGTTGTAGTCCGCTGTTGCTGCCAAAGCAGAGATAAAAATATTTGACAGTGTAGGAAAATAGGTATAAATAATTGACATTGAAACAGGGTCTCTTAAAAAATAATCCCTGACTCTACCTAGAGCAACAAGCCACCCAGTATCTCTTATCGGGTCATTTATTTTTGCTGCAGAAGATCTTAGTATCTCTGCGCTTGAAAATCTTAACCTTGAGAACTCTTGTATTCCGCCCTATTTGTTCGATTAATTCTATTAATCCCGAGTTCTTAATTTTATTAACGATTTCAAGTCTATACTTGTGATCAAGTCCTAAAAAAGATGACCTAAAAGATAAGAATTTATTTTCTAAATCAGAACTAAGTCCTGTTTTGTAGCTATCAGTTTCGTACTTTGCAAAAGTGTTTGTACCAAAAAAGGCTTCGGATTGATCAAAAATAAGATCACCAGTTACAGCAGTTATGGGCATCTTAACTGCTCGTTCTAGAAGGCCAGTAAACACACTGCCAAATGAATACTCTTTTTCAAAGAGTTTAGAATATGGTTCTAATTCTGAACCTTCAAATGTATCTTGAGTTTCTGACATATTAATTACCTAAACATTTTTTCAACAGCCAATTTACTATTGAGCTTATTTGCCGAACTATTGGTTGGAGCTATTGAATTATACCTTGTCATACTACCATATTTTGTAAAACCAGTAAAGTTCATTTTACCAATATTTTCAAATTTTGGAGGTGTTCTATCTTTATATCTAGCTGTCTGTATCTTTTTGTTTGCGTATCCTGAATTGTTTATTTGAATATGAGTAGACGGCGCATTATCAAGACCTTCAAAAGATCCCCTTACTGGGTCTGGCACTCCATCGTTTATTTTACTTCTTGGAGTATGGGCTACTGAACTTGTTTCATTTACGGATCCGCCACTGCTAGTTGTGCCACTTGTTGCTATCTTGGCAGCTAGTTTATTTGAAGTTCTGGTCCTTGGAGTTGTGTCTATTCTTTTTGAGGCAGCATCTCTTAAGTTTTTGTTTTGAGAATCAGAACCAAGAATCATTTTAAAACCTAGAAATTAGAAGCAATGTTGTTGTACGGGTCTCTACCTAAACGAGGGAGACTGTTATACATAGTACTGTCTACAGGGCCATCAACAACACTTCCAACTAAAGCTTGAAGCTTTTGCATTTGCTCTTCAGAGCCTGAGGCATTGATTTTATACTGCATTCCTAGGGTTGTTGGGTTCAAATATTTTAAATCAGATATGCTAGGAAGATTTCTTGGGTAGTCGGTTTCGTAGGCGCTTCCTCCAGGAAGAAGTGGGGGACCCATTATTTCATCTTCGGTTCTGTCTTTTCTTGCAGAATATATAAAGCCAAAGGCGCTGAGCGCAACTGCTGCCAAAGCTCCTCTTCTTATGAGCTTGTCATTGAAGGCATCCATAATTGCCTCACTCTTGAAGGCATCTTTAAATCGTGTATACTTTGTTGGTCTTACTGGAGGAATTGCATCGTCTACATCTTCTAAGGTTTTTATAATATCTTCTCCGACTTCCGCTGAATCAATAACAAAGTCACCCGCTGCAGAACCCCCGTAAACCCTTTCTGTTTCTGCCAGTCTTCTTTCTGCTCTCACCCTTCTTGCTACGTCAACTGCGTCTTGAGATCTACCGATACCTTCTGCCAAGTCTTCTACAGTTTTTCCACCAGCGTCGACTAACTCTGATTCATCTGCCATAATTTCTAAGAAATCAAGGATGCTGCCACCAGTTCCGGCAAACATTGAGGACCTCATTCCCTCGGCAAGTCTTTTTGCTGTTTGCTGATTTATGTCTTCGATGTCAAGACCAAGATATGAAAGCTCAGCCGTTATTCTTTCATACGCCGCAAACGAAGAGTTCTTCATGGTTAGCCTGTCTACTCTTCTCGCTTGTGCAGCTTCTGCTAACTGAGTCATTGCGTCATTTTTGCCGGCTATTTGTAGCTCCGCTCCCATTGCGGCTTTTGCTACTCTATCGCCAAATTCTGAAGAAAGTCTTGATTCAAGCGTGTCGTAAAGGTCAAGTATGTTTACACTAGCGTCTTTGTTCCTTGCTTGAGAAATAAGTTTAAACAAGTTTTCTGATAATTCGCTATTGCTTGCATCTAGCAAGATTGCTGTATCTGTTAGCCTTTCTTCGGATGTTGACATTCTTATTAAATCAAAGGCGTTGTTTATCAAAGATCTTTGAGAATCAATTGCTGCATCAACAGTTGACAAATATCTTGCTTGTTGCACTGCAGCTAGTGGATTGGGCGCATTTCTTGCCGTTCTTGCTGCAAGTGATTCCAGACTTTCTGCAGTTGCGGTTGCTTTTCTTGCCTCTCTTCCATAAGCAGAAAGTGTTGCGTACTGGCTGTCAGTGCCAATTGTCAAGGATCTTATTGCCTGCTCTGCTCTTTGAGAAGAGGCTGCTTCTATTTCGTCTTCTATAGATTGTCTTTCCGCAATGCTTCTTGCTGACTGAAGAGACTGCTGAAGTTGCTGTAATCTTGTTCCTTGAGATCCTTCAAGTCTAGAAATTTCTTGTAAAATAATGTTTCTTTGCTGCTGATCTGTAATAAAATTTAAAGAATCTCTTAACCCCACAATAGTGCTGATTCGCATTGTTTCAAGATCTCTCGCTTTTATTCTTGCAAACTCTTTTCCTTTTTCTCCTTTAAATTTAAAAAGTTCTTGATCGTATCCAATAAGATCTTCTGCTGCTACTCCTGCGGCGAGTTGTAAACCCCTTAAGAAACCAACTCCCTGACTCATCTGACGAACAGCCAGCTCGCCAGCTTGACCAAGTCTGAGATCTCCAACATTTAATTGTTTTAAAATTGCCTCAACAGCTTCTTCTGTAACTGGTCTTCCTGATCTTCTTAACGCATCTGCTGCGGCTGCTACATCCTGCATCGATTGTTGCCTTACAACCATTCTTCCAGCTAAAGCCTTGCTAACGTCAACTGCTTCAGATGGGGGTATTACGCCAACGGCAAATCTTGAAAAGAAATATTCAGCTATATCATATTCTGTTGATCCAGCTTTTAAGGTTCTTGCGCCAAAAGAGCCTATTACATCTTGAATTTGCCTATCCATTGATATTGCTGCAGCTTGCCTGTTTATGTAAAGACCAAGAGTATCTTCTATATCGGGTATGCTACTTAGCTGAAGCTGTTCGCCAAATCTCTGCATCGCTCCAGATATTTGCGCCCTTAAAGCCTGACCAGATCTTCCTGTACCACTCTCAAAAGCATCTAATATTTGTTGTCTGCTGGTAAAGTTTTTTCCAGTGGCTCGATTAACAGCTTTTATAAGCATGTTTTCTTCTGCTGCCGACTCTTGTTGTGCCAATATAGTGACAACATTTCCTTGAGTATAGGAAGGAGTGTCCGCAACGATTCCTCTTTCAGCCAAAGATCTTTGAAAAGCAGCTCTTCCCCCGACTGTTGTCGGCTCCATTCTATCAAGACCAATTGGTGAAGCTGAACGCTGGTGAGCCATTTCTAATAGGTCTCTTGCTGTTATCTTTGCCAGCTTACCAAAGCCGTGTTGTTCAGCCAAAGAAGATTCTCTTAATGATGCTATGACCATTTCTATTTCTTCACTTGTTAGATTTCTAAGATCTAGATCTTTAGCCCCTGCAGCTGCTTCTCGTAAGATATCTAAAATTCTTTTAGATTTAGTTGCATCAAGTCCTAATTGAGAATTACTGATTACATCTTGAGCTTTAGGGTCAGAAAGAAGACCCATAAAATCTCCAGAGGAGTGTTGTATAACAGCTTTTAGTGTGTCGGCATCAGACATGTCCGCCTGCATGAATATCTTTTCTTGATACCCAGTTGGTTGACGAAGCGTCATGAATGCTAGCCTGTCTCGTCCCTTGCCGTCTTTAAACGTAGTCATCAAAGGAACGCCTTTGTCGTCAAGGTCGAACGTACCAAGAGAATGGTGATAGAGATTGGCTGCTGCGCCATTCATTATCATTCTGTTGCCGCGAACTTGGAAGTTGACAAAGTCAATACCAGCTTCAGGCGCACCACCAAGAACCGACTTAACTTCCTGTGAACTCCTAAGTCCAGAATAAACTCCTTGGAATATTCCCTCATCAAGATTGACAGATGCAGATCTATAAAGCGGAACATTGTCTGCGTACATTGGGCCAGAGGATTCAGAAGTTCTTAGAGCTAGTCTCATTGTGTCTGGAAGAACAAGGTCTGCTCTGTCGCCCTTCATTCTGAATGCATTTTGAGAGTAAAAATCAGTGATTCTTCTAACCAGTGCTGGTATTTGCCTTACGTCAACTCCAGCCATTATCATTTCTTGAATTTGCCTTGCCTCTGTTCTGTTTCTTAGATAACTGGCTCTTGCTGCAGCATCCATCTTTGGAAAGAGGGGATCTTCTTTCATTTCCTGTTTTATGGCTCCAAATATTTGATCTCTTACTTCTTTTGGAAGAGCTCCAGACTGAAGAAACTGTTTTATTCCATCCATTTGTTTATTTACATTTGTATTAATAGAACTCATATACTCTGCCGAAGAAAAATAATCTTGGTGATACAGCATGAACAGTGGGTCCATGTATATGTTTTCTGCGTGAGATTTAGCCACATTCAACAGTGCAGATGGGACTCCTTGTACCTCTTTTTTTACTGCACTTTTTGCCATAATAAGATCCATGTTTCGTAGACCTTTTGGAAGCCAACCAAATTTTCTAAAGAACATTTCACCTTTTGCTTGCCTTCCAGGCAACTGGATTCTTGCAATAACCGAGTCAAGACCTTCTTGTCCCATTTGCTTTGCGTGTTCTAAGGATTCAATTTGAGAATCTATGTCGTTTATTTGTTGCATTATTTCTGGAGAAATTTCAGTTACGCTACCTATAAGACTTTGTCTTGAGTTTTTTAAGGAATCTATAAACTGATCAAGAACTTTAACATTTGCAATAAATTCACCATCTCTCATTTTTTCAACACCGTCAAAGCCAGCAAGCAGCTGATTAGCAAGCAGTCTTTCTCCCTCATCTGCTGATTCTTTCATCTGTTCAACTGCTTTTTTAAATTCGCCAAAATCTTTTCCTGATTTTTCAAACAGTTCCTTCATTTGCTCAAGGGTTTTTAACTTTACATCTCTTGGCCTTCTTTCCATGCCGATTACTGAAAGAAGTTTTCTACCCATTGCGTCAGTGAAGTCATCTGGAACAACTCCCCCTTGTGCCAGTGTGGCTGCCTTTATTCTTTCTTCACTAAGGTCTAAGCCAGCGGAAAGCAAGAATCTTTCCTCTTCAGTTGTTGCCCCACCAAGGGCTGCTCTAAAAAATGCTGATACGTCGTCATATTCATAAGTATTTTTAAACATGTTTTGAACTGCATCTCCAGTTAGGGCAACATCTCTTTCTGCCAACATACCAGATATTCTTTTTGGTATTTTAGCAAATGGGCTAAAGTCTGGAAGACCACCTTTGCCTTCAAGAATTTTTTTGACTACATCTTCTGTTAAAGTGCCTATTCCAAGAAGGTACCTTAATTCACTTGCCTGCTTATCTGAAAGTACTTTTTTTCCTATTCTGTAATTTAATACAGTTACACCTTCATCGGTTATGTTCACTACTCCAGCATTTTTTACGGCATCTGAATCTGTTATGGACTTTAGTTTATTTACATCTTTATCGTAGTTGTATTTGGTGTATGTAATACTTACGCTTTGATTAATAAGATCATCAAGGTTTAATTGTTTTAGAGCTGCTTTTTGAGTCCTGCTTAAGCTAGCTAGTCTTTCTTGTATAACTTTTGCTTCTTCTGCTATTTGATCAAGACCTTTTGTGCTGCCGAACTGGTTTTCTCCAAAAACCCTATAAGTATTTACGCCAGTTGCCTCAACATGACCTATTGCACTTCTGAGTCCATCTTCAGCGTCTTTAAACTCTTTGCCATCAAATGTTGTTTTGTAAACGATTTCGCCTTCAGCGTTTAGGAATACCGAAACAAGACCCTTGACTCTTGATTGTTTGCCAATCGCTCTTTCAAGTCTTTTTAGTCTTTGTTCATTAATCAAACTCATGATTTATTCCTAGTAAGAATATTGCCTTGTCATTCCTGCAGATATTTGTGCACTTGATCCACCGAAACCATTCATAACTGGAGTGACAGATCCAGAAATTCCATTTCTTGACATTATCTGCCTAAGTTGTGCTGCAACGTTTTGCTGATCGCTTTGTTGCCCAAAGGTAGGATAACTTGGATTGGTTAGAGAAGCTTCTCTTATCTGTTGAGGATAGTAACCCATTTGAGACATCTCTATGCCCATAGATTGACCTATTTTTATTTTAACATGTTCCATATTGGTATTTGGGTGCCACCCTTCCCATGAAGCGTCTGGCAGTTCGTGCCTAGAAAAGTACTCAACAAGATCAGGCCTTTGCTCAACTTCCATGCCCCATGCAGCTTGGTACATTCTTCTTTCTAGTCTTCCAGAAGTTGAAAGAATTTTTTCTCTTTCTTCTGCGTCTGTTTCCGTAATCATTGCTTTAAAGTGTTCTCTTTTTCTCTTTGGAATAGCAAGAGAAAGAGTGTCAATTGATTGACCGTATATGTCAGCTCCATACATTGTTCTGGTTGCTGCTTGCCTAAACTGATTGGCCGAGGCCATGTCTCCTTGCATTTGAGCCTCTTTGGCTAGAGATGTATTTTTAACATAACTTAGTATGTCTGTGTATTCTTCAAGTGCAAGTTGCTTTTGACGATCTTTTGGTATGAACCTCTCTCCAGTAACTGCCTCTCTGATGTTTCCATATGCGGAATACGCTGCACCAGCGGTGAATCCTGCTATTGAGGCAAAAGCTTTTGCTCTTGCGGTTCTACCAAACATTGATCCAATAACACCCATTGCAGTTCCTGCAACAAGAGGATTTCTTTGGGTTGCTTTGTTGAGCATTGGCTCAAAGAAGCTTTCAAAAGGTTTTTGCCACTCGGGGAAAGTAGAACCATAAACATTTCTTCTTTCCCAGTCTTCTTGAGCTGTTCTCTTGGGAAGAAACTTTGTATTAAAGTATGTGTCTCTGTGCGCTATATACTCACCAATCCTACCCATGGCATAAGCCCTATTGTCTATTCCGAGCTCTTCTGGACTTTTGCCTTTATACTTATAGCTGCTAAATTCATACTTTTGAGTTTGAGCCTCAGCTTGCTCTCTTATTGATTGAAGAACTGCTCTTTGTTCTCCTGTGGCTACTTCAGATTGTATTGATCTATTAAGTTCTCTAAACTCTCTTGAATAAGGAGCAACATTTCCAAGGATCTTAAGTTGAGCAAAGCTGTCGTAGCCCCTTGCCATTGGGTTAAGCCTTTCGTAAGCTACGCCAGGAAGTCTTAGCTCTCCTTCTTGTATTTTTGTAAATGGATCACCTTGCTGGAAGTTAATGAAGTAATCAGCTCCTGGTAAAAACGGATACTGATCAGCCATTGTGTTTCTAATTGGGTTGAGATAATTTACGTTTGTTCTTTCTTTTGGAATGAATCTTCTTACAATTTCTGATATTTCGATATTTCCTAAAGCGCCTTCAGCGGTTAATGGTACGTCACCAAGACCACCAAGGTTTAGGTCCCAGAAAGCTCTTGTCGTACCATATGCTTTTTGTGCAGACTGTAGCACTGCTCTTTGTGGCTCAAAATCAGATTGTCCAAAACCAAGACCTTCTCTTAAAGAACCAAAAGCAAAGCCATAAATACCAGCTGTTTCTTGTAGCTTATATCCGAGTTGTCCAGCCATGAAGTTGGCATTAGCGGCAGATATAGGCGTCCCTGCTGGAATTATATTTGGAGGAACAACTCCTGGAGTTGGAGGAGGACCAAATTGACCTGCTTGTACATAAGATGTATTAGCAGCATTAATGGTTGAGAATGTTATTCCTCTTGCTGTTGAAAGAGGAGCTGACCTTGATGCTAGACTGGCATTTTGTGATGCTATCATTGCAGAACCTTGGCCAGTTGGCCCACCCATGCTTGGCCCAGATGAATATACAGCGCCTTGCATTTCGCCCTGGCCAACAATTGCATTTCTGCCAGACATCATTATTCCCGCTGGATTATATGCTCCAGCTTGTCCTGCATACACGTAGGTGCTCAGATAGTTGTTTACCTCTTCTTCGTGCATTCTCAATTGCGGCTTAAGAACCTTGCCAACTGTTGCATTCAGAATGTCAGTTACTGGACCATAGGGACCGCTAAAATATTCTCCAGTTACTGGATATGGCCTGTCATAATAATGTTTTCTTTCAAATCTATATGGATCAATTGCCCTTAGTGGAGAGAAGTCGTATCCAAACAAAAACTTTTCTACAGGTGAACCAAAGCTATCAGAAGTATACATTGCTCCAGCTTGCATTCTTCTATACCAAGATGGGCGATGATACATTATCTTTCCGCCTTCAAATGGAGTTACACCAAGAGGCCAGAATCTCCCCTGCCTAATCGGCACTTCTCCTTCAAGAAGTTGCTCTTTCTTTTCTTCGTATCCCATTCCTCCAGGAACAATTCCAGAAATAGCAGCTTGTGCTTCAACGACTCCCCTAGCTGCTTTGCCAATGAAAAACGGAGAATATACCCTTTCTCCTCTAGCATCTTCTTCGTTTACAAATCCACCTATAGTTCTATCAACAGTTAGAACTCCAGCTCCAGCAGCAGTCAACGGAAGAGCTCTTTGAAGAACCATGCCTTTTCCATAAAGGCTTAGTGGTCCAGAAAACTTGTTTGGATCAAGAGCCAAGCCCACTGTGCCAAAGTATCTATTTAATCTTTCAATACCATGAGATATTGGAACTGAGGCAAAGCTAAAAGCTCCTGGATCATCATAAGTGGATCTGCCGGCGGCGCTCTTAAGAGCCCTTGTTAAGCCAACATTGTTTACTGCTGTTCCAAATGTTGGCACAAAAGCAGTGCCCCTGCTGCCAAGAGGGCCTGACACCATCTCGTCCATTTCATACGGAGCGGTGCCAAAAGCCTTTTTAAGCCTTGGGGATATAAGAGTAGTTGCCCTCTTAAAGCCTGAGGTATCAATTATTGCAGAAGTTCCCTCAGTAAATGGAGAAGCCATTCTTCTATAAGCTTCGGAAGATTGTCTTGCTGCATTTCTTGCGTTTGCCATTGACGTTGAAATATTCTGACCACTTAGTGCTCTTTCGCTAAATGTTCTGAATGCATTAATATTCAAGAATGTTGAAAGACCTGCGGCCCTTGCTTCTGCCACTTGGCTTGCAGATATAACGCCCCTTCTCTTAAGGTCGTTAATTGCTTCATCCATCGTCCTAAGTAGTGCAGATGGATCTCCGCTTTGCGGTCATGTAGGAGTGTCTCTCCACCATGTATCTATAAATTTCATTTCTGAATTCATCAAGTCTTGTGGAAACTGCTGGAGACTTTGCTGCCATTTGTGAAACAGCGTTTAGATTTGAATCTTCTATGAATTTTGAAACTCTACTATATGCCCTTGTTAAGCCTCTTGTTTTAACACCAGATGCAGATAGGAGAGCCTTATCTTCTTCAAGCATTGCCCCTATTGATATGGCGGCTTCCTTCATTTCAGCTTCAGAAGTTATGTCAGATATCTTTCTGATTCTTCCACCAACTGGAACGCCAAGGCCAAGTCTTTCTTCCATTTCGGCAATCACCCTCAAAGGTGTTGCGTACTCCATTGTCGTTCTTCTAAAGCTATCGTAAGCTTTTAGTACATCAGAGTGTCCATAGAGTTCTTCGCCGGCGTCATCAATAACAGAGTACTTTCCATCTGCGGAAGTTTGAAGAGATATCTTTCTTCCAGATTTTCTTCCTATTGATACTTCATCTCCCTCAAGAAGTCTGCCAAAAACGGAAGGATTATTAATATCTGTTTTTCTTTTTGCGAATCTACCCCCTAATCTAAAAAGAGAATTAGGCTGATCTTCGTCAACATTAAATGCTGCTTTCATCCTCTCTGTAAACGAAAGTTGTTTGCCAGCTGCTGCAGCTTCCATCTCTGCAGTTCTGATCATTGATCCTCTGTTGGCAGCAAATGACGCAGCTCGTGTAAATAGATTGTTTTCAGACACGTTCATTTGTCTGAAGCTGCCTCTTAATTCTTTTACAGAGTATCCACCAGTTTCGTCAGCGCCAACGTAAGATAGAGCACCTTTTGGACCAAATATTCCCCCTTTCTTTTTGGTCCATATATAAACATCTGCTGCGTTTGTCTTTATGCCACCAAAGGGCTGAACTGATTGACCAGCAACAATTTGGAATGGAGCGTTGGCGTTTACACCAGTTGGTCCTCCCACTCCAAGCATTTGGAGAGGATTGAATTTAACAATTGGTATTTGAAATTCGTTTGCAAAGAATCTACCAAGGCCTGTGACCATTGATCTGATTCTGGTATAGTCAACTATTTCTCCATTTCTATTCTGGTAAACTCCATCAAGTTTTGAGAAACCAATTGACTTTGAAACTGGATCACTTGCTTTAATTCTACCTGCAAGATTTCTAACAATGTCTCTTTGATCTGCCGGCATGTGATTGAAGATGCCTTTCTCAAAGGCTTCGTCAACCAAAAGTTGTTTCATTCCAAAAAGATTGTATCCACCAGAACTTGACTGCGACGTCATAGCTTTGTTGTTTATCAAAAAGCCTCTGAGTTGACCAAAGTTATCGGTATCAAACCCTCTTCTTCTAAGTTCGTTATTAACAATCTTACTTGATATTTGTCTACCCTGCTGATCAGCAAGTTTTATGCCAAGAACTTGTGCGGTTCTTCTTCTCAGAAAATCTTCTTTTGCGGCTGTCAGTGGTCCAACAAAGTCTTGATAAACGGCTTTTTGTGGCCTCATTATTGTATTGCCATAAGGAACAGCTTGCTGGCTGTAGAACGCATTCCATTGCTGCTTTACCTTTTGTTGGAATGATGCTTCAAATTCTTTTCTAGTTAAGAATTGATCAGTTTCTTGAATTGATCTTCTCAGTGCATCTGCGCTAGGAGCTTTCTCTGCTCCTACATTTTTTCTAAATCTTTCTGCAAGTTGGTTATAGAAATCGTCATCGGTGTCTGAAATAATCTGGCTTTTCCCTAGGCTTATCCTATTGCTTACATGCATTGACTTACTGGAAGTAGTCGGAACTTGAGAGATCCTTATGGTGCTACTAAAGTTTTGAGCTACCTCTTCATCAACATTATTATTTGTTAGATATATTCTGAGCTGTTTTCTGTACTCATTTTCCCTAAGTACTCTAGCAAAACCACCAACATCACTTGGTCCATCTGCTGGACCTCCAGCGCCCATGTAAGTTCCCATAGACTCAGCAAATGAAGAGAACTTACTCTTATGCTGAGACTGAACCTTGTTCATTGCTTTCTGTAGCATTTCGGAGCTCATTGGAGTTGAGCCTCTTACTTTTGCATTTAGTGCTTCGTCAAAGCTAACCGCACCAGAGACTACGTCGTAGCCCTTTTTCATTATTCTAAAGTTGTTGCCAAAATTAGAGAATCCGCTTGTAAATCCCCTCATTCCAGGAAGGGTGTCAAGAAGGCCTTGGTATCTTTCTCCTCCTGCTTCTGTACCTAAGAATAGTGCCTTAGCCTGCTGAGTTGCCTTTGCCCTTCTTGTGACTCCAGATTTGTTTGCAAGAGCTTCGCCTGCCTTTTGCATGCCCCTTCTTGCTTGCTGCATTGCAAAGACGGGAGAGCCTTGATTTTTAGCGGCTTCTTCAACGGCAAACTCAAATGCTCCGGCAGCGCTAGAAGATATTCTAGAAATTTGATTTCCTAGTTTACCAATGTCTTGACCCAATTCTTCCAAGACGACTTTCGCATCGGCCATCATATTGGAGGCCCTTAACTGATTTGCGGTTAAGGAAAGATTTGGGTTTGACGCATAGGGTGCGTTAGCGTAGAACTTTGCTCTACTGAATACTGCTCCACCACCTGCTGCAGGCAGGGTAACTGCAGCTATATTGATGGTTGATTGTTTGGCAAAGTCTGCAAGAACGTCAACTGGATTGTACCATTTAACTTTTCTTCTGTCGTCTTTATTTCCAAATAAAGGATCAGTTACTGCCCTTTGAGCAACATATAGGGCAGGAAGTTCGTACGGCAACCTTCTTGCTTGCTTAACAAGCTTTTGCTGTATGTCATCTTTAAATGTCCAAACTGATGCCGGCTCTCTTGTTACTCCCATACCAGCTTGCTGTATGTCTGACCTTGGTATCCATGTGCCACCCTCTAGCACCATATCTCTATTGATCATACTGGTTCTTGTGCCAGTAGTTAGCTTTCCTTCAGCGTCTTCAAAAACAAGTTTTGAATATGGGTCAACGGTATTGTCAACGTATCGATTAATACCCTCAAGTTCGTCTAGAGCTTTTCTTAACTTGGTTATACTTTCAACTGCTCTTGTTGAAAGGGCTCCGCCATTGTCAGCGGACTTCTGAATTGATCTAGCAAGTTTTAGCCCTCCGCCACGAACCATGCTACCAAGAACTGCAGCAGTAGCAACAGATGCAGCAGTTGATGCCATAAAGCGCATCATTGGGTGATCATTGAGGGCTCGCGCAATTGCGCCGGAGTTAGGACTTGGTCCCTCTGATTCTCCGCTCTCTTACTGGTACGTCACGAGATGTTACACCATGACCCAAGCTAGATATTGGTCCACGATCTCTAATCAAGGCTCTTCTCCGATAAGATTAACTTCCCCAAAGTTTTCTTGCAATGGGGTCTTCGAACTTGGCTTCGCCATCTTTTCTTGAGGCGTTGAATCTGTTTGCAAAATCTTTTTCTTTTTGCACTTCTTCTTCTGGGTCAATCAATTGCAGACTAAGGTCTGTTGGAGCTATACCGTTAATGCCTTGCTGTATCTCTATAATTTTCTCTGCAAGAGCGACATTCTCTGCCAATTTACTGAACGTCATGTTGTCCAAATCTTCTGGACTATACTTTGGCATGGTAGCCAAAACGAAAGCCTTCATGAGGTTTCTTACCTCAGCGGCTTGACGTCTCATTTTTTCAAGAATTGCTTTTGCTCTTTTGGCGGAGGAGAAGCCTGATTCTTCGAGGATTTCTTCCGCCAAAGAAGAAACTATGCCGGGAGGATATGAATCAAGATCTAGATTTTCTGGATAAACGACAGCGAACTTTATTATCAGTTCTTCTACGTCAGCTGACGAATGATCGAATGATCTCTGATACTCTGCTATTTTATCATACTCAGCAAAAGTTAATTCTCTGAATATTACTTCTTGTTTTCTTATTGAAGTTTGAAATACTGATCCGTATTTATTTTTTATACTGTGCAGAGAATCGGGGTTCATACCTTAAAGTTGTCTTACCTCTAGGGCAACGAAGCCAGAGGCCTCTAGAACTTCTTGAGCTATTAGCGACGGAAGTCCTGCCATTTCCTTTACCATTGACTGCTTGTCGTAAGCAGGGAATAGTACGCAGATCTCAGCAATTGCTTCTTCGTTCCAAAGGTTTGCCTCTGCGCTAGTTAGTTGACCAGACTGAACGAGCTGCTCCATCTTTCTTACAAGGTTTTTGTACTCAATTCTGCTTAGCGGTCTCCATGCAATGTGCTTATCGTAAGAAATTGATGTTACATACACATCGCCATGCTCTTGCTTCCACATCTTAATCTGGCCAGCGGTTGGGCCATCAAGCCAAATTCTTTCATCATCAGGAAGGTCCTCTACTGATGTTGGCTCTTCTTCAAGAACCTCAACTGAATCGCCTTCTTGGTCAGTGTCTTCCACTGAAATCACATAAGCCTCATCAGCGTTTGTCTCTTCTGCTATTTCATCAGACTTAGCTATTGTTACTTTTCTACCTTGTGCCATGACATTTCTCCTATTTAAATTAAAAAACTACAAACTAGTATATCACTTGTAAACATTAAATATCTATTTTTACAATATTATTTATTAAAAGAATCTAGCGGAATGTGCGATCCTTGACTCTATAGTACTGCTCATAAGTGCGCAAAACATCTTCCTCAGTTGGGGGAGTAGAAGGCTTTGTTGGATCTGTTACTGGTGGTTCTGATGAATCATCAGAAGCTGGATTTTCAGAAGAATTAAAGCTTCTAATCGAACCCTCTGAAATATAAAAATCTCTTGCCGTAAACTGATAAGTCTCCATTACTGGTTGACCACCAACCTCAACAGCTGAAACCATTGAGTTTAGGTGAACACTTTGAAGAACAAGATTCATGTTTTCTGACATGTTTTTCTGCACTAGTCTTTGGTTGTAGTCAGTGGCCATCAATCTATCTAGCGTATCAAAATTGTCTTCACTATTAGTTCCCTTGTTTCTTGCAACAGATGACACTGCTCCCTCTTGCATTCCATATTTTATAATAAGATTAAATGGCGGGTGAGCGGAGAATATGTTTCTATCATTGGCTTGTGCGCCGTCTGAGCCCAATCTATCAAGTTGACTATTGGCCCAATACTTTTCAATATTTTTTTCGTCTTCAATCGATCTAGTGTCGTAACCAGATAAGAAGCTTTGAACTTCGCCTTGGTTTGATTTATTAAACGCTACCCTTTGCTTTGCAGCTTCTGACAAAAGATCTCTCATTCTTCCAGGGTATCTTGAGTATACAGAAAATTGTCCAACAACTATTCTTGTTCCAACCATCATAACATCATAGTTATAAGACCAGAAACCATAAAGAGGTTGTTTTTGCTGCGCTATGTTGAAAGCAAAGTTTTGAATATCAAGTTCATATTTTGGATCAAAGAGACCGTCTATATATATCTTGATGTCTTCACCAGTAAAGTAATAATCATAATATGTATTAAACTTTTCTGAGTCATCAGTTTTTCCTGCCCACTTTAAGTCAATGTTTTCATTGAGTGGATCGAAACTTCTTGGTGCAACGACATCTGTTGAAGCCAAGTTTCCTCTTACATCAAAGGTCCTGTCAAGAAGCGTACTTGGAATATACGAGCTGAAAGGTCTGTATGGTTTTCTTCCGATTATATTGCCGTAATCAATAGCCATTATTTTTCCTTATTGTGGTTTAATTATTCTATCAACAAAAGTGGTGTATTCTGTTAGCCTGTCTGTCTCTCCGCTGTTCCAAAAATTTTGTTGCCTGTTTGAATATGCTTGGTATTCGCTTTCCTCAAGCATCATAGGATCGTTCTCCATGCTTATTAGTGGCTGAATTCCCCTAGCCATATAAGTGTAGGTCTGCTCTGTAATAAGGTCGTCAACAGACATTGTTCCACCTTCGTCAACTATGGTTACTCCATATATCTTCATTTTAGCGGCTAGGCCATACTCATTAAAGAATGACAAAACTATATCAAATGGAGGCAACATGTCTGCTAGAGGAGCAAAGAATAAACCTGTTTCAGCCATCATTTGGCGAAACTCTTTGATTCTGTAAAATGCGTACTCGTTAAATACGGTAAATATTAAAGATCCACCTATTGTTCTTCCACCCTTTACAAAACCCCTTGGGTTGGAGTGGCCAATAGTTCTTATTGGAGAATTTTCTCTGTGTATTGAATATGATATTGTTTGAAGTTCAGCAAGTTCGAGAATGTCGGACTCACCTATTGCGCCTGTTTCTCTGTCTATTGTTGGAACGACAATTGTTGCGTTGATATCAACGCCAGCAAAAGACATGTTTGAAAATGGATCTGGTAAGCCTTTTTGGATTCTTGTTTGAGAACCATTAGTGCTTTCGTACTTCCAAAGTTCGCTTCTTGACTGCATTTTTACCGCCTAAAAAAGTATGGAGGACCCGACAAAGTATCAGGCCCTCCATACCAAAGATGAATTGATGTTAGATTATGGTCTAATGATTTGAGTGTTCAAACCGCTCTCGGTTACAGCATCCTGGCTGATAAGATCTCTAAGATCGCCAGTATTGTTTCTGCCGAGGTGATCGGTTGTAATCCTATACATTGGACCAATTTCTCTGGCTACATAAGTCATAGTCTCTTCTATAACAATGTCATCCATTGATGCGCCTGAGCCCTCGTTGAGGAGCTCAACGCCATAGATTGACCTTACTGCGCCCTGACCATATTCGTTTACAAATGTGATTGTAATATCAAATGGTGGAATTTGATCTGCGTAGAATGGAACCTGAGAAACGACATCTCTTGCCTGATCTGAGAATTCAGCTATACCTCTTCTGTGGTTGGGGTCACCAGGTAGTGTGTTGTGCCTTCTAGTAAAGAACTTCATTGAGTTATCGGTTGCATGATGGGCCTCAAGCATTTGGTACAGGGCTGGCCTGTCAAACACGGTGAAGATCAATGATCCTGCGATACCTCTTTTGCCTCTTGAAAAGGACCTTGGGTTAGGTGAGCCCATGGTATAGATTGGAGCTTTTTCTCTAGTTACCGAAAAGGTAATTCCAGAAAGTGCGCCGATTTCAATGCCACCAAAAGTGGCAACAATGTCTGCTCCAGAAAATGTAGTATAAGTATTTAGATACTTATTAACTGGACCATCGTAATATTCTCCTGCCATATGATACCCTCCAATACGGTATTATTAATTATGGTTTATAGGTTTATTGATACTTGAACTTCAATATTCTTGAGTTCAAATGCTGGGGTCAGCACGAGGTCAATAATCGCCTTATTTTCTGCTGGTATATAAGAGACGGTGAAGTCACTGTCCAGCAAGGCACCTAGTTGTTGCATTCCTCTTAGTGCTGAAGTAATTGCAGTCTCCATTGAGTTTCTGGTCTGGATTGTTGAAGCCTCGCCAACAAATCTCTGACAAACTTGTCTTACCAGAAGGGCAGCCTCTGTTACAATTCTCATAGTTGAGATTCTGGTGTAGTCAGAGCTTGAAGAAGCCATTGTTAGGCCCTCAATGAAGATTGGTATTCTGTTGAAGTTAAGTGCAATGCAGTTTACGCCAAGATCAGAAAGATTCAACTGTTGAGTTCTGGTTGGATTGTATCTTAGTGAAGAAACGTTGTAAGCTGTCTTGTTAACTGGTGAAGTAAATGATGCCATTCTTGAGATTGCTGCAGCAAAGGTGGTTGCACCATTGGTGTAGCCCCAGTCTGCTGGATAATTTACTGGCTTAAGCTCTGATGCAATTACTGCAAGAGTTCTTCCGATTTCTCTCATGTCAGCGCCTTCTCTGTCGATCAGATTGGCAAGACCACTTGTTCCTACGTGTGTTCCAACTTGGCTCGGGGTCATTGTCTCTGTTGCAAGAGCACCTGAGCCAACGTATGGCTTAATGCCCATTACCGCAATACAGGGATGGGAGTTCTCGGCAATTTCTTTTACTCTTGCTGCCACCTTGTAGGCAAATCCTGAAGTGGTTGCAGCGTTGTCTGCATAAAAACCAAACTCTTCATCATCACCAGGAGTTGCAGGGTTTTGCCAGTCGTTTGGATGACCACCACGTCCCCAGGGAACAATGATGTCTGGCTGAGATGCTTCAGCTGCAGTAAAGGCTGCATCAAAGACATCAACGCCTGAAAGAGTTGCACTGGTTATTGCGCCAGTTGAGTAGTTAAAGCTAGCATCTGATGGTAGTGGAACTACAAAAATTCTTTCAGCGCCTCCGGCAATTAGCTCAACAAAGCCTCTGTGGATTTGAGAGTCCTCGCCAAATACGCTGATAATATCAGCCTCGGTAGTTGCAGAAACGACGTCAAGATCTAGAACCTTGTCTGCGTTTGTTGCACCTGCGCCTCTTTTTGCAATGAGGCATATTCTTGGACCGACAGGAATATCCTGACGGGAGATGCTATAAAAGCGATCTTTAATAATTGTTTTTACACCTGGTAGAGCCATTAGACTGTAGACCTCCGATTGCGGCATTTAAAAGTTTTACTTCATGTATATAGTAATACTTAAGATATAAAAACAACCTAGTTTAAGTATTTGGTGTTGCACTTTGGAAAAGATCTATAATATTCATTTCCGTGCCCTCAATTGAAGGGGTTGCTCCATTTAAATAATCATTAATAATTGAGGCCTCATAGGCCATGTATCTTCTAACGTCAACAGTAATCTTTTCAATTTGCTCAACGCTGGTGGCGATAAGCTTCTCGGTCGTCAACATATACGTAATTGTTCTTTTAATAACATCAACATTTGGCCTATTTATCTCTGCATCGGAGAGTCTTCTTGAGTATACGAATTCTGCTGCTCCTAATCTTTTAAAAACTGGGGTATGCTCCAGCATAAAATCTTCAAATATTTCAGCCAAGTTATCTGCCACCTGAGCTCCTGAGTATCTTTTTTCTAGCTCAGAGGAGGACGTGCCTGCATCTGCTTTTGTCATGATTGTAAAGCTTACAACATTTTGAAACCTTTGACCAAAAACCATTACATCAGCTTGGTGCTGGGTATTTCGCGTTCTTGGCTTTGGTTCGTTTGAGTGTGTTTTTCTAATCTCTAAACCGTAAACTATTACTGGATACTCTGCATATTGGCCATTGGAGGTAGGTACGACTTTAATATCTGGATAGGCATTTTCCCATAATGCTTTAACAACAGCAATAAACTCTAGATACGTTAGATTTCCTGATGCTTGGAGAGGAGGGCCAAATCTTCTATCATTATTAATTTCATTGATTCCAACTACGGGAAATCTATAAGCGTTCTGTGGCATTTTACATACCTCTTCCTGTTGCTACATTAAAGGAAATACTTCTTAAAGTCCTTACGGAAACTATTGAAATATTAAAATATAATTTTCCTTTTATTAGTCTGTCTGCGTAGGCGTCAAACGTATAATCCCTAACTACGTCCGCTAACTTTAAGGATGAAAGTAGAGCGTCTACATTTCTGATGACTCTGTCATAAGAAAATTTACCTATTGCATTTCGTCCAAGTGATTGAACTTCAGCTATGATCATTGCCACTAATCTAACATTTGAAGCGTCAGAGTAGTTTTCGCTTATTGACTGCGTCAGGTCTCCAGATATGCATATATCAAATGGAGTTCCTCTTCTTGATCTTTTTCCATCAAGTATATAATTAATTTTCTTTTCGTTAAGAATTCTCATTTGTGATGTTGTCAGACCGTTTCCGGATATGGACAGGACAACAGGTATTCTCTTTCTTGCCAAGCCATAATCCACCCTGGTGGAAGCAAGGGTTCCAGCAAAAGCAGCGGATACGGAGCCAGCGTAAGATCTTTGAATTTGATCGTGATCAAAAACTGCTTCTCCATATATTAATATAATATACTTACCAGAGTCTGCATTTATTAAACCGTCTGATGTAACGTCAGAAAATATTTCAAAGTCTTTTTCAGCTAAGTCTTGAATGTTTTGATTTGTTCCTTGAATGCTTCTCGACCCAATGATACCTAGCTGCACTTCTCCGGTTTGTCTTTGAACATTCTCGCAATGATCAGAAAGTTGAGAAACAAAATTTACATCTCCAGTATCAATCATTGAAGTCTCAAGCGGAACAATAATATCTATAAATTCATATTCTTTCAAAATGCTGTAGCATATTTCTAACTTCATGTAATAAAGTTCATAAAAAGAATATTGATTACCAAATTCATTTGGCGTAGCTGAATCGTCAGCAAAAGTTTTTTGATTTCTTAAATTAACATCTTCTACATATTCGCTCATTGTTCCAGCTGACATCAAATAGATGTTTCTTGCGCCCGCTGCGTAAGCGTCAAAGAAACCCCTTAAAAGAGGAGATTGAAAATCTGCTCTAAGGGCATTGATTGCGTCTTGCACAGACAAAACTCTTTTAATTGAAAATGGCTCAAATGCATCCGTATGACCTATTAGTATTATGGTGTTGGTCTCTGATTGGGAAGTATTTTCGTATTGAGCGGTAACGTTAACTGCAATGTTTTTGTCTACAGGAGAATAAACTTCTGTATTTTGTTGAATCTGCTTAGGAACCTGAACGTAGTATTCTTTAAGATTTGGAGCGCCATCAATAACCGCTGATATCTGAACAGTATAAGGGCCTTCGTATATATTTGAAGGAATGGTCAGATTAAGGACAAAAGAACCTTCTGAAATTCTTTCTAAAGACACATTATCTGTAAACTCCTGTAAATAGACTGGAGTGGCGGCTTCAATCAAATTTATTGCGTATTTATATGGACCCATGATAATAGGGCCTTGACCTCCATGACCTCTTCTGAGATAAATTATTATATCTTCTGAAGGATCCGAATAAGTAAAGCCCAGTTTATAAACAAATGGAATTTCTATATTTTCACCAGAATTTACCACTAACATAATTAACTTGGAACCTCTTTTGTTGCACCGACTATCCAATAAGCTATTATCCCATATCTTCCTCTTACTGCATAAGAATCGTCTATAACATAAATAATTGCATCCTCAAGAGAATTAAAAGATTCTTCATATATTCTGTCTCCGAGATTTTGGCCTTACTTCTTCTTCAAAATAATATAAAAGATCGGAATTAGAAAAAACTCCTTCTGGAACTTCTTCTTTTGCTGTCATTAATGCACTTTTTCTCGGCATGTGAGACCTGGTTGTGTATCTTTCTAGAGTCTCTGAGTAAACAAAATCATCAGAAGTTCTTCTTTGAAGAAAAATATCATGACCCCATTCTTTTAGAACTTTTTTAAACAGTGCTTTTTCTTTAATCATATCTCTTAATGTTTCTATCTGGCATTGGGTCTTGTGGATCAATATCGGTATTTGTCCCTGGTCTAAATAGGTCCCTTGAGCCATATGCAGTTGTGTCATTGATGTATATCAGGCCACCGATTTCTGGGTCAAGGGAACCTCCAGAAGGAATAATGCTTTTAATCGGCAAACCTTTGGGAAGGACGGACTTGAGGCCAACTTTCTTTGCGATGATTTCTTTTCTTAGTGCGGCGGCTACCTGGCACCAAGTTGTTGCATTGGCTCTTGTTATGTTTGATCTTGGAGTATTTCTGTTTGTGACCTTAAAATCTGCTAATTCAAGACTTAACTCATCATCTCCACCAAATCCATATATTTTTGTTAGTCTACACAGAACAGATGCCTGAACGTACTCAAAAACAGTATATGGATTAGCATTTTGTTTTGATAATATGTCGACAGGATTTTCAGCGTCTTCTTCTATTAATGAAACTGGATCAAGGTTTGGATCCTTAATGCCAAATATGCTATTCACCTCATGAGAGAATCCATGAATAAGTTCACCTATTTCAAGTAAGGTAGCGTCTGGAAAGTATGATCTTATTGATTCCGGATCAATATATAGTGGCATTAAGCCAGGAGCAAATGCTATAATTTCTTCTGATCTTAGAGTAATGGTTGGTTTGTATTCCTCTGTTGGAGTACTAACATAAAGGGCTTGGCTAACTGTAATTGACCTTGTATCAGCAAGAGTTCCCAAAAATGTTACTCTGTATTCACCAGCTAAAGTGGGTGTAAAATCATATCTGTACTCAGAAGATGTTATTGGAGTTGCATTTGTGGGAGTTGGTGGCACTGGATTATTGTTAGAGTCAAAAATCGTGACAGTAACATAATCTGGAGACACGTCTGACTGCACTCCAGTAATAGGGTCTTTGTCAACAAATTTTACCCTAATTCTTACTGTGTCGTTTACTAATACGTTGCTTTCTGTCATTTTAACTCCACTTTTTGTGCGCCTACCTTGTGATAGTAGTGTTAAATTTAGCTTTTCTTAAGCGGAAAGGCCCTCAATAACTATTTCTCCTGATGGGGTTGAATAAACCTGCCCCACGCTAGATTGGCCCAAAACTTCAGCAGAAAGAGTGGTTGAATTTTCTGAATAGGGATAAAAAGTTATTGAATTAGACTCAGCTATAGCAAAGGCTATTTCGTCCTCAGTCGTAATGGTTATTACGCCAGAGGGAGTAATATCATACTGTATTGTTGCTATTGTTGTTAAATTTGAATAATCAGTTATTGCAGAAATTGCTATAACTATATTATTTAAAATTAATTTCTCGGTAAGAGATGGGGCATTAATTATTAGGGTTCCATTATAGGAAACCTGGGGCTCATTGTATAATATTGCCTCGTTATAGAGCATAGTAAAACAAACCTTTACTTTTTTATTATAGTAATGGTCTATTGTTTAAAATCATTTCAGTTGATACCAACCATCTTCCCAGAGGGTGTGTAATCTATTAAAATAAATCTGATATTTTTCTGCTATTGATTCAAGGCTGTAGTTATCAACCGAGTGCTGTCTTATTAAGAATCTGTCAAGATCTTTGACTTTTTCTGTGGCATCAACAAACTCTTGTAGCGATCTGCAGCGGAAGCCAGTTTTGCCGTCTATTACGGTTTCGGTAAAGGCGCCCCAGTCTGTGGTTATTACAGGGGTTCCACAGGCCATCGCTTCTGGTGCCACTGTTCCAAAAGGCTCTATGTAAGTAGTGGGAGCAAATGTTGCTATTGCGCCACCCATTAATTTTGCTCTTTCCTCTGAGCCAACAACACCCACATATTCTCCATATTCTGGAGGAACTCCTTGGCCAGCTATCAAAAGTCTTTTACCCAAAAGCTTACAGGCTTCAACGGCTATTTGATAGCCTTTTCTTTCTATTAATCTTCCGACAAAAAGATAATAGTCATCTGGAGTTTCTCTAAATGGAAACTCTTCTATATCAATATAGCCTGGCACTACTGCGTCAAAAAAGTTTCCATCTATTGAATTTGGATTACTGTTTGCTGATCCATAAACAGTATGCATCCATGCGTATGACTCAAAAACTCTGTACTTTGCAAAGGTACCGCCATAGCCAATTCCAAACTCAACAGTCATCTCGTCTGGAAATGCATCAGCAACTTCTTTGTGGGCGTAACCACCTATAACACAGATAAAGTCTTTGTGGCTTAATCTTTCTCTTATACCAGAAATAATGTTTGCATTAAACTTGCGCCAATGTGGCAAATTATAATCAAAGGAAGCCATAACATAATGATTCTGACCAACAACTTCAAGTCTTTCTTCTTCGGTTATACAAGGTATGTGCTCGTCTGCTGGAGATTCACTTTCTGGTCCACCATATGTGTAAACAACATGACCAAGACGCTTCATCATTATTGCAAATTTACGCACTTTTTCAGTAAAAGCGCAGGCGGTAAAATCACGAGTTATACTCGTATGAGGAAGTCCAACAACATGAAAAGTAAATTTTTGTGTCATGACCAAATAATAAAAGAACTAATTATGAGCTTATGGTTTGATATGGGCATCATGGCTTGATGAGGGTGAGTCCAACTTGTGGGAAAAATGGCGACGCTTCCTTTAACTGGTTTGACAGAAACGTTTTGGTATCTAAAGTATGTTTCTCCACCTTCTTCTACTGTGTTGAGGTAAACAACAAATGCTAGCAGTCTCTTGTCTACTCCGGATGTCCAGTTTTCTCCATCTATATGCTCTTTGTAGAAGCCCTCATTGGCCTCATACATTTGCCATAGATATCCTGTATCAACTAAATTGGGCGCATTTTTAAGCCAATCAAAATGTTCAATATATGCTTCGCTGATAACCTTAAGGCTTTTGTATACTCGCTCGTCAAGCTCCAAATACTTATCTCGCAAAGGGCCCAATGGAATGTCGCTAGTTGATTTAATGTCAAAAGTGTTTTTTATGTCAACGTGTTGACCGCCAACTGTTATGCCTTTTGATGCGAGTTCTCGATTTGTAAAGTAAAAATCATAAATTTCATCACAGAGCTTTTCACTTAGAGCGTTTGTGTACAAAAAAATAGACTCAGCTACTTTTATTTGTTCGATTTCTCCGCCATCTATGTTTATGAGCTTTTTATCTAGATCAATCATGCGACAATAATATCATCTGCGTGCAGCTTTTGCAAAAAATCTCAGCTAGAACCATAAAGCCAAAGTCTTGGCTTGCCTAATATTAGGTGTAAACACCAATTTTCAAATTCTTTAGTCATATCTGGTATCAAAGAAGCGTCGGCCCTATCTCTTGGCTCAGAATCTCCAGAAATGAACTTAGCGATTCTCATTGGCGGAAGTTCATTCCATAACCAGTCTCTTACCGATTCTGGCATTTCTAGATCAGCGAGCATATTTTTTGCTACCACAGCTATTTCTTCTCTGTTTCCGAGTTCATTATGTGCCCATTCCCATTCAAGCATCAATCGGAAAACTTCTTGAAGCGTTCGTGCACAGTTCTGTGGATCTTCAAAAGCCTGTTTTTCAAGCTCTGGATCATCTATTTCAATGTATGTGATGAATCCATATTGGCTGTGTATCGGCATTCTTAGTATTTTTGAGTTGTTTAGAGACGCCACATGACTGTTTGTTGTTCCAAATGGTTGACTTTTTGAACCACATGCAAGACAAACTTCATTTTCATAATCCCATTCGTGAAAGTCAACTGGCATTGGCGTGCTTCGTGGAGAGTTCCCGTCGCACCTAGCCTTTATGCCATTTTCTTTTCCGTCTGGCCACTGTTCTTCGTAAAATCTTTTGTCGTAAACAGCTTTAATAAAGGCAAAGAATCCCACATTGTCTGTACGACCAATTTTTTTTGCCAAATAACCAACGCCCATCGGATGCATGGGTTGTTTACTAAATGGGTCAAATGTCTGATCGCTATGAGCGAATAGCTCTTCATCGTGACTATGTTCTTCCACTTTTTTCTCCTAATGCTTAATTATAAAATAAATTCTTTGCGTATTAATTGTATGAGAATGCGAAACGGTAGCGCTATTACTGGTTAGCCCATCTCCATTCCAAGAAGAATGTTGATGACTTGTAGTAGTACTGTCAAGCGAGTGCTCATGTATGGTCGTATTGTTTGCAAGCGTATGCACGTGTGCTCCCATGTTTGCGTTTACTCCGCTAATTCCGTTGTGGGTTGAATGAGCGCTGCTTCCGGTTGTTCCGCTTGACGTTGGGTTTCCGTATGCATAGTTGTGGCGATGATTACTGGTTACTCCATCGCTGCCGTGAGAATGAGAATTATTTGCCGTATTTAAACTGTGCGAATGATTATTCATCGCTGATGTAGCGTGAAAATGGGACTGGACGTCGCTCTGATCATCAGAAGTAAACTCTCCAGAAACAGTATGATTGTGACTATGACTTGCGTTGGCAGCTGAAATTGTTGTAGTGCCTCTGGTGCCGCCACCGGCTATGCCCACTGGAACATTTAATTGCATATTCGGAACATTAAATGTTGAGAATCCATCACCAGAACCAAACGATGTAGAGATCTGATTGAACAATCTTGCGTATGTTGTTCTTGATTCCGCTTGCCCTCCGCACAGCAGCCAACCGCTTGGTGGTGTAGTTGTCCCGGCCCACGCTTCAATAGTTCCAACTGGAACAATGTCTGATGGAACAAAAGATGTTCCATCATAAGCCAGAGATTGACCATCCAAAACTCCACTGACATCAAGGCCAATATTGTTTAGATTTAAATTTGATGATGTAGAAAAAAGTTCTTCAGCCATAATCTACCTATACTTAATAATAAAATATACAGCAGTTGCATTGACCGTGTGAGTATGCGATGTGCCGTCACTAGATGTGTTTGTCGTTAGAGCGTGAGTGTGAGAAGAGCCAGCATTGAATGCTTGGTTTCCAAATGTGTGACTATGTGAGGATGAGTTAATACCGTGAATGTGATTTCCAACGGTATTTCCTGTGTTGTGGCCATGGTTTGTTGTTGGATTACCGCTTGCCACTCCTGTTGTGTTTCCACTCAATAAATAAGAATGAGTATGATTAGCGTTCGCATTTCCCCAGTTATGAGAATGAGAAGCGTTTGTTGTTATGTCTGTATTTGCGAAAGTGTGTGAATGAGCAACGTCGTCACCAGAACTGTTAACGTGAGAGTGAGATGTGTTTGCAGAATTTCCAGTTGTTGATGTATAAGTAAATGTTGACACTTGATGCGTATGGCTTATTGAATCATTGTCACCAATAGATATTGAGTTTACATTATTTAGCTGATTTGACTCAAGTGCAGCTTGATCAACGCCCGAAGGAGCACGATAAGTGTCTCCAGTAGTCAAATTAAATTTTGGAAGACTAAATGACAAGCCCGAACCACCAAACCTATATCCAATTACCGAATGTAGCTTTGGATAGTCAGAAACATTAACGCTTTGCCCTGCACAAATCAGATAGTCTTGTGGGGGCGTTGCTGAGGCGGTGCCGCTTGCCCACATTCGAATAACGCCAACTGGAATATTATCAATGCTTGTTACAAATTTTCCAGAAGAGTAAACAAGTCCACCAGTTAAATACTGATCACCAGCAACAAAAGCTGCAGATGTGTCGATTTCTATTCCTTCTGTGGAGATATTTGATGATATAGAAAAGTTTTCAGTAGCCATATTATGAAGCCTTTATAATAAAGAAAAGTCCAACTGCTGATATTCCAGTGGAATGACCATGATTACTAGAACTTTGATTTGCTCCGTAGGCAGAGATGTTTATTGCGTGAGTGTGTGCTGATATGTTTGAACCAGTGGTTAATCCGTGGTTATGATTTGCACCTTGAACGTTAGAGCTGTTGTGTCCATGGTTTGCGTTTGCGTTTTCGGAAGTGTGTGTATGGTTATCGGCTGATAAACCGGTTGTTGTTGACAGGTTGGGAAATGCAACTGTTCTAGTGCTATGTGTGTGGCTACCCACATTAAAGTCTGTAGCCCCATGAGAATGGTCGCCTTTTCCGTCTCCAACAGTGTGCGAATGACTTCCGCCAGCACTTGAGGTGTGTGAGTGATTAAGGGTTGAACTTGCTGAATTATGGCTAGTTGAATGAGAGTGAGTTGTTGCTGCTCCGGCCGAAGAAGATATTGCTCCAGACCACCCAGAGCTGGTGTCTCCAGATGATTGTGTGTGGGCTACTACTGTTTTTGAAACAAAGTTGGGCAGGTAATAGGTGGTGCCAGCACTTGTCCCATACATGTTTCCGACTACTGTAGCTAGTGCTGGATATGTATCGCTGGAAAATGTTGTGCCGTCGCAGAGCAGCCAACCAGCCGGTAAGCCCGAGTAACCCGGTGCTGCACCAATGTTCCCTGCATACATAATTATTGTGCCAACTGGGGTTTCTGTACGGGGAGTTATTGAAGTCCCATCTCTCCAAAGAGATTGTCCAGCGGTTGCGCCAGAAAGATCAATTGTTACACCGTCTACCTTAACGGCATTTTGTACTTTAAAACTTTCACGTGCCATATTATATAATTACGTAGTTAACACTATTCTTGCGATTCTTGCTGTTACATTCGTAGAAGCTGCGTCAGAAGCCTTTGCCTGCAGAAGTAAATCACTTCCACTGACTATAGCCTGAACATCTACTCCAGAGATCTGACTTCCTAATTCTATAATAGCATATTCAGTATAATCAACAGCAGTTCCATCACTATTTTTTGCAATAAAAACTTTAGATAAACGAATGTTAGTTCCCTGAACAAGCCTTAGCATGTACTCCAATCCGCCAGTAGTAGTCAAGGCAAATGTGTCGATAGTTGTCCAAGTATTGTTGGCTGTGATTGTATTTTCTCCAGCCTCAGTATCAATTCCACCAGCTGGACCCGTAGCCCCAGTGGCTCCTATTGGACCAGTTGGACCAGTGGCGCCAACGGGTCCTGTAGCACCAGTTGGCCCAGTGTCTCCGGTAGGGCCGGTGGCTCCAGTTGGACCAGCGGGACCAGTTGGGCCTGTTTCTCCAGTTGGACCAGTAGGGCCTGTGGCTCCAGCAGGGCCTGTGGCTCCAACCGGCCCTGTAGCTCCAGCGGGACCAGTCGCTCCTGTGGGTCCGGCAGGTCCAGTGGGACCAGTATCTCCTGTTGGACCAGTAGCTCCAATAGGGCCGGTTGCTCCTGTAACTCCGGTTGCGCCTGTTGGTCCAGCGGGTCCAGTTGCGCCAACCGGACCTGTATCCCCAGTTGGTCCAGTTGCTCCAACGGGTCCAGTGGCACCAGTAGCGCCTACTGGACCAACATCTCCAGTTCTGGCAAACGTTATTATTACATCTTCGTTATTGGTAAAAGATGTTGCAGAACCGGAAACATAAGCGCAGCTAACTGTGTGAAATCCAGTTTCTTCTGCGGTTGCTGAAATGGTAAATAAAGCAAAGTCGGTTGAATCAGATTTATTAGAAATCCTAAAGTGACCTTTTATTGTTGCCGTAGAATCATCAATTGTTCTAAGAAAAGCTTGAACATCAATTGACCCATCATCAACATCATCAATAATTAAAAGAGTTGCCAAAGTAAGATCTAGGTTGTTAAATTTCAACTTTCCTGCACCGGGGTCAGTTTCTGATGTATTTGTATCAAAGGTGTAGTCAAGTGTTATGCCACCAAAATTCCCTTGCGGTCCAGTGGCTCCAGTTGGGCCAGTAGCTCCCGTTGGGCCAGTTGCGCCCGTAGCTCCTTGGGGCCCAGTTGCGCCTGTGGAGCCGACATCACCTTGGGGCCCTGTTGCGCCCGTGAGACCAGTGTCGCCTTGGGGACCAGTTGCGCCCGTAGCTCCTTGGGGCCCAGTTGCGCCTGTGGGGCCGACATCACCTTGGGGCCCTGTTGCGCCCGTGGGACCAGTGTCGCCTTGGGGACCAGTTGAGCCCGTAGCTCCTTGGGGCCCTGTTGCGCCCGTGGGGCCGACATCACCTTGGGGCCCTGTTGCGCCCGTGGGGCCAACAGGCCCTTGGGGCCCAGTTGCCCCTGTGGGGCCAGTTGGTCCCACCTCGCCCTGCGGACCCGTTGCACCGATTGGCCCAGTTGGGCCAGCTATTCCCTGTGCACCAGTTGCTCCAGTTGCTCCAGTAGCGCCAGTAGCGCCTATTTCACCCTGATTACCTTGGGGCCCGGTTGCCCCTGTAGCTCCCTGGGGTCCAGTAGCTCCTGCGGGTCCGGTTGCTCCAGTTGCTCCAGTATCTCCTTGCGGACCAGTGGCGCCAGTAGGGCCAATATCGCCTTGCGGACCAGCTGCTCCAGTTGGACCTGTTGCTCCCACTGGGCCAATGTCTCCAGTTCGAGCAAAGGTTATTATTACATCTGCACCGTCGTTAAAGTTTGTAGCAACACCAGACACAAAACCGCAATCAACAACAAAAAAACCAGTTTCTTCTGTAACAGAAGATATTGTAAAGATCGCAAATTCAAGAGAGTCAGACTTCAGTGAAATCCTAAAGTGTCCCTTGATTCCAGCAGTCGAATCATCAATTGTACGCAAGAAGGCCTGAACATCGATAGAACCATCATCCAAATCATCAATAAACATTTTGGTTGCTGAACCAAGGGTTGCGTTATTAAACTTGACTTTACCGGATCCAGGATCGCTTTGATCTGTGTCGGTTTCAAAAGTGTAGTCAAGAGTAATGCCTCCAAAATTGCCTTGAGGTCCTGTAGCTCCAGTCGCACCAACAGGACCTATTGATCCAGTTGGTCCTTCTGGACCAGTTGCACCAGTTGCACCAACTGAACCTTGTGGACCAATTTCTCCTTGTGCTCCAGTTGCACCTGTAGCTCCTTGGGGTCCAGTTGCGCCTGTGGCTCCTTGAGATCCAGTTGCGCCTGTGGGGCCAGCAGGACCTGTTGCGCCTACATCCCCAGTCTCACCTTGGGGGCCAGTAGCGCCTGTGG